ACACAACCATTGAGGAAGTTATTGACTTGATTCAGGGCGAGGTTAAGTACAAGCTTCACGGCACTAAGGTGAGGAATATGGCCGCTAAAGTGCTGGAGCAACTCCCAGAGGGACAGAAGAAGCTGAAGAACTATGCAGACAAGGACGCTGCTGGTGAAGCTTTTTGCGAACTGAACGAATGGGGACTCAAGCCAACTCACTCTGGATGTGTCTGCACGGATAAGGATGGACAGGAATGGGTCGTTTATTACGCTGGCACTAAGACTTGGATTAACCAGAATTTGATTCACGGTGTTTGGAATCACCACCTTAAGAACCCTGGGAACTCCCCCAGGGTGATGGTTGTGGGCTTCAACGAGAAGATTTGGTCTTCGAAGGGTGACCTTGGTGAATTTCGAGAAAAGCAGGTATCCGACATTAAGCGACACAATGGGCACCCTTGGCTGCCTGCTGATTCTGTGATGGTCCATCGTTACGTGGCGCTGCCTCAGATTGTGAAGGGTTTGGACAAGGAAGATATGGACAAGCTTCACAGTGTGGTAAACTTCTCGTGAAAAAGATTATCCACGTCAACCAGCACGTAATTAGGTCTAACACGAAGCACGGGACTGATAAGCCCGTGCTGACTGTTAAGACTTATAAAGAAAATAATTATGCCCACGAGGCTATAATCAAAACAAAAGATGGTGTAGAATTAGCAAGAGTGATCTACAGTCCGCATAAACCCTTAAGTTGTGGAGCAAGGGTTTGGGTAGAACTAGACACTGATACGACAGATGTTGATCTAATTATTAGAGACGAGGAAGAATAACTTTGAAAACAGCAATGATCACAGGTATCACGGGGCAGGATGGCTCCTATCTTGCAGAGTTGCTGCTTGAAAAAGGTTACAGAGTTATCGGATTAAAGCGTCGGACATCACTTATCAACACTAGTCGTATTGACAGCATTTATAATAACCCCAATCTTCAGCTTGAGTATTATGATTTGAATGATACTGGTGGACTCTATCGGTTGATAATGCAGTATCCACCAGATGAATTTTATAATCTTGCCGCACAATCTCACGTTAGAGTTTCCTTTGATATTCCAGAAAATACTGTTGACGGTGTTGCAATGGGAACTTTGCGAATTCTAGAGGCACTCAGATCGATCAGTCCGCACACACGGTTTTATCAAGCATCGTCTTCTGAGATGTTTGGAGACAATCCTGAAACACCACAGAGTGAAAACACAGCGTTACAACCAGCTTCTCCATACGCTTGCGCCAAGGTTTTTGCACATAATATTGTGCGAAACTATCGCCAGGGGTATGGGATGCATCTGTCTAGTGGCATTTTATTTAATCACGAGTCCCCACGCCGAGGCGAGACATTCGTGACCCGTAAAATTACTATGGCTGCTGCTAAGATCAAGCTTGGGTTGCAGGATAAATTATATCTTGGCAATCTGGATGCTAAACGAGACTGGGGTTATGCCAAAGACTATGTTGAGGCGATGTGGCTGATGTTGCAACAGGAAAATCCTGACGATTATGTTATCGCCACAGGCGAAACTCACACGGTTCGTGAGTTCTTGGAAGAAGTGTTTGACCACGCTGGTCTTGATGTTGAAAAGCACGTTGAGATTGATGAGAGACTGTTCCGTCCCCACGAGGTACCGCTTCTTTTGGGCGATGCCAGCAAAGCCAAAGAAAAGCTAAATTGGGAACCAAAAACTAAATTTAAAGATCTGGCAAGACTAATGTACAATCAAGACCTGGCAGAGATGTCAGACATCCATAATGTTAAATAAGAAAGGAGACAAAATGGATAACAATGTACTCACGAAATGGACGGAGCTTAAAACTCTCGTCGAAAGCTTAGAGACAGATGTTCAAAAGAATGCTACTGGCAATAAGGCAGCAGGCACTCGTGCCCGTAAAGGACTGCGTACTATTAAGACCACCGCTGCTGAATTGGTCAAGTTGACCCTCGGAAAGGAATAAAATGAAACTCCGACTTCATTGGGCTGAGAAGTATGAAGTGGTTCGGGAGTATCCGTCGTTCGAGATTGACTCGAATGACTTTCCCGAGCTTGAGTTAGAGATGTTACAGGTTCATAACGCTGGTAGCGCTCCAGAGCGGATGCAAGCACTTGATGCCTTAGAATATAAGATGCATCAAACCCAACCCGAAGGTGGTGAGACTATTTTTGAGATGTTTGGCCCATATGGGCACGACAAATTTGAGCAGTCAAAAGTACACACGGTGACCGATGAGGTCGGGGGTTTTGTTTTAACTGAGGAGGAAGAATAAATGGAAGCGACGACTAGTCACGTAAAAATTTATAATATATCTCCAGAATTAGCTGAAGACTTTGAATTTGATTATGATACGATCTCAGTAGAGGAAGGGTCGAGCGACATCTTGGGTGAGCTAGCACCTCACCTTGACCAGTGGAGCGATATGTGGGTTGAGGCTGAAGAGTATGAGTATAACTCTCACGATCAAACGATGCATTTTACGCTTCACACTAAATGGGCACCTCCCATTAATTGGCTGACTCAGGCTAGTATGAATACCTACTTTCACAATCGTCTTATTACGATGGTGACCATTCAAAAAGATGAGACCTGCGCCACTGGTGTCGCTGTAATGGACGGAGAGGTATTGCAAAAAAAGATCATTTTTGAAATGACCTCAGAGGAGGTCGGAAAATATTATAATGATGATGAAGTAGAATACGAACTAGACGAACTAGACAATAAAATCTGGGACTCGGCTGGGAAGTTTTTATCTGTTTGCCAACAATTTTACCTTGAAAGGAAAGAAGATGACTAGTGTTAGCAATGGAAATACGGTGACTCTCCACTATGTTGGGACGTTGCCAGATGGAACGGAGTTCGATAACTCCAGAACTCGCCAAGAGCCAATTACAGTGGTCATCGGCTCGGGACAGTTAATTCCAGGCTTCAATGACGCCTTAGTTGGGATGAGCGTGTCAGAAACCAAGAGCTTTACCTTGACCCCTGACAATGCTTATGGAGACAGGGTTGAGGATCGTACGACCTCTCTCTCTAAAACTGTTTTTCCTGAAGATTTTGTCTTTCAAGAGGGTATGCAAATTCCTCTTCAAGGACCTGAAGGACCAGTTATCTCAACCTTACTGGAGGTAAACGACAGCGAGGTGGTCTTGGATTTGAATCATCCGATGGCTGGGAAGACATTAAATTTTGAAGTGGAAGTCCTAAACATTGAAGACACTGACGGCTAAAATATTCTTCGCTTTAGCCCGATTCTTCCAGGGCAGGGGGATGCTTATTGGACAATGGTTCCAAAACAAGGGCATCCTCCTGCTTTCGGAAGTAGGGTCAAAACGTGATTAGTATGCTTTTAGCAGTGGCTTTGGCGCTGCCTAATTACAACGTAGAGCGCAAGATGAGCCCTCGACAGGTTCGAGCAAAAGCACACCAAATCGTGCAAATGTTGAAGAGGCAAGACCCTCGTGTCATCCGCTCTGTTTTATATTACATGGGGTGGGTTCCGAAGATGAAGTTCAAGCGTGAGAAAATGCGGGAACCCTGTAAAAAAGATAAACGCAAAACACAGTTAGATAAACTTAACGAATGGGAACTAAACATGTTATTAGATATGGCAGGCATCCCAAGGAAAAAGAAATGAAATATATTATTCTAGCATCGCTACTGTTAACTGGGTGTGCCCACACCATCGCCCCAGATCCTAAAAAGTGTTGTGAACGATTGAGTCTTCACCAACAAGAGATGCAGAAATTTACCCGCTACTGCAAGGTTGCTTTATTCCTACATCGAGGAGACGCAATCAACGACAAAAAGGTTAAAGATCTATCTGGTCGAGCAGTTAATGTTTGTAAGTTTGTATTCGGCGTGAAAACAGAGGAACAACTATTGTCTGTAGTCGATCTGAATGAAGGATACCACAAGGTTCGTCATTATATTATTAAACCAAGTGACAACTTTTGGAGACATTCTTTACCTTGTGATCCTGCCGAGGCCACTTGTGAGGAGTTCTGATGTCGCAACAAGAATACCTATACCGATGCTCTTCTGACGGCGCTGTCAATAACGGACTGAAGCAACAGTGTGATTTTGAGTTTGTTTTCATAGAGGGAGATCATCATTGTCCCCTGTGTGGCAGCAGACTGTTGAGAGTTCCAACGGGACCATCTGTGTCTGAGTTGTTGCGACGTGGACAAGAGGAAGTAGAGCGAAAGAAAAGGGAAAATAAAGAATAATGGAAGTCTTAGACAATTTCACTATTATTGTCCTCGCTTTTGCTGCTGGGATGGTCACACACAGAGTATTGTGGACCACCTTCGATTGGGTGCTTGACAAGTTAGAAGATATGGATGAAAAATACTAATTGGGAAGAAGTGATCACCATCTTTGGTGTAGCGGTAACTCTGGTAGCAGCGGCTTACGGATTGGCTGCGATCTAAATGCCTGCCGCTTACTACGATGACAACGGGAACCACGTTAAGCAATGCACCAAGTGCAAGAAGGTGCTGCCCGTCGAAGAATATTATAAGCACGCTCCTGGCGCTTCGAAGGATGGTCTACAACATCGCTGCCGTCACTGCATCTTGGCTGGCTACCGAGAGCAAAACCGAAGGCGCAACAAAAAAAGAAAACAAAAAACCCACAAGCTTAACAAGATTCATGTAGAGTGGATAAGGGAACAAAAGGGAAAGCTCAGTATAAGAGAAACAGCTAAACAATTTAGCAAAAGGTTCTTTGCCTATAAGATCAACCCCTCTACAGTTCAAAGGATATTTGCTGGCAAGATACACGTAGACCCAGAGACTACAGAAGACGCTATGAGCATCTACGATTTGCTAGAAGGTGCCAGCGATTACAGCGGTTCAGTAGAGGATTATATCGACTCCACAGATACTAAGAAAGTCAAGTTCTAAACCTGTTGCAAAGTAAAGATGCATAAACCCTTGAAAATAGCTCATAAATTTAAACTTTTGTTAAGTGATTGTTTTTGCAGTTTTTCACAACCGTTGCCTACGGATTGTCCAGCAATATCAAAGGATTATGTTATTGTCAGCAATTGTCTGCTTTTGACAGCGATTGTCTGAATGTGTCTAATACAGAGTAGGAGAGAAAACGTCAAGGGTAAATAAAAAAGCAGAAAAAAGCACATAAAAAGTTGACAGATGCCATATCGATGCTAATATACTAGTGGAGAGAGGGAGACACAATGTCCGTAGACTTCAAAACTTTCGTGAGCCTAGCACCTTCAGTGAGTGCTGCTCGATTGCCTGTTCTTCTCCGTGGTCGTCACGGTATCGGTAAGAGTCAGGTTGTTTATCAATTGGCTGCCAACGCTGGGATGCCAGTAGTTGAGCGGCGTGCCAGCCAGATGACCGAGGGTGACTTGGTTGGACTGCCCAGTGTTGAGGGCAATCGCACCAGCTTCAACCCTCCTGATTGGTTCAAGCAAGCTTGTGAAGAGCCTGTCTGCTTGTTCCTTGATGAGGTTGACCGTGCTACCTTGGAAGTTCGCCAAGGGATCTTCGAACTGACCGACAGTCGTAAACTGAATGGTCACAACCTTCACCCTGATACGATCATCTTCGCTGCCGTCAACGGCGGGGAACATGGCGAGAACTACCAAGTGAATGAGATGGATCCTGCGGAACTTGACCGCTGGTCTGTCTGGGACATTGAGCCCACGGTCGAGGACTGGTTGTCCTGGGCTAAGAACAATGTTGACGGTCTCATCTGGGACTTCATCAACCAAAACAGAAATCACCTTGAACACAACGGTGACATCGAACCGAACAAGCGGTATCCCAGCCGTCGTAGTTGGGATCGCCTTGACAAGGTGCTCAAGCAGGCAGACGCTCTCGAAGCTTCTCCCGCAATGTTCAACCTGGCTCAGAGCTTTGTCGGCTTCGAAGCTGCTGTGGCTCTCAACGACTTCGCCAAGAACTACGAGCGGGTTGTGACGGTCGAACAATTGCTCGAAGGTGAGCGAGTTGAAGCTCTGGCTGCCTTCTCTCTGAATGAACACTGCGCTATGATCGAAAAGGTGGAGGCTGAGGAAGTTCTCAAGGCTGAGATCTCTGAAGAACACCTGATCAACCTTGCCAACTACTTCGTCACGCTGCCCAGCGAGGCTGCGATGAAGCTCTGGTCAGTCATCAGCCAAGCTGGTGTCCAAGAAAACGTGGTGAAGTTCCACGGTGCCAATGACGGCGCTGTCGGTAGCCACCTCTCCAAAATCCTGGGAGCCTAACTCTCTCTCACATCCCAGGTCAGGAGCCCAGCCAAGTGCTGGGCTTTCTGTTTTGCGGGGACAAATAAAAAGTTGACAGATACTAGATCAATGGTAATATACTATTGGAGAGAGGGATAGAATGAGCTTTGACCTTAAACTACATGCCTATCGCTTGCTAATGGATGAGCCGTTCTTTGCGGCTTTATCTCGCAAGATTGAGAAACGGGCTGACTACAATATTCCTACTGCTGGTGTTCGGGTAGATCCCGAGAGTGCCCAGTTCGAAATGGTTTATAACCCTGACTTCTTTGACAGCCTGCCTGAAGAGCAGGTCCGTGGAGTACTCAAGCACGAGTTCTACCACTTGATCTTCGAGCACGTCACCAGCCGTAAGCCAGAGGGTGTCCCTCACAAGGCTTGGAACATCGCTGCTGACCTTGCAATTAACAGCCATCTCCAAGGTGAACTGCCTGACAACTGCTGTATGCCAGGTGTCGCTCCCTTCGAAGACTTGCCATTGCATCAGACTGCTGAGTGGTACTTGGCTAACCTGCCCAAGAATGAAGAGGGTAACGAAAGTGGTAGCGGTGAAGGCGGTGAGGGCGAGGGTGAGCAGCCAGGCAACTTTGATGATCACTCTGGATGGGATGACAACGCTGACAGCCCTCAACAGCAGGCAGCCAATCAGATGGCTAAGGAACGCCTGAAGAACGCAATGAAGGAAGCTGCCAAGGAAGCCAGCCAGTCTGCCAAGGGCTGGGGCTCAATGTCGGCGGAAGTAAAAGAAGAAATCTTAAAAAGACTAGAGAGTAAAGTAGACTGGCGCAAGGTGCTTCGCTACTTCATCAAGACCAGTCAGCGTGCTAGCCGACGGTCCAGTGTCAAGCGGATTAACAAGCGGTATGCTTACATCCACCCTGGCAAGAAGGTCCAGCGCCAAGCTAAGATTGCCATCGCCATCGACCAGTCAGGATCTGTCAGCAGTGAGATGCTGTCAGCCTTCTTCGGAGAACTGAACGGACTTGCCAAGCTCGCAGAGTTCACGGTGGTGCCCTTCGATACTCAGGTAGATGAAAGCAAGGTCTACGTCTGGAAGAAAGGACAGAGCAAAGCTGCTGAGCGTGTGCTCCACGGGGGTACGGATTTTGACGCTCCTACCAAGTATGTCAACGATAACAGCTTTGATGGCGTCATTATCCTGACGGATATGGAAGCTCCCAAGCCCAAGGCTTGCAAGGCTCAACGGATGTGGATGACGGATGCCCGAGGTGCCAGCCGTCCCTACTTCAAGACCAACGAGAAGGTAATTCAAATCGACTAACCATTTTGCGGGAAAGAATAAAAAGAATGCAAAACCTAACAGAGAGAATTGTAAGCTATGAAAGAGGAGAGCTAACTGATCAGCAAACCTTCCAGCTATTTCAAGAACTGGTTGACAGCGGAATGATAATGAACCTGCAAGGGCATTACCAGCGTTTGGCTGCCCAGCTTTTGGAAGCAGGCTTGATCACCTGACAGCCCTGCCAGCCCTGGGGTACCCCAATGTTAGTCCCTAGGGGTTGCCTACTCCCCCAGGGTGTGCTAGGGACATTTAAAACGGATGGCTAATTTTTCCAGATCTTAACTTTTAAGGAAGAAAGAATAATGAATGAACTTATTAGTGTTTTATTTGGATTCATCATCGGAGGCTACATCCTCTGGATTTGGAGACGTATACAATGATTAAAGTGGGTGATATTGTTTTTAAAAGATACAAGGGTGGGTTTAGAGATAAGAAACCAAATGAATCTGAACTGGGACTAGTTATTAAAGAGTACAAAGAGAAGGGGGCTATCCCACAATACTATGTTCAGTTTAATCAGAAAGATCCTCTTTGGTTTTACCAGCACGACCTCCATAAAATCGAATGGGGAGAAAGAAGAAAAAATGCATAATATAAAAATGGACATTCCACAGTTTGACGAAGAAAATATTAATCTTGTTAAAGCTGCCGAGATATTAGAACAAATTGGTAATGAGCCTAACCCTACAGCCAACGAGTTCTACGCCCAGTTGGTTGTAAGTGACTTTCCTGTAGATGAACACGAAGAGATTATCCTTGCGGCAATTTCTATTGAGACTATGATGCAACTTGATACAGCCTTTGATGAGCAGTTCGAACCAACCATTCACTAATGTACCACCCAGGTGATCTTGTACAGGTAACTCTTGACTGCGACATTAAGTACTTCTGGGGCAAGATGGCAATAGTTGTGCAATGTATGGGACAGGATGCCACCGATCACGCTAACGGCAATTACTACAAGATTCAGTTTGATGACGGCAAATGCCACATCTTCTACGACAAGGAACTATCATTGCTCTCAAAAGGCAGAAAGAAATAATAATGAAAATCGGAGATCTTGTAGAGTTTTCCTATGGCAGACTAGGCGGACAGATTGGCGGCATTGGCCTACTAGCAGGCAACATTAATGATGACGCTGTAGAAGTACTGTTTATGGGAAAGTCATACCGAGTACACAAACAATTCGTTAAACCAATTTCTATAGTACGAAAGGACGATGTAAATGACAACCAAGACAACTAGAAAGCCGACAAGGGTTGAGAAACTGCGGGAACAGATTGAGCACCTTTCTGTAGATGCCGAGTACGCAGGTCGAGAAGGGGATTCAGCATATTCCCAACAGGTAAACAAGAAGCTCGACAAGCTTTATAATATGTTGGATAGGATTGCCAGCCGTGGTAAAAAACTTTAAAGTAGGGGACCTCGTGCGAATGGAGCCCGTTTCAGAAGCTTTCGCAGCCCTGCCTGCTGCTAACAGTCTGGTGATCGTAACGAACGAGTTGCCAAGTAGTACACGATTCTTTTATGGTCGTGTCTGCTCCACGGGCGATGAGCACCTTTGGAACTATGATCAGTTTTGCCTGCTATCCCGTGCAGGTGAAAAAAATTTCTAGAAAAATTTTCGGGATTTTTAATGACCCCTGTTTTAGACTTACATGGATTCAAACACGAGGAGGTGGAGAATGAGGTTGCGAGATTCTTACATCTATGGATGGGCAAAAATCTATTTGCTGACATTATCACTGGTCATAGTGAAACGATGTCCAACTTGGTTCTCAAAGTTGTTACGGCTTACGGATTAGAATATATGACTGGGCTTCCTGCCCACCCTGGAAGGATTAGAGTGGTGATGTATGACGAGTTTCATTAGTAATTTAGCAGAGATTGTAATGTATACCCTGGCCTGGTTTGTGATAAGTTGCGGTTTCGCTTTTATTATTGCTGCTGCGTTCTTTGGGTACCCCGAAGAAAAAGATAAGGAAAATCAAGATGTTGTATAAGTCATTGTTTTTACTAGTATTTGCAAATATGTTCAACCAAGCATACCAAATGCAAGAAATTAAATGCCCTCGGTGGGTACCAAATACTAATCAAGTCTTGCCTCATGGTGTTACGCTCTCACCTGAATTGGAGCTAAAGAACCGAGTTCGCTGCTATTGTGAGGTTGTGTTACCTCAAGAACGAGGTTGTATCGCTAATAACGTGCCAAGAAACCTCTGTAAGGCTCGCACGGCTACATGGGTCGAAGATAACTTGATGCTACGAGAAAATTTTAGGCGAGCGCAAGCGCCTGCTCCACTACCTCAACGGGATAGGATGATGAATGTCGAGCCGTAGGGGAGTTACTCTTGTTATGGTCTTGGTAATGTCTGCTCTTATTGGTATGAGTGCAATGTTATTATTTTCTACCACGAATTTAGAAATGATGATTGTGGGCAATAAGCGCCGTCATAACCAAGCAAAAATTTCGGCGACGAGCGGGCTCAATCATTTCACCGCTCTTAACTTGGATTACAACACACTTAGAGGGCGGGCTGGCGGTCTGCAAACTTTACAGGTTCTGCCTGCGACCCGATTGTCCGATAAAACTCACTACGAGGTAAAAGTACACTTCTCTCCTAGCCTAAGTGCGGGGCAATATGTGGTCGAAAGTGTTGGTTATTATACTAAGGGGAATAAAATTTTGGCCAAGCATCCAATAAAAGCTATTTTCGAAGGCGAGCAATAGAAAAATAAAACTACTTATTGTTACGGCGGGAGCTTTTTAATGATTACAAAGACAAAATTTTGGAAAACAATTAAAAAACAACTTAAAGGCATCGAACACTCTAAGAGATTTACCGCAGAAATTATGAAACGTGTCAAGGAGACACCCCAAGATGAGAATTAAAATATCAGATCTGCGTAAAATTGTTAGAGAAATGATAAAAGAGGCAGCCGCAGAAGGCAAGATGCAGAAGATATACCGCAACTCTTATAAAAAAATGATCAGCAAAGCTTCTACTGGAGGCAACAAGAACACGCCACCATTCACTAAGAAAGCTGCAAAGCCTGGAAAGTCAGGATTGGGTCCTTTTTGAGATGGGATCTAATCATAAGTGGAAACAATTTATTAATGAATCCGTTAAAGTATATGTCCACGGATATATAAAACCTTTAGCCGCTTTTCATACCCTACAAGAATGGGAAACACTTTTTGTCAATAAAATTTTAAAGTTTCAAGAAGAAGGTAATTACGTTAGTCATGGACATGGTGAGCTTGTAGGACCTCAAGAACTTTTAGATTTAATAGAAGATTTTTACGGGTTCCAGCTAAATGTTGATGTAGATAGGTATGATTTGCTGACTCAGAAGAATGTACTTGATCATATTGAAGATTTTGTTAATCATAGATACTGGTCATTAGCTAATGAATTTGGACAATATTTTGACGACATCTCTGACCTTAAGTTTGCTTACTTTTATTCTCGTGGTGATCTAGAGCCATACGTCTTGGTTGACGAAACTTTTACCGAACAGATATATGGGTCTACTAATAATATTAAGACGCTCTATCATTACACGCACAAAGAAGGTGTAGACAGAATACAACGTGCCATTGAAAGCGGGGATCCATTTGATATTTCTGCATACACAATGGCAAAGCGAGACTTCTTCCGTCAAAAATCAAATCTGATAATGGAGTTTGAGGGGAATGTCAGAGCAGGCTTCCGTAGTGATGTTAAATCTTATTCTGTCAGTAATGGTCGGAAGTGTGTAAATCTACACAGACTTGGATACCCTGGCAAAGGAAAAGATAATCTCTGCACTGACTTAGAGAACGATTGCAATGGAGAATTAAAGACTTCCCTGTGGAATGAATTTATTGTAACTCCTGTAAAGATTTTAGAAGTTTATGAAAAATGAGAGACCTGCTCAAGAAAATGATAATGGAAGAAATTATCAGAGGCAGAGCCCTTGACCGCTATGCCACTATGGCTAGCAGAGAAACCATAGACGCTATCAAGAATGAAGCAGTCAGGGAAGCCTTCAATACTAATGGCAGGGCTGACTTCGCACTGGACGTTCCAGAAATTACAGACGATATAGACTACTTGAGAACAATTATTATTAGGCTCCGTGAGGGCGACTATGTTGCTGCTGATGGTTCGTATGAATTTGATTTGGATGCTGATGACGAACAGCGTAAGACTTCCGACATTTATGTAAACATTACTCTGCCTCCTCGGTATGATGAAGATTATTCTTTTATGTCCCGCTTGGTTGCCGAGTTGAAGGAGACCTTCCGTCACGAGTTAGAACACAGTTCCCAGAGCACCGAGGAGTTGATGGCTGTACAGCGAGCAGTCCCAGACCGAGAGGTATGGAAAGACTTGGAGACAGCGGAGGATTATTACCTTTCTGATGCCGAGGTGAAGGCTCATGTGGCGGGCATCTACAAAAAGGCAAAGAGTTTCCGAAAGCCCGCTACAAATGTGTTGGAGCGAGTTTTAAATGTTATATATAACACTGGCTTATACTACAATCACGACCCTGCAAAACTTGCAGAGTTGATGGAAAAGATACAAAGCCGCTGGGCGAACTATTTATTTAAGCGATATCGGAGGGCTAGATAATGAGCCATAAAATCCTAATGGAAAACTGGAGAAACTTTATTAGTAAGGAAAACTCCCAAAAGGATGTTTTAAACGAACAAGAAGGTGGGAGCTTTTTTAATCCAGACATCCCACTTAAATTAAGTGATGTTGACCCTGAGAAAGCAAAGAAGGTTGCTACTTCTGGGCGTAAGGACGGGGATGAGAACGATGACGACATTAAAGCTGACTACAAGCCCGATGGCGTAGCTCCTGTTGGGAAATTAAAACCTTCTCAATCTAGTATGAACATTGAAAAAGCCTTGGCTTTTGTTTTGAATATGTTAAATCCAGATCACGAACTGCAAGCTGGCGGTGACCTGGAGGCTTTAATCAGCAAGGATCGATTTATAATGGACGGACACCATCGATGGATTGCTACAGCAATGATTGACCCTACGCTTAAAGTTGGCGGCTATTTAGTTCAGTTTCCTGCCAAACAATTAGTGGCTGTTTTAAACACGATGACAAAAGGTCTTTTTGGTCAGATGCAAGGAAATGAAGCCACAGGAGGATTTGAACAATTTAAACCTGGACCAATGAAAAAGCAGTTAATGCAATATTTAAATGCTGGTGTCTGGCAAATGAAACCAGAGGATGTTACGCAGGTTTTACAGAAATTTACAGGGTCACAGGAATCTGGAGAAGGTTTGGTAGATTTAGCCGTGGCTAAAATGGTCTCTAATCTAAAAGGTATCTCACTAGCTGTTCCCTCTTGGGCGGCCGAAAGAGAAGATATGCCAGTCATTGATAAACCAAATGTACCAAAAGCGGCAAAAGCTTTGAACACTGGAGAGGTTGATTGGAACCAGCCTTTAGCCGCCAATAGAAAAGAAAAAAATAAATAAAGGGATATTTTATGAAACTGTTGATGGAAAATTGGAGAAAGTTTCTTAAGGAAGAGAAAGGTTCAGATCCAGAACAACAAAGAACTTTAAAAAACCTTTTAAACAAAAAGTATTCTTCTTTTGTGGATGGGCTTGAGAAACAAGTAAAAGATCCAAAGTTTGCTAACTTTTTAAGTATGGGGCTTAAACCAGATGATGGTGACGGACGAGACGACATCATAGCTGTTAGAAAAACAGCCATTCCCGTTAAGAAGTTACTTCCCACACAAAGTCAGATAGGATTAGCAGATTCTCTAGGGTGGATTAGCGAAAACAAGCCACAAGCTGCTGGAGAGTATGCAAAATTAACAGGTGGAAGTGCCGCTGATGTTGGTGGCAGAATTATAACAGCCAATGGAAAACATATTGTTGATGGACACCACAGGTGGTCACAGGTTTACTTACTAAATCCAGAGGCTAGTATACCAGTTTATGATTTTACTGTATCTGATAGTATGCCCGCTGAAGATCGTGGGAAGGCAGCACTCAAATTAGCTCACCTTGCAATTGCTGCTGTTGACAAAGCGGTACCGCTTGTGGCTGCTGATGCCGCAACCGATATTTATGCAACGCAAGGAGATGAAAACAAAATTAAACAAATATTAAACAAGACCATAAGTGATGAGATGGTAAAATCTTTATCAGATGCTTATGGTGTTTCTTCTAGAGATGAGGTGGTAAACAAAGTAACTAATAATGCCTTGTCTCTTTATAAGGGCACTAAGGCTGCCGCAGCCAAAGGACCAGAACGTGGTGAGATGCCACAAACAGCAGGAACTCCCGATTTTGGAGACACTGACCCTCTAGATAAAATGAAAGCTATGAGGGCAGGTTCTGTTAATTGGAAGACTCCCTCTGGGGAGTAGTACTGTCCATGAGACTCATAATGGAAAATTGGCGCAAGTTCCTAAAGGAAGGCATCAGCCCAGTCGTGTATCACTACACCAGTGGTCTTGATAAATCCCAAAAGATCCTAGAAGAAAATCGTTTCCTTACCTCTGGTGCTTATACTAAGGGTGAAGTTGAAACTCGATTTGGTAAAGGTAAACTTTATTATTTTTCTACCGCAAGAACGCCAATGGGAGCATACACTGGAACATATCCTCAAGGAGCTATCTTTAAATTGGACGGACGAGCTTTGGCTCAGAAATACAAAGGAGCCCCTGTTGATTACTATGGTTCCGCAGAACGGGGCTCATCTAAAAAAGCAGCGGGTGGCTACTTTGGCGAAGAGGGATTTGAGGCAGAAGATAGAATTATAACTAATGAGCCGTATATCGAAGACGCCGACAGATATATTGATGAGATACATTTTGCTATTCCTTTGTATAGATTTACACAAGATTTTATGGAGACCAAGCCAACTAGAAAGCCTGGAAGCGCCATAGAAGGATATGTAATGGAAGGACTTGAAAAAGGCGTTGCTATAGCGGAGCAAAGAAACATTCCTTACTATATCCACATTGATAAAACAACTTGGCCGAATGTTGAGGTTGGAAAAAAGAAAGCACTTACTAGTCTGTCTCAATTTATGGAAGAAGTAGAAAAGGCTGGTGTCGAAGTTCGTGAGCGACCTGATATGTCTGGTGTGACTCAAAGAGAGGGCAGATCTACAAGAGAGGATGAAGTGTTCAGATACTATGTCGTGGCTAAGAGTATTCTTGCTGGCGATAAAGAACTTGATGTATCGGAAATTAAGGGTCGTAGTCGTTATTCTCCAGAGGAGATGCGTAGAGAAAATGCTCAGAAGATTTTTAAGAAGATCACTACTGGTGACCCTGATCCGACTGGTCGATATCATCCGCAAATTAATAACGCACTTCACAGTGTTGGCAGAGAACCACAGAGTCGTGAAACTTTGGAACTTTTATCTTCTTTGTTCCGCCAAACAAAACAATCGACGCTAAAAGGTTTTGAGAACTATTTAAGAAAGGTTTATGAAAAAAATCATGGGGACCAATAAATGAAAATTACAAAAACCTTATTGAGAAAGATTATCAAAGAGGAAATCCTCAAAGAATACGGCATGGAGCAAGACTTCGAAAAGGGTATGAGAGTTACTTTTAATAAATTAGAGAAAGTAATTAAGACAACTGCTAGCGGAAAACAAAAAGTAGATTATGTTAGAATGCCTATGGAAGGTATCATTGTCGCAGAGCCTATGATAGACAGAACTTCTGCTGAACCAGGCTACGCTGAAGTAAAAGTAGATGGTGAACCAGATACCATAACAATTAGAATAGCCGAACTCAGACCAGCGTAACTGCTGCCTCGAAACTACTTATATTAGTATGAGTATTTTTCGTGAACACAAGACAATTGCCGATCGAGCAGCCAGCGACAGAAGCCGCCATAGGCAAAAGATTGAAAAAGCAATAAAAGAAAGTATTCGGGACGTTGTTGCCGAGGAAAGTATTATTGGACAAAGCGGAAAAAAGAAAATAAGAATACCTGTCAAGGGAATAAAAGAACATCGTCTTGTGTATGGATCAAATGAAAATAATAAACAAGTGGGTTCAGCCCAAGGTAAAGATATTACCAAAGGGCAAAGAATAGGACACAGAAGAAGAACCAAACCTCAACAAGGAAAAGAAGACAAGCCTGGAGACAAACCAGGGGAAGAAATGTATGAGATAGAGATGTCGCTAGAAGAGCTAGCAGGATACCTCTTTAATGACCTAGAACTACCAGAACTAGAGAAGAAAAATTTTAAATTTACAACCCAGGAAAAGTTTAAAAGAAAAGGCAAAAGACCATATGGTATCCGACCACGCCTATCAAAAAAAGAAACCATAAAACAAAAGATCAAAAGAAAAAAAGCAGCTATTAAAGCTGGAACTTATAACCCTGAAGAGGATGACAGATTTTCTTTTCACGAAAGCGATCTTAGGTACAAGCACATAGCGCCCGTCCAGAAAGAAAACACTGCCGCTGTTGTTTTCTTTGTAATGGATGTCTCTGGGTCTATGACCAAATCTAAGAAATTTTTAGCTCGTAGTTTTTTCTTTCTTTTATATCAATTTTTAAACCATAAATATTCTTCAGTTGATGTTGTTTTCATATCTCACACGGCAGATGCTCACGAAGTAAATGAAGAACAGTTTTTCACTCAGGTCCCAAACGGTGGAACTTTAGTATCTACAGGACTTAAAAAAACTGAGGAAATTATTGAAAAACGTTATCATCCGAATAACTGGAATATTTACACGTTTTATTGCGGCGATGGAGATAACTGGAGTATTGATAACAAAGAAGCGTTAGCTGCCTTCAGAAGACTAAAAGAAATTAATCAACTAATGTGTTATACGGAAATTGGAAGACTTGTTGATTACAGAGAGTATAGTTTGTTTGCGGGCGGAACAGTAGAGAAAAAACTATGGGACTGGACAAAACTCGTAGAGGATAAAATGTTTAAAAGAGTACGCCTAGAAGAACACTCTGATATATGGCCTTCTTTCAAAAAATTGTTTGGAGGGAAAAACTAATGCCTGATTGGTCTTTAAGTGAGTTGCAAGAATGGGATGAAAAAATATGTTCTCTGGGAGAAGCTTTAAACCTTGACTGGTATCCTATCGAGTATGAAATTTGTGACTACAAAGAAATGATTGGACATATGGCTTACACTGGGTTACCTACCCATTACCGTCACTGGTCTTTTGGCAAATCTTTTGATAGAATACAGACAGAATATAATCTTGGAATGTCTGGGCTTCCTTATGAGATGATCATAAATTCAAATCCTAGTATCTCATATTTAATGACAGAAAACCCAATGCCAACACACATATTAACAATGGCTCACTGTGTGGGTCACTCTGATTTTTTCAAGAACAACAGGATGTTTTCTGAGACTGGCGCTGACACCGTTATTGATAGTTTCAAGGCGTCAGGAAGAAGAGTTAAGAAATATATTGAAGACCCAAATATAGGAATTGAAAAGGTAGAAAGAATTCTAGATGCTTGCCATGCAATTAGATTTCAAGTTCCTAGAACCCCTGGTGTTAAAAGAAGAAACCATAAACAACTTAAAAAGTATTATCAGGAATTAATCAGACAAGATGTCACTGGCTGGTGGGCGACTCATTTTAATATTAACAAAATACCTTTGGAGCCAGATTGTAATTTGCTTGGCTTTATCGCAACTCACAGTAATCTAGAGGAATGGGAAAAAGATTTAGTCTCTATTGTTGAAAAAGAATCAAAGTATTTTGTACCACAAGCGTATACAAAAATAATGAATGAAGGCTGGGCTTGTTTAATTCACGAAAAAATAATTCAAGCACTTAATCTGCCCGATGACTATTATTTATCTTTTATACGTCTTCATAACCAAGTTGTTCGACCTCATCTCGGAAGGATTAATCCTTACCATCTTGGGTACAAAATCTTCAGACACATTGAGGATAACTTGGGGTTTGAAGAGTGTCTAAGAGCAAGAGAGACACACAATGACGAAACGTTTATTAAACATTACCTAACTCAAGAGTTGTGCGAAGAGCTTAATTTGTTTAGTTTTTCTTTTCACAGGAGGGATGGCTATAATCGCATTACAGAAATTTCATCCGAAGAAACGTGGAGAACTGTTCGTGACGACCTAATTAAGAATGTAGGGCTTAATGGCGTTCCTGTGGTTTTAGTTAAAGAATTGAAAAAAGATGGTACTTTAATTCTAGAACATGAACACGACGGTAGAGACTTAGAGCTTTCGCAAGCTAATAAAGTCTTTGAACACATTAACGACCTATGGAGCGGTGATATAAGATTTACAACAGTTATCGAAGACGAGGCTTGGGAGTTTTAAAATGGCAAACAAAAAATCTGATCGTTTTCTCAAGTTAATTGGAAAACACAACGAAAAGAAAAAGAAAGAAAAATTTAGTGGTTCTTTTGAGGATTATTTAAGGATCCTAGAGAATGACACAACTATTACAAAATTAGCCCACAAAAGACTATACGATTCAATAGTTGAAAGTGGTATAACAAAATTGAGCCAAACAGATGAAAGATGCAACAAGCTTTTTGGTGGCGAAGAATTAAGAACCTATGATTATTTCCAAGACAAGTTTTTTGGAATGGAAAGATCTTTAGCAAAGATTATGCGTTTCTTGCGGTCTGCATCGCTTAAGGGCGAAGAGAGCCGTCAGGTTCTTTTATTGTTGGGTCCTGTTGGTGCTGGCAAGTCTGCACTTATGGAGCACATCAAAAGATCACTAGAAGACTCAGAACCAATGTATCATCTTGATGGGTGCCCAATTAACGAGGAGCCACTACACCTAATTCCTAGATCACTAAGGTCCGACTTTGAAAAACTATACGGCATTAAAATTGAGGGTGATTTATGTCCTGTCTGTCGCTATAGATTGAAAGAAGAATTTAATAATGACTATTTAAAGTTTCCTGTAGCTCAGTCTTCTTTTTCTGTACGAGGACGCCGTGGTGTTGGAGTTGTTCCTCCAATGGATGCAAATAGTCAAGATGTGACTGTTTTAGTCGGCAGCGAAGACATTTCAAAACTTGACCTTTATTCTGAAGATGATCCAAGAGTTCTGTCTTTAAATGGTGCCTTTAATGTCGGCAATAGAGGTATAGTTGAATTTGTAGAAGTGTTTAAAAATGAGATTGAATTTTTGCACACGATGATTACCGCAACACAGGAAAAAGCCGTACCATCACCAGGTAAAGGTCCAATGATTTATTTTGATGGGGTAATTTTAGCTCATTGTAACGAAGCTGAATGGAACAAGTTTAAATCTGAAAACACAAACGAAGCTATCTTAGACAGAATTGTAAGAGTTAATGTTCCTTATTGTCTAGAAGTATCTGAGGAAGTTAAAATATATAACAAAATGTTGGGACTCTCTGACTTTGATGGACACATAGCGCCACACACTCTTGAGGTTGCTGCAATGTTTGCAGTGTTAAGTCGCCTGCACCCCTCTAATAAAGTTGATGCTTTGACCAAGATGAAACTATATGATGGACAAGATGTTATAGAAAGAGGGTCTGTTAAAAAAATAGACATAAATGATCTTAGAGACGAAGCAAGAGACGAAGGGATGACAGGAATTTCAACCCGCTTCATAATGAAGGCTATTGATAGTGCCTTATCAGATAGTGAAAAAAATATGGTAACTCCAATTTCAATAAGGGATTCATTAATAAAGCAAGTTAAGGATCAAATAGTTGTAGAAGATGATAGGAACAGGTACCTAGACTTTCTAGGAAAGACCTTGCACGATGAATATCTAAACATTCTTGAGAAAGAAATTACAAAAGCCTTTGTCTCTGCTTATGACGAACAGGCGGAGTCGCTTTTCAACAATTATCTTGACCACGCCGAAGCATATGTCAATATGACAAATGTAAAAGACTCAGTAACTAACGAAGAGATAGCTCCCGATGAAAAATTTATGCTCTCTATTGAAGAACAAATAGGAATTACGGGTACAGCAAGAGAAAACTTTAGAGTTGACATAACAGCGTTTATGTTTTCTAAACTCAGAAGAGGTGAGACTGTAGACTGGAAATCATATGCCCCACTAAAAGAAGCTATTGAGAGCAAGTTAACCTCTTCTGTTAAGCAAATTTCTAGAATTGTAACAAAATCTAAGAGCAGAGATAAGAAACAACAAGGAAAGTATAACGAAATGTTACAGACTCTGATTGATGAGTACGGATATAATGAGGAATCAGCAGAGGAAGTAATCAAGTTTGCCTCTAATAATCTCTGGAGAGACAGTTAGATTCAGTTTTTATGAAAAAACTACCAGATTCGTTAAACAAGCTTTCAAAATTGGTTGGTGATACGCCCCTATTAGTAATTTCTTGCCGTTTTGAAGGCAAAAACATTGATATCTATGCAAAATATGAAGCATGGAACTATTCTGGAAGTATAAAAGACCGAATGGCACTGCAAATTTTGCAGAATGCATATTTTATTGGTGCGATATCTGAAAAAGATACTATTGTTGAGGCAACTAGCGGGAACACAGGTATAGCATTTGCTGCAATGGGTGCATATTTAGGTCACCCTGTCGAAATCTACATGCCAGATTGGCTTTCTGAAGAAAGAAAAAAGCTTTTGAGGTTTTATGGCGCAAAATTATATGAAATAAGTGCTGAAAATGGTGGTTTTACTAAATGTATTGAACTCGCAACTAAAAAATCATCAAAAAAAGGCTATTTTTGTCCAAAACAGTTCGAAAATTCGAGTAATGTCTTAGCACACTATAAAAACACAGCCCCAGAGATGGATATGTGTTTTTTAAGAAATAATATTAATAAAATTGATGCTTTTGTCACTGGTGCTGGCACTGGAGGTACAATTATGGGCTTTTATAGGTATTTTTCCGAAAAAAACAAGCATTTTCAAGCACATCCTGTATTTCCAGTCAATAATAGTGATGGAGGGCACAGAATTGAAGGTATTGGTGATAGTTTTGTCCCACAGATACTTTGTTTGGACGAGTTAGAACATATTATTAGGATATCTGACAATAGTGCAATAAATGTGGCACGACTTCTAAATAAAAAAGGTCTTTCGGTTGGTATCTCGTCTGGGGCCAATCTATTAGCTGCATTAATCAAAAGAAATGATATGTGTGAAGGGTCTATTGTCGCAACTATCCTTTGCGATGACAATAAGAAATACTTATCAACTGATTTATTTTCTGATACAAATGAAAGCTTAGATTATGATTTACAAATTATAGACTATAAAGTTTTGACATAAAGTGTATTATAGTATAAACTGGAATAGTTATGAAGAACAGAGAAAATTATCCTTCCGAGGCTTTACTTCCTGGAACTGTTATTCGAAGTATTCGATTTGATAGACTCGGTGTAATTACAGACGCATTTGAAGATGATGGAATCATATTCTATACATGTTTTTTAATGCCCAATACTTCTTCCAAAGGCAGCTTAAACATAAAAAATAACCATTACGCATCTAAATCAGGACTTGATGGGATTCTAGTAGAAGAATCCGAATTCGATATAATCTCATATCTGATGATTGGAAGAGTTAATTTAGATAATGTAGAATTTTTTCACCCTACTAGAGATTTAATGTTATAATTATAAAACTAATATGAGGCAATAAAATGAAAATAATCCCATCAGCACTTTTGTTTGATATGGATGGCACATTAACAGATGCCCGCCAGCCGATCACAAATGAGGTTGTTACAACTCTGAAGGTAATCAAACCCTCAATCAAAAAATATTTGGTAACAGGGTCCGATATGTCAAAAATCGAAGAGCAAATACCTCACGAAATATTACTATCTCAGTTTGAAAAAGTTTACGCCTGTAATGGTACCCGTGTTTATAATTGTAATCTGGACATGGATGACGAAACAAGACCAATAGAACCAGAACTGATTCATCAAGTTAGTTTGTCAGATTATTATTCGGAGTCAGATATTAATCACATTATTAATGTTCTTCTTAAGACAGCCTACGAAACTCATACAAAAATAAAGACGGGAACTTTTATTGAATGGAGGGACAGCCAGATTAATTTCTCGGTAGTAGGAAGAAATTGTACTACGAACCAAAGAGATGATTACGTTAAATGGGACACAAAAAGCGGCGAACGTCGAAAGATCATAGATCAACTCCGAGAGCAATTTAGTGGCTGGGGGCTGTCATTTCGTTTAGGAGGACAGATATCGATTGACATTACCCGAGAAGGGTGGGACAAAAGCTACGCCTTCAAGAATATGGTAGAAAGCCCTGACCAATGCATATTTTTCGGAGATAAAATTTGCAAAGACGGGAATGATCTAGATATTGCTATGAAGTGTGCAAAGTATCATAATGTAGAAAACCCAGCAGATTTAATCCTTCATCTTCAAGAATACCTATGAATGATCACGGGATTTACGCTACTGGCTGGTATTCTGCTAGCCCTGCTTTTTCCTGGTGGAACTTTAATGTTCATCGTTTGGCTGCGATCAAAGCACGCAGAGAAGCAGCGAGAGTTGTTGAAGAAGATAAACAACAAAGGAAAGATAACTCTGCAAAAATTGCAGAAGGAACAATATCGATATATGCGTAGCAAAAAGTCAACAAAAAAAGTTGACAAGTAGTGTATCCATGGTAATTTAGAAAGCAAGATAAGGAGAGAGTATGAACTGCTTTCAAATCGAAGTCCGTGGTGTAACCTTTACTGTTTGGGCTCCCACCCTGCGTGAGGCTGTAGAAACTTTTATGATCGATATGGATTTCTTTGAAGTTCCCAAGGAATTGGTACACTGTGCCCCTACTAATGAGTTTCCGATGCCCGATAATATCCCCGCAGGTTTTTAGTATTATTTTCTTGACTTCCTTTGTTTCCGTGATAATATACTAATGTAAGGGAGAGAGATATGAAGTTAGAGTCTGCTCTTAAAAAGATTCGCAATCGTGCCAAGGCTGTCAATCGTGAGGTCGTTATTGACCTACGAGACCATCACAATAATGGTCGCCCAAAGGTCTATGTTCACTTCAAAGACTCGGAGCAGTTAATGTCCTTCTGGACTAACAGTGACGGCAGCATTAGCACTCCCCATGTGAAGCGTGCTAGTGAAGAGTCGGATCCTCACACGGATTATTTCCCAGGGTGCTTCTTTGATAACATCACTCAGGCACTCAATTATATGGCTCCGCTACCTCCTAAATATTCAGTCGGTTCTCTGGTCCGCTTCAAGTCCAACAAGCGCAACCATCGTTGGAACCTAGCAGGCAAGGTTGCCTTGGTAATCCAAGCCGAAGCTGGCGGCAACTACAAACTTCAATACGATGGCGTTGACGAGCGTTATAATCCCTTCTTCGCCCAGCGTGATATTGAGTTGGTTTCGTAAAAAACTTGACACCTCCCAAGGTCGTGATAATATAAGTTACAAGGAGAGAGTAATGTCGGTTCAAGACCATATTGAAAATATCCTCAACGCCGAAGGTCAAGGAGTACTTGACGCTTGGTATGACGCTATCAACGAGCATCCCAAGAATTCTATGGATATTCACAAAGTGGTTGTTGACCACCTTGTTCAAGAAACCTTTATGAAATCTGCCCTGTACTAAGGAGAAAAAAATGGCTATCGCAAATCCCGAAGTAGAGTTTCACCTTCCCGAGTTTATTGACGAATGTGCCGCTATGCTCAACGAGCATTATGAGACAAAGTTTCCAAGATTGAATGTGCCCGACGTCAAAGTCAAAGAGGGTGGCAAGTTTTACAAGGTCTACAAAGACGAGGGCGAATATCACAAGAGCGTTTGGTTCTTCGTCAGTAAAGAGGACGGCTTGATTTGGAAGCCTGCTTCTTGGAAGGCTCCTGCTCGCAACTTCCCTCGTGGAAACATCCTTGAGGACAAAGCCCGAGACGTCATCGGCGTCTACGGAATCTAGGAGAAAATATGAAAAAAAAGAATACACGGCGAAGATAAGAGTTAAGGGTAAACCTGAGCCGATCTGGCAGGCAGCTAAAAAGAGCCAGCGTCCCTACCTACAGCACCCACATACCTTTGAAGAGTTGCGTGTGGAAGGCGGTTTGTAGGGTCAGATACACTACAAATAGGAATCCCGTAATTGTTCGGGTGAAAACTCTTCAAAACTTGCGGGTGTAACTCAGTGGTAGAGTGTCTCGTTGCCAACGAGAATGTCGTGGGTTCGAATCCCATCACCCGCTCCAATAGGAACGTAGCTCAGTGGTAGAGCGTCTGGTTTACACCCAGGATGTCGTAGGTTCGATCCCTACCGTTCCTACCAAATATGGTCCAGTAGCTCAGTTGGATAGAGCAACGGCCTTCTAAGCCGTGGGTCGCAGGTTCGAATCCTGCCTGGATCACCAATGCTGTCAAGTGGAGGAAATATGACACCAGAACAAAAATTTACACAACTCTACAAACAAATGTGGGATCTTTGTCAGGAAAACAATTGGGGAGACCCTTTCTCGTATGCCCGAGCAAAAGAAATTTATGCAACCTGTGCGCTAGGACATAAAATGCCTGGTCCCAATGTTTTTGCTGGTGCTGATGGTATCAACGAAAAAGGACAACCAGTTGAGTACAAGTCAACCACTGGTAAAAAATGTCAAGGATCTTATACTGGAATCTCTGTTCAGAAAGACTGGAAGCAGCAGGAAAAATATCTTGTTACTGAAAAAATTGCGAAATACCCTGAGCATTTTTATAATCGATTTGAGGATGGAGTACTTGCTGAGAGTTGGAAAATGTCTGGAAAGAAAGTTTTAGATATTCTTCTTCCTAAGTTGGCAAAGAAATTTAACACAGTTAAAAGTCAAAAAGATCCTCGGCTTGCTGCTACAGTAACTTGGTCGGAAATTAAAGAACACGGTGAACAAGTGATTTAGTCTATGGTAAAATCTCACAAGTTGGAGGTTTGATGAATAAAGATTTAGACAGTAAAAAATTAATGTATTCTAAGGGCAATAACGACGAATGTTATACGCCCGATTATGGTGTTGAGCCTATTCTAGAATTTATTCCCGAGGATGCAATTGTTTGGTGTCCATTTGATGATGAATCCAGCGAGTTTGTAAAGCAAATCTCAAAACAAAATATTGTTGTACATTCTCATATTAAAGATGGAAAAGATTTTTTTGAGTACGAGCCCGAAAAATGGGATGTAATTATTTCTAATCCACCGTTTACAAATAAGCGAAAGTTTTTTGAAAGAGCCTTGTCTTTTGGAAAACCGTTTGCTTTGATTATGACTAATACTTGGCTCAATGATTCAGCACCTAAGCAGCTATTCAAAGAAAAAGACTTACAACTTTTAATGTTTGATAAACGTATGAAGTTTATTTCCCCAGATGGACGAGATAATAATAAGATTACTTTTAGCAGTAGTTATTATTGTTGGAACTTCCTGCCCAAACAAATTATTATGAAAGAATTAAATGTTAAGGGTTCTCGGAAAAATTCCTAGAGAGGTCATTGTCGCTGTCAGCGGCGGACCAGACTCTATGGCTATCTTAGATTTCCTCAGTAATAATCATAAGGTTACTGCTGCCTACTTTGATCACGGCACTCAGTTTGGAGAAGATTGTAAATATTTCGTAAAAGACTTTTGCGAAGAGCGGGATATTGACTTGGTTGTAGGTAATATTTATTTTGATTGTCCGCCCGAAAAGTCAACAGAAGAACATTGGCGTGATGAGCGTTATAGATTCTTCCGTACCTTTAATGATCAGATTGTTACAGGACACAATTTAGACGATGTGATTGAGTGGTTTTTATTCTCTTCTTTACACGGACACGGGAAAGTTATGCCCTATAAGAACGGAAACGTTATTAGACCGTTTATCTCCACCTCTAAGCGTTCTCTAGAAGATTGGTGCGAGCGTAAGGATGTTCCGTTTATGGTTGACCCAGGGAACAAAGATAGAAAGTTTATGAGAAGCATTATCAGAAACGATATGATGCCTCATGCTCGCAAGGTAAACAAAGGCATCGAAAAAACATTTAAAAAAATGGTTGAAAGGGATTATAATCTTTTATATTAAGGGGGATTAGCTCAATTGGTTAGAGCATCCGACTCATAATCGGGAGGTTCAGAGTTCAAGTCTCTGGTCCCCTACCAAGCCCGAATAGCTCAATTGGCAGAGCAGTGGTTTTGTAAACCAAAGGTTGCAGGTTCGATTCCTGCTTTGGGCACCATAAGCGGCTATCGTATAATGGCTATTACCTCAGCCTTCCAAGCTGATGATCTCGGTTCGATCCCGAGTAGCCGCTCCACGGAAGAGTGTCCGAGTGGTCGATGGTGAGGCACTAGAAATGCCTTGTGCAGAGATGCACCGTGGGTTCGAATCCCACCTCTTCCTCCAGCCTCGCCTTCGGGCGGGGCTTTTTTATTTATTTTTTTGAATATAGTTTATATATACGTCGTTATAGTGTTGCAACAAATTAGTTCCTCTATTGGTTGTTAGGTTATATTATCTCCAACTGAGGAAAAATAATGACTTTACGTCACTGGCAGATGGAAAAAGTAGCCTCTGCTACTGAACCACTATTAAGCACTACAGGAAACAAAGGACTCAATAGCAGTGGTGGGTCTGATATTGTTTATGACTCTACCGCTCTGTTTGGTAAGTTTTCTGTTAGAAGTAAACACTTTTTTGATACAGATGCTGCTGGTAGTCTTTCTGATAATGAATTTACGGCTGCTTTTTGGTTCTATGTTCCAACCGGAACAGAACTTCGGTATATATTTCAATTAGGGCTTCACAACACTGACGTATCTCTAAATGGGCACACAAGTGTTGGATTATTTTACAGTTATTATTCAAATAAGATATTTTTTACTACAGGGTGGAGAACTGCTGCTGGAGGTATGGTTGAGCTTGGCTCATTAAGTAGAAATGTTTGGCATCATTGTTATATTTCTCGCACAAATTCAGGCACAAATTCTACCCTACAAATAAAGATTACAGCAACTGATGGAACAGTTGTTCACGATAATTCACAAGTCTACACAAAAGCTGATTTCTCTATTGATGAAAGTGGAACAGGACAATACTCTTACTTCAATGGGCACCCCGCTGGCGGCTCACTAACTCTCTCCAACGGAAGAATTGAAGATTTTATCTTAAAGAATGGAAGTGTTCTTTCTTACGCATCTATATACAATAATTCAGCAGAGGTTTTTCAGTCAGACGAACCACAGGTTTCAGTTTCTACAGGTGCCGGGTCCGCAACTTTATCAGATAGCAACTTTACGGGGACAAAAACGTATAGTTTCTATGATACCGATGCAACAACCCTTTTACAAAGTGGTACGTCAAACAGTTATACCAGTTATGCTTCAAGTAGTGTCGCTTATACGGCACTGGTTACAGATACAAATAATAATAGGGTTATATCAACTTTTTTTGTTTCCCAAGGAGGAAATGATATGGCTATTTTAACAGGTTCGGTTTTAACACCCGTCGAGGCACTTGGAGCAATTCAAGTTGATGCTAGTGGGGCTCTTAGTGCTTCTGCTCTTGCGGTTTCTGCTGATGCGGATACCCTCGAAGCAGGTCATGCTCTCAACAGTGGACTTTCTATGTTTAGTTCTACTGGTGGTGGTGTTCCAACTGTTTTGTTTGCTCTTAACGCACTTGGTGGCACTGTCGATCAGAAAATTGGTCTTACCAGTTTGTCTGTTATTGGTGACGCTAGCATATTAAGTTATGATGGATCAAATGGGCAATTCACTCTCGCTGCGGCTGGATTGTCGGGGGCTGTTGATGATCAGTTGGTAGAAGATATTACTGGTGATGTCTCGTATGCTGCTGGTGGTGCAGTAACCATTGCTAACGATGCAGTAACAACTGCTAAGGTTGCTGATCTTGGACTTTCGGCTTCTAATATGGCTGATGACTCTGTTGTCACTCGTATGATTACCGATTTGAATGTAACAACTGGTAAGCTTGCTAACGATGCAGTAACTGAAATTAAGCTTGCTGACAACGCTGTTGTTGGTGATAACATTCAAGCTCTTGCAATTAGTGCTTCTCACCTTGTTGCTAATGCAGTAACAATTGGTAAGATCCAAAATGCATCTATTGATGGTACTAAGTTGCAGTCTCTTGCAGTTAGTGCTTCTCACCTTGTTGCTGATGCAGTAACAATTGATAAGATCCAAAATGCATCTATTGATGGTGCTAAGTTGCAGTCTCTTGCAATTAGTGCTTCTCACCTTGTTGCTGATGCAGTAACAATTGGTAAGATCCAAAATGCATCTATTAATGGTGCTAAGTTGCAGTCTGGTGCAGTTAGTGCTTCTCACCTTGTTGCTGATGCAGTTGGACCAACGCAACTGGATATGACCGCAACTGGCTATGAGTTCACTCAGGAAATTAAGTTTAATAACAAACTTCAACTTAAAGACCAAGATACCAACGCATACTTCAGATTGTTTGTACAGGATGGTCTCTTGAAGATTGAGGCTGTATAATAGATCTTAATATCTAAAGCACAAAAGGTTTTATGGACGGGGGGCTTCGGCTCCCCGTTCTTTTTTGTGAGAACTAAATAAGATATGTCCAAAATTAAACTTAAAAAACTATCACTTCAGTACTCTTATCTTAAATTAGAAAAAGAAGAAGTAACTGAAGCCTGTGCAAACTTTGAAAAAGAGATTAGAGATTACATCAGAGATAACTGCCCTGAACATTTTGATACTCTTTTTGGCCCTCCACCGAAAGTGGTGGAGAAAGATAACGAGACTGTAGAAACTAGATCCGAAGAGCCAGAGGTTCAAGAGGAAATAGTTGAGATGAAATCTTTGGCACCTAAAAATAAAGATGTAAAAAGAGTGTATAGAAAGATTGTCGAACTCACACATCCAGACAAGACTGGAAACAATGACAAGGCGGATATTTTCCACGAAGCAACAGAAGCCTATAATTCTGAGGATATTGCAGAACTATTGTCAATAGCGTCTGTTCTTGGTTTGGATTTTGTTGATATAAGTGAAGATACTTTTTCCTTGATAGAAAAAAATGTCGAATCCATCTCGCAGGAAATAAATACTAAGAAGAAAACGGTTGCTTGGGCTTGGAGTATTTCAGGTACAAAAGAAGAAAAAGACTTGGTTCTGGAAGCTATCTTAAAGAGTAAAGGAATAGTAAAGTGAAATATAATTTAAACTTAAATGTCGAAAGTAAAGATGTTAGACACATTGTCAACACAGCATACACTATAGTTGTTAACAGATTTTATGCCGATTATCAGGAATTACTTATACAAGTTACTAATGCTATGGTATCTGGTAATTCTGTTGATATTTTAAAAGAGTTTGAAAAACTTGAAGCCTGTGTGGAAAAGCAAGCCGAAGACCTAGAGAATCTCAGTTCTATGATCATTGAAATAGATAAGGCAGAATTTGAAGATGGAAAAGAGTCTGCCAAAAATGTCAAAAAGGCAAAAAAAAAGAAACAACCATCGGAGAAATGAATGAAGATGGGTCCTTTACAATAGGAAAAGTTGGAAAAAAAGGCGGACAATTAAACTTTAAAACTGGCAAATGGGAAGAACTTAATTAATACAGAGATCTTCGAATATTTGTCGAATCTGTCGAAAGACAGTTTCTGAATTCGCTGTTGGAGTGTGCAACCTTCCTTGTTCTCCTCGAACCATCCCTAAAAATGAGTTATGATGTTCAGGGAGCGAAAACACAAATATTTCAAATCCTTGATCAAGAGCATAAGAATTTACATCTAACACTGTCTGTTCTGTAATTGTTTGTGCAATCTCATCTGTCATTAGAATTATTACTTTTTGGCTTCCTGAATTCCAAGCGAAAGGATAAGTTCCATTCATTGACCAAAGTGTTGCGTCTATCGATGGCTCAATACCGCCATCATCCATAAGTTGCATAGCTTGTAAATATTCTAAGAATTCATCGGCAGGAACAAAGTTTGTTACCATCTCAGAATGTCGAGTGGTTGGTGGCTCAGATGCTCCACTGTCCTGCCTGCCTATGACAGCAAGACCAAAGCGAAAATTACTCGTTATTGGGTCGTCTAAAAGCGGAGTGATCCCTTCTATCATCGATGTGATCTCATCTTCAAAAGATCCAGAAATATCGATAACAAAAACCAGATCCACACCACGGGTATCAAATCCCTCATCTACTTCGCCATCACAATCATTATCAAGGTTGTCACATATCTCCTCTACTGGGACAACCTGTCCGTCACAAGGTCCATCAAATCCACCATCTTGACAATAACGAACACCTGCACGGCACTCGCCTATAGCCATTGTTCCATCAGGACCATCATAACAAACAATCGCAGTTGTATTAGCGACACCCTCGTCCACTGAACCATCACAATTGTTATCTAGACCGTCGCAAACCTCCTCTGATGGTCCAGTATGTCCATCGCAATACAATCCCCCATTATCACACTTCATTACGCCTGGTGTACAAACTCCAACACCATAATCAGCACCCTCAACAAAGCCACACAATTGATGCTGTTCTGGAAAAGTGTCGTCAATTACCGAATTACAGTCATTATCTATTCCATCACATATTTCTTCCGAAGGTCCAATGGCTCCTCTACAATCTGACCACCCGTCGAAACTACAAGTTCTAGTCCCATAATTACAAATTCCCGCTCTTTTAGGAGGATCATTAGGGTCTAGTGAATCAAATACTTGACCATTGTGGTCACAAATTTGGATAGTACCAGGGGTGCATTCTAAAGGGACCAGTTGGTCGTCGTCTATACAGGACTGACAGGATGCTAAACTCAGGGAAACAAAAAATAAAACCCACCGTTTCATTCCATTGTAGCCTCAATACAAGCATCGTAACTGTTGTATAAAACCATCGTCAACACTGTACTGTTAAACACACGAAACCTCGCCTTTTGTAGAGGGAGCTTTTCTTTATTGTAAACGTGCGTCATAACAAGTGGAGGACTGTTTTTTGATTGAGTTGGTAATTTCAGTGCCAACAGTAGAGAATCACCAGGAGCATTCTGAAGAATTCCTGCGATGTAACCATCTTTAATTACTTCTGGTATTCCAATCTGAATAGGGGAATTTGAGCCTGGTTCTGTTGTTATTTTTTGACTAACGTGTATAACCCATTTACAATTATCTTTTTGTCCTGGGGTGTAAAAAGTAGTTTCTTTATGAACCACCGTTTTATGAATATTGCTAGCTTTAATCTGAAGATGAAGAGATATAGCTGCCACTAGGGCTAAAATACTTAAAAGTGTAACTCTTAATTTTGGTCTTGATAAGCGAATCATAAAACCCTCCTTATTGGAGTGGTTCTAGATCCAGTACCTCTCCTTTAGGATTCAAAACGATAAATGGCATCTTTTTGATATCTTTAGTAACTATGTTTTTAGAATTAGTTTTTGTTTTCTTTTCTATCCAAAACAAAATCTGAGGCTTTTCTTTGACTTCCCCGACATAGGACCATTTACCTTCAATTTTTTTCCAAATGTCTGGAAAGTCTATATTTTGTCCCGAAATCATCAGAAGTCCTGATAGTAGTGTGCTGCTAAACATGTTATTAATATTCCTCACAGTAAATCCTTTGAGTTGATTTACTACGGATAAATAGTCCCCTTTCAATCTAGTTACTGTATTATGATAAAAAAATCACCTATTTACGTCAAGTTTCTTATATTATCGTTACTTTTATTAACAAGTTGCGTCAGTGGTTGTGTTACAATTGATAATAAAGAACCAAAATCCAAAGAGATTTTACCTAGACTTGCCTTTGTTCAGATACAGCACTCAGTTAAGGTCGAAGGTTGTGGACTTGATGCTAAAACTGGTGAAGAGAAATGCCAAAAAGCTGTATTACAATATGTTTCTTCTGGGGCATATGTATTTCATAGTGAAGTCTCACAAGGTACTTCTTATGTTTTAACAGCAGGACACTCTTGTGAGTCTAAATTTCCAAAATCTCAAATCATTGACGGGTTCAGGGTACAAAACAAAGGATCGACTTTTAAAACACAGGATATTAACGGTTTCCAGCATGAAGCAGAAGTTATAATGATTAATCGTCGGTTTGATCTATGTTTATTACAGGTATCAAATGTTATTATGAATCCGCCGTTGTTAAAATTAGCAGATAAAGAACCAATAAGAGGAGAGACCGTCACCAATATGGCAGCGCCTCACGGATTATTTTGGCCTGGTACAGTCTTGATCTTTAAAGGGCAATTCTCAGGATACCACGATAAAGGATATTCTGTTTACACAATCCCAACTAAACCTGGCTCTAGTGGTTCGCCAATTATTAATAAAAATAATGAATTAGTTGGAGTAATTTTTGCAGGATACAGAACAATTGAAAATGTAGGCTTATCCTCGCCTTTGGTTGCTATTAAGGTGTTTTTAAAAAAATCCATAGCAAAAGGGGAGATGCAATTGTGGGAAAAAGGAAACGAACCACGCTTAAATACTCAAATTGATCGAGTATGGATTCAAAAAATGAGACATAAACTTAATAAAGTTTTTGGTGACTAAAATATGACTAAATTATCAAATCAACCAACATCACCCGTAATTAGCGGTGAAGCATATAAATCAAAACCATCTTTAAGAAGTAGAAATTCTTTATCGGGTGATACCAGTACTGGACCTATAATAGTTACAGGAATTACTCATATCCACACAACGACTGATTATGCATTTGACGAAGTGTTTTTATGGGCAGCTAATCACGACGCATCAACCGACAGAGAACTAAGCATATCTGTTGTATCAAGTTCAACACCCTCTGCCGAAGCTTTTTCTTCGAGTCATACTAATAATACTTTTATTCTAAACATTCTAAATAAAGAAGGTCTTCAGCAGTTTTATCCTGGCATTCCTCACAAGCAAGTTTCAATTTACGCATCTGCGTCTTTAGACAATAAAATAAATGTTTTCGGATATGTTGACAGGCATTATCTTCTGGATGTTTCCGATCAAAGTATTGGCTATGATGGTGGTTCTTCATAATGAAAAAAAGAAGGTTTTTAGGTCATGTTTCATCTGTCCTACAACTTAAAGCCGAGGCGCAAAAAGCACTGGATGCCGCTTTGGAAGAGGGGCATATCCACGGCTCACAACAACATTCGGGCTCAGTATATGCGACTGAACCAAACGCACGATTGTATTTTAGAGGCACTGATGAACAAGGAAATGAAAGAACTTACTTCATCGATGTGACAAGAGGGTTAACTAGAATTCTTCCAACTGGTTCTGTTTAAATATCGATACTTTAAATTATAGATACTAGTTATAATGATTGGTTTTTACCATATTAAATAAGGAGGAAATCCACAATGGCTAGCCCAAGAGTTAGAAGACTAAGAAAAGCTGCAAGAGCCGCTGCAAGAGCCGCATCCCAAGCACCCGCTCAAATTGTTGCACCACAGGTTGAAGACAAACCTAAAAAGGCTGCACCTAAAGCGACAAAAAAAGTGAAAAAGTCAAGTGCTAAAAAAGCTGACTAAAAAATTTATCCTTAATGAAGCATTTAAGGTAGATGCTGGGGCTTCAGTCCAGGCTCTATACGATATTGTTTCAAATATTAGAGTTACAAATAAAAGAGATACCAATAGAATTTCCTTGGCAAAAGAACATATTCGTGGTATAAAAAGACACCTAAGATCCTTAAACGAAAGAATTGATTCACTTGAAGAAGAGTTAAAAATACTGACAGAGGACAAGTAATATGGGTGGTGTCGGCGGCCATATGGACCATCTCTATGAAAATAGGGAACTAACATTTGGCGAAATGAAAGAAATTCTAGAGGCGGCTTCCAATGGTGAGCTTACTGCCGAAGAAAAAGTAGACGGACAAAATCTCTTTCTTTCGTATTCTATCCCCGAAGGAAAAGCAAAAGGGGCACGAAATAAAGGAAATTTAAAAAGTGGTGGGCTGGACGCTACTGGTTTAGCTCAAAAATTCGCTAGTAGAGGCATAGGAACCTTAGAGAAGGCATTTACTGGTGGTTTTAACACTTTTGAAAAAGCTGTTGAAGCTTTAAGTGACGAAGAAAAACAGAAAATATTTGGTCCTGATACAAACATCTGGTATAATGCCGAGATTATGGATCCTGGTCACAAAAATATTATTCTATATGACGACAAGACTTTAAAAATACACAATGTAGGGCATTTTATCTTTGACAAAGAGACAGGTGATAAAAAACCCATCCCAGAAGGAACTCTTGAAACACTTGATTCTACCCTTGACCGTATGAAAGAAAAATTACATGGCGATGATTTTAATCTAGCTAGAGAAGCGTTAATACAGTTACAAAAATTAGAAGATGATCAAATTTTAAAAACCGCCATTGCTAGAATAAACTCTGAAATTTCTAAAGAGGGATTATCGGACAATTCAACCATAATCGACTATACAGTAAAAAGATTGATGAATGGGATGGATACTGAACTCAGTGAAGATTTTAAAAAAGAAATCACCAATTATCTTCTTAAGTTACCCGCAAATATTGGACTAAAAGCTTTAAAAAAAGGATTAAGCAAAGAAAATCTTACGGATCTTAATAATATTATCTCTGCTAAGAAATCTCTTCTACAACAAGCCATAGAACCTTTAGAGTCTATAATACATGATTTTACAGTTGAAATTCTCAAGGGTCTTAAAAGTGTTTTTATTGCTGACAATGATAAAGAAGTTATTAGATTAAAAACAGAACTTGCAAAAGCTGTAAAAGATATTACATCTGTTGGGTCTGAAAACCCTGAAGCTATGGTTGTGATGCAAAAGCATCTAAACAAAATCAAAGACTTTTCAAAAATTACAACCCCTGTGGAGGCGGTGGTCTTTGATTATAATGGACACACTTATAAATTTGCTGGAAATTTTGCACCCATAAATCAAATAATGGGAATGTTTCGTTACGGAAACTTAAAAAGAAAAACAAATGAATCTCTCAATGTTGATGCAAAAGTTATTACAGAAGAGGATGGAAAAAGAATAGCCTTATTCCCTGGAAAGTTTAAGCCTCCTCATCGTGGTCATTACGATTATGCAAATAAAATTGCCAGACGACCTGATGTTGATGAGGTTATCGTGTTGATTTCTCCCGTTGATTACCCAGAGGTTAGTAATAATCAAGCACTAGACATCTGGAATGAATATCTGAAAAATGGCGAACCTAATATAACTGCAAAAATTGCAGACTACCGCAGCCCAGTCCAAGCAGTCTATGAATTTGTTGCTGATCCCATAACTGCAAGAGATGGTGATACAATCCTTCTGGTAAAAAGTAGTAAAGATGTAGGTGATACACGGTTTGATCGTGTACAGTCTTATGCGGAAAGACATAACCCTGGTGTAAATGTAGAGGATATTGTGGAAGATCCTGTTGAATCAAAAGAGGGTATTGTATACAGCGCCAGAGATATGAGACAAGCAATTCAGTCTGGTGATAAGGACACTTTTTTGTCTTATGTTCCTCCGAGCGCTGATGCGGCAGTTATCTGGTCTTCATTGACCAACAATCTGGACCAGATGATAGATGATACTTTGGAAGAGATTTCTTCTATGGCTGCTGGAGCAGCATCTGGGTATGCAGGAGGCTTTGGTCCTCCAAACAATTTTAATCCATACAGACGCTCCAGATCATCAAAACCCAAAGTCAAAAGAGCAAAACGACAAAGACGGAGATAATTATAGTACTATGAATCTTAAGCGTGATCAAATTATTGCGGAAGAACTCATTAGAGAACATATCCGTAAAAGAATTAAAAATCGTCTAAATGAACAAATTATTGCAGAACAGAATATAAGAACTTATGTTAGAAGACTTTTAGAAACGGAAGCAGGAACAGTAGAGCCCAGCCGCAGCACTGGTATTAATGTTCTAGCAGATCTTTTAGAGAAAATAGTCCCTGTAATTGAAGATGATTATAAGATGCTTACCTCCTCGAAGGAGCAAAGAGAATCTTTTAAAAATCATATTGTTCACGCCATCAAAAACTCTTTAAATCCAATTGATGCAGCTAGCAAAGCTGAGAGACAAGTAGAAAACACTGTATTTGAAATTGATGCTAATACGCTTTTAGAGAAACTATCAATTGATTTAGACCCTCAAGATGATGGCAAAGAAGAACAATCAGTTGAAGGCGAATTTATAGATATTGACGGTGACGGTGAATCAGATGACGATTTTGTCACTCTTGATGATCAAAATGAAACAGGACGCAACTTTGCTTCAGTTACTTATAAAAAAGTAGAAAAACAAATTGTAGATGCTTACGATATGTTAGCGGACGAAGAAGACGAAAGGTTGTTCTACGATTACTTGATTACAAATATGTTGTTGTACTTCGATAAATTTGAAGATGAACTACAAAATCAATTACCTGACATCTCTACTCCAGAATATGAAAAAGAAAAAGAAGAAGCCGCCACTGAAGAAGAGCCTGCTGCTGAAGAAGAACCAAGCGCAGAAGATTCAGAAGATTTAAGTTTGTAAAAAATTTATTACTACCCTTAACACTTTCTTTATTACTATTATACTGCTATTGTCAGCTTTTAAAACTCTGCCAGCTATTGCTAGCAACTACATAAGAGTAAATAAGTTGACAACTGTTGCGTATTATTGTATAGTCTGATTATAAGGGGGTAAACGGTATCGATTGATGGGAAAGTAGAAAAGGTGCAAGGGTGAGGGAAGCGTGGCTCACGAAAAACGCTTAAAACTTTAATCGCCAATGACGATTTCGAAATGGAGATGGCAGCTTAAAAACCTGACCTCCCATGAGGCGACGGCAGCCGATAAACAGAAAGCCGTATTTGGGTGTCTTAAGTGCTTTTGATTGTTATAGCCGCAATAAAACGATCTAGTCAAGCGGGCTGTCTGACGATAAAAACAGACCTAACCTTGTGAATGACCCTTCTATGGAACTAGACAAGACGGGAGTTCGATTCTCCCTACCTCCACCAGCCGTCCTTCGGGACGGCTTTTTAATTTATAGAAGACCTATTTATAATGTACAATCTCTGGGGATAAAAATGAAAAAAACTATAATTTTAGATACAAATGTATATCTCACTGAGGCTAGCTCTATTTTCTCTTTTGGGAGAAACAATATTGCAATCCCTACAGTTGTTTTAGATGAAATTGACCGCCATAAACACAGGCAAGATACAGCGGGACTTAATGCCCGCACTATGAATAGGGTGTTAGATTCCTTAAGAACAAAAGGAAGCCTAATGGACGGTGTTCCTTTGGGTCGTGGTAAAGGTAAAGTTTTCGCCGCTCATTATGACCCAAAGTTTTTACCACAAGGGATGGATGAGACAGATTCAGATAATAAAATTATTGCTATTGCTCTGCGTATGAGAAGTTTAGGGCACGATGTTGCAATGGTTTCAAGAGATTTGAATATGAGAGTCAAGTCTGATGCTTGTGGAATTGAATGTTATGATTATCATCCCCAAAAAGCTGTAAGTTCTGTAGAAAATTTATTTACAGGTGTTTTGGAGGTAGAAACAGACGATGTTATTATTGATAAGTTCTATTCTCAAAAAGAACTTATCCTTGATGAGGTGGGCAAGGGCATTAATCCAAATCAATTTTTAGTTTTGAAAAACAAAAATTCAAATAAATCGGCTATGTGTAGGTATGTTTCTGAAGACAAGCCTTTAAAAAAAGTCAATAAATTTAAAAATATTTGGGGTTTATCTGCAAAAAATAAAGAACAACAGTTTGCTATGGATCTTTTATTTGATAAGGATGTCCACGTTCTATCTTTAACTGGTCCTGCTGGCACAGGGAAAACTCTTTTGGCCACAGCTTGTGCCCTAGAACAGGTCATCAACACATCATCAAAAAGTGGAGGCTACGACAAATTAATAATAACCCGACCCGTTCAACCAATGGGTAGAGACATTGGTTTTTTGCCAGGTACAATAGAAGAGAAAATGATGCCTTGGGTTGCTCCTATTCGGGATAACCTAGAACATCTTTTCGGCGATAGAACAGCCCTTGATATGCAAATTGAACAAGGGACAATCGAAATTGAAGCAATGACTTACATTCGTGGAAGATCCATTGCTAATGCTTTTTTGATTGTTGATGAAGCACAAAACTTGACAGCACACGAATTAAAGACTATAATTACACGAGTTGGACACGGGACAAAATTAGTTTTGACAGGAGATGTTCAGCAAATTGATAATTCATATGTTGACTCAGTATCGAACGGTTTAACGCATGCCGTGGAAAAATTTAAAAAATATGAAATTTCTGGTCATATTACCTTGACTAAGGGTGAGAGATCAAAATTAGCAACTCTTGCAGCGGAAATACTATGAGAGAATACATTTTTGAAAAAGTAAAAAATACTACTCGCCACTTTAAATTTGGTGATATCGATGTCTACCAGAGAGACCCACTTCCTGATGGTTTTGATGGCCAAAAAATATTTCGATCAATAGAAGCACATATGCCTTCTAAGTTTTTTAAAGGACTTAAAGGTGTTGAAATAGGACATCAAGATTTTTTTGATGTTCGAAAAGCAAACGCTTCCTATAAGGATGGTGTTTTTTACATCTCAAACGAACAAGATGATGCAAATGATTTAATAGATGATATAGTACATGAATTTGCTCACCACGTTGAAATGCTTTATCCTGAAGAGGTCTACGGAGACGAGTTAATAAAAAAAGAGTTCCTCAAGAAGCGTCATCAATTAGAGTTTGAATTAAGGTCCGAAGGATATTGGACATCAGATTATGATTTTCAAAATCTTAAATATGATAAGAAGTTTGATGAATTTCTTTATGATCGTGTTGGAGGCACAATGTTAAAGATGGTAACAGCAGGAAATTTTCTGCGACCTTATGCCGCAGTTTCTCTTCGTGAATATTTCGCCACTGGATTTGAAGAGTATTTTTTAGGGAACCAAGAGAAATTAAAAGAAACGAGCCCTGAACTATTTAAAAAACTGGATCAACTAGTTAAAGACTAAGAAAGCAGGTTACATTGGCTGGCAAACATATTTCCTATTCCGAGTGGCGGAACTGGCACATCTGCCCCCACTACCATAAACTCACTTATATTGACAAGGTTGCCCAGTTTGAGGGTAATATCTATACTGCTTTTGGGAAGGCCATTCATACTGTTTGTGAATATACTTTGACTTCCCCCGAAAAGTACAGAGAGCCTGGTAAGATTGAAGAGTTAGTTAAAGGGCAATTTCTAAAAGAATTAAAGGCTCTGCCCGAAGACGCACAACACGATGCCAAAGCCAATTTCAAACTCAAAGAGTGGCTTGTAAATGGTCTTGATATTATTCCTGACCTTTATCGCTGCCTGGTGGACAAGTTTGGCAAACTTGGAGAAGACTGGGAAGTACTAAAAGCCGAAGAACATCTGTATGTACCCATCACAGAATTTACGGAAGCAGAAAAAAAATTCAAAGGTTTTATTGACCTTGTGGTTTACTCCAAGAAGGATGAAAAGATTCATCTGATTGATTGGAAGACTTGCTCCTGGGGTTGGCGTCGTGAAAAAAAGAGCGACAAGATTATGGCATACCAGCTTGTTTTTTATAAACATTTTTATGCTCGCAAATATGATGTTGATCCAAAGGATGTGGACTGCCACTTTGTATTATTAAAGCGCACTGCAAAACCAGGCAAGAAGGCCGAGTTTGTGCGTGTGACGGCAGCGAAAAAAAGAACAACAGATGCACTTAACGCTTTAACAAAAGCACTGCATAATATTAACAAACAGAATTATATCAAGAACCGTACTGCTTGTACAAGCTGCAAAGACCGATTCGGCGTATGTGAGTTTTACCAGACGGAATACTGTTCGTAGGAGGAACAATCTTGTCCGATAAAAAAATTACAGTTTTGACAATTAGTGACCATCCGCTGCTTCCCTCTGGTGTCGGAACCCAAACTAAATATGTTATTGAGGCGTTATTAAGGAGTGGAAAGTTTAATGTAATTTCTATGGCTGGTGCAATAAAACACCATGATTATACACCAAAAAGAGTAGAAGGATATCCAGGGAATTGGGAGATATTTCCTGTAGACAATTATGGGAATAAAGAGATTGTAACAAAATTTCTTATGGAAAGAAAACCAGATATTTTGTATTTTATGACAGATCCTCGTTTTTACGGCTGGTTATGGGAAATGGAGGATTATATACGTCCATTGGTGCCAATGGTCTACTATCACGTTTGGGATAATTATCCTCATCCTCATTTTAATGCAAGATTTTATGAATCCAATGATATTATAGCTACTATTTCAAAGGTTACAAGTGATATTGTGAAAACGGTATCTCCTAGTGTTGAAGAACATTACGTTCCTCACGCTGTAGATTCAAAAATTTTCTACAAAAGAAGAGATAAAGTTTACCAAGAACTCCTCAATCAAAATCCAGCGTTCAAGGATAGGTTTGTGTTTTTTTGGAACAATAGAAACGCAAGAAGAAAACAAACTGGCAGTTTAATTTTTTGGTTTAAGGAATTCTTAGAACTTGAGGAAGTTGATAGGGATAAAGTTTGTTTGTTTTTACATACTGACCCTCAAGATCCGCACGGACAACCAGTAGAATTTCTAATAGATGAATTAGGGTTTAATGAAAATGAAATAATCCTTTCCAAGAACAAACTTAACCCAGAACACTTATCGTTGCTTTATTGTGTTTCTGACTGTACAATAAATATTTCAGATGCCGAGGGTTTTGGACTGGCAACATTAGAATCGCTATCGTGTGAAACACCAATCATTGTTAATATGACAGGTGGACTACAAGAACAGGTAACAGATGGAAAAAATTGGTTTGGGATTGGTATAGAACCAACCTCTAAAGCAGTTATAGGGTCTCAGCAGGTTCCATATATTTATGAGGATAGAATTTGTAAAGAGGATTTTCATAACGCTTTGTTAAAAATGTACAATATGCCCAAAGAAGAGAGAGAAAAGCTTGGGAAACTAGGGAAAGAACACGTTGATAAAAATTATAATTTTGACAGTTTTTCCACCCAGTGGGTTAATTTAATGACAGATACTTACAATAAACATGGCTCTTGGGACACTAGAAAAAATCATAACAATTTTAGGGTGGAAGAAGTATGAGCACTAAACCAAAAATTCTAATAACAGGTCCATTTTTTAATGTTTCTGGCTATAGTAACCACTCTAGGGTTTTGTTAGAGTCTTTTGTTGAGTTGGAAGATAAGTATGATATATACATTGACCCAACTCAATGGGCCGCATCCTCTGTTCGAAATGAGTTTTACCAAAAGTACAAGAGGTTGGTTGATAAAAAGAATAATCTCTTAAGCACAAGAGCCCAGCCAGATGGGCAAGTCAACATTGCTGGACTTTTCAAAGCAACCTTTCAAGTTTGTCCTCCAAATGAGTTTAGGCAATTATCTGAATTTGATGTAGGTGTTACAGCGGGACTTGAAACAGATAGCGCTCCTTCTGAATGGGTTTCAAAATGTAACCAAATGAAAGAAATATTTATTATTTCTAACCATTCGAAAAAAAGCCTTTTGAAAGCCGTTGGTCCGAATGGAGAGAAAATATCAACTAAGATCTCAGTGTTACCACCAGCATACATTAAGCAGATGCCCGATTGTCTTGAATCTAAGTTTTATGACAAAGATAATATCAAGACAAATTTTAATTTTTTATGTGTAGCTCAATTTGCTCCGAGAAAAAATTTAGAAAATATGCTAGCTTGGTTTGTAGAAGAATTTCACGATGAATCTGATGTGGGATTATTTTTTAAGACACATTATCATAACAGTAGCGTAATGGATTTTTATGCTTGTAAAAGAATGTGTCAAAAGATTTTAGCTCGATGGAAAGATAGAAAATGTAAAATTCATATTATTCATGGAAACCTAAATGATGAAGAAATGTCCTGCTTGTATGATAAAGAAAATATAGATTGTTATGTAACAGCGGCACACGGAGAAGGTTTTGGTATACCTCTTTTAAGTGCAGCTAGTAATGGGATACCAATAGTAGCAACAAACTGGTCAGGGTATTTAGATTTTTTGAGAGCGCCCCATAAAAAGAAAACAAATAAGATTGAGTTAAAGAGCCATTTTATTAAGGTAAACTATGACATTAAAAAAGTAGAACAAAGACACTTGATGCCAGGATTAATTACACCTGACTGCGAGTGGGCATACCCTCAAGAAAAATCATTTAAAAAAGCCATTAGAAGTATAAGGAATAACAAAGATTTATTTTTAAAAGATTCGCAAGCTTTAAAAGAGTTTGTGAATGATAAATATAGCAAATCATCAGTTATCAAAAACTACAAAGATAATATACTGCGGTGCTTGTCAAATATTGTAGATGAGGAAGATGAGATCCAGAAAATGTTTGCTTCTATGATGGAAGACAAAAAATGATTATTTTTGTGTCCGATCTTTTTGTAAGCGACTATGTTGGCGGCGGCGAGCTTACAACAGAGGCAATAATTGAAGGCACAAATATTCCTGTAATCAAGGCCCATTCTGCATCTTTGACCAAAGAGGTTATAGATAATTTTTCCGATAGGTATTGGATTTTTGGAAACTGTGCTAATATTTCAACAGAGTTACTGTTACACATAACAAAGACTCTAAATTATTCTGTAATCGAATATGATTACAAATTCTGTTCTTACCGATTGAGAGAAAAGCATATTGCAGCCGAAGGGTCTTGCGAATGTCACACCACTTCAAGATCGAAGATGTTTTCAATATTTTTCTCCCATGCTAAATCTCTTTGGTTTATGTCTGCAAAACAAAGGGACATATACTATGAAATGTTTCCGTTCTTGAAAAAACCAACAACCAAAGTGTTGAGTTCGGTGTTCAACAAAGAAACCCTATCTATCTTGAGAAATCTCAGCAAAAACAAAAAAGATGACAAGTGGCTCATTCAAAGATCGCCTTCTTGGGTAAAGGGTTCGGATGATGCAGTAAAATACGCTAAGGAAAATGGTCTTAAATATGAGGAATTTTCTAATGTTTCGTATAAAGAAATGTTGAAAAAGTTTTCAATGTCAAAAGGGTTTTTGTTTTTGCCTCAAGGATCAGATACTTGCCCACGCACTGTAATAGAAGCAAAACTTCTTGGCTGTGAATTAATCCTAAATGACAATGTGCAACACAAGGACGAAGAATGGTTTTCTGGATCTGTTGAGAAAACGTTTAATTACCTAGAGGACAGAACAAAAATATTTTGGGAATCGATTATGTCAGATATGGGGGATCGGGTGCCCTTAAAGACTGATTCAAAAGAGAGTATACATTTCAAGGTTATCATTCCTGTTTATAATAGTGAGGAGTGGCTTATCAAGTGCGTTGAAAGTGTAAAAAACCAAACACACAATAATTTTCAATGCTTAGTAGGTGACGATATCTCCACAGACAAAACATTTGAAGTCTGTTCAGAATATATTGATTCTATTAAGGACGATAGATTTACAATAATTCAAAATTCAGAGAAAAAATATGCTTTACAAAACATCTATGATTTAATTGAATCCTCTAAACCATCAGCCGAGGATGTTATTGTTGTTTTGGACGGTGATGATTGGTTTACCAATAATCATGTCTTAGATAAGCTTAATGAAATTTATCAAGAGGAAAACTGCTGGCTAACATATGGGAGTTTTGTAAATTACCCCCAAGGCTTCATAGGGACAGAAGCATCAGAATATCCTGCAAGCACGATATCTTCTAATGAGTTTAGGACTGATAATTGGAGAGCATCTCACTTAAAAACCTTTCAATATTTTCTATGGAATAAGATTGATACAGACGATTTAAAAGATGAATCTGGAAAATTTTATGAGGTATCATATGATCAAGCTATGATGTTGCCAATGATGGAGATGAGTGGGAATAGAATAAAATATGTTCCTCAAGTGTTATATGTTTACAATACTTCGAACCCTAATGCTGTAAATAAGACAAGACAACAAAAACAATATAACACAATGCTTGAAATAAGAAAACAAAAAAAGTATGAGAAAATAGATAATGAATATTCTATTTGACAATGTAAATTTTAACTCTAACTCTGGTCCAAATTCTTTTGGTAAAAGACTGGCAAATGAGTTAGTAACTACAGGACACCAGATAAACGGACAAAACCCTGATATACAGCTATCTTTTATTCAAGCAACACATAAAAGTTTTCCGCTAGTTTTAAGATTAGATGGCATTTATTTTAACTCCAAGCAAAACTGGGAACAATTAAACCTACCAATTAAGCAAACATTTCAGATAGCTGATGGTGTTATATATCAATCAAAATTTAATCAAGTGTTGACAGAAAAATATTTTGGTGGCAAAGAAAAATCTTCTGTCATAAATAACGGCACCAACCTAAACTTAATAAATAGTATAGAACCATTAGAGCATAAATTTTTTGAAAGTTTTGATAAAATTTGGTGTTGTGCTTCAAACTGGCGTCCCCACAAAAGACTAAAAGAAAATGTAAGATATTTTCTAGAACATAGTTCAGAGAAAGATTGTTTAATTGTTGCGGGAGATAATCCTGATTACAATATTAAGCACGAACGCATTTTCTACGCTGGTAATTTGCCGTGGGAGGGCTTAATAGCACTCTATAAGAGATCTGAGTATTTTTTACATCTTGCTCTTCTAGATCATTGTCCAAATGTCGTGGTGGATGCTCGTGCGAGCGGCTGCAAGATTGTGTGTGCATCCAGCGGAGGAACAAAAGAAGTAATATCAAAGGGAGATATTATTATAGAAGACAAGGAATGGGATTATGAACCGTTTGAACTATATAAGCCACCTAGTTTAGATTTTTCTAACTATACTTTATCAGAAAATCAAATTAGCATAGACATCAAAGATGTGGCTACGAAGTATTTAGATTTTTTTAACAATGTTTTGGCAGGATTAAAGTGAATAAAAGAAAATACAATGTCGGAATAATAGGTTGTGGGAAAATACTTGTTCGTCACGTTGAGGCGATAAATAGTAATGAAAACTTTACTCTTGTTTCGGTGTGTGATATTGATAAAGAATTACTTAAGATAGAGTCTAGCAAGTTGGGAGTTACTGGGTACGAAGATTATCAGGAGATGATTCTTAAGGAAAACATAAATTTTGTAATTGTGGCAACTCCAAATTCTCTTCATTTTGCCCAGGCACAATTTTGTTTAGAAAATGGCTGCGACGTTTTGATAGAAAAACCAGCGTGCCTAAACTATGAACTTATACAAGAAGTAAAAAAAGTTGCAAAAGAAAACAACCAAAAGGCGTATTGTGTTTTACAAGTCAGACTAAATCCAGTTGTTTCACTCGTTAAAGAAATGCTAGAAAGTAAAGTTTTAGGAGAAGTAAGAGGAATCAGTTTAACTCAAAGGTGGCAGAGACCAAAAGAATATTTTGATGGATGGCGGGGCATACCTAATGTTGGCGGTGGGACACTTCATGAATGTGGAATTCACTATTTGGATATTTTGTGTTATCTATTTGGAAAACCTCAAGTTCAGTCATCTTTAATATATAATGCAAAACACAAAGAGTTCCCCGTTGAGGATACCATATATTCGTTAGTCAATTATGGTGATTTTGGCGGAACCTTAGAAGTTACTATAGCTAGTGAGCCAACTAATATTGAATGCACAATATCAATTCTTACAGAAAATGGCTATATTGAACTCGGTGGTAAAGCACTTGATAAAATTGTTAGGGCTGAATTTTTAAATAAAGATTTAGAAAAAGAGTACAAAAAAAGAGTAAAATCTTTAGAAAAACCAAAAGAACAAAATTCTTACGGGAACTATACTGGTTCTTGTCCAAACCATCCTGAGTTGTATAAGAAGTTAGAAAAATTTGATATAATAGAATCCGAAAATTGTCTAAGACTTATTTCCGAGATTTACGATAAATCAGGAGTTAAATACCATGAGTGATAAATTGAATGCTTGCATAACTTACATCTCTTCTAGAAAAGCCTGTATTCCCCAGAGTTTAAAAGCTCTTTGGGAAAACTATAATCACAAATACAACTACCCAGTTTACGTTTTTTATTTTGATGATATCTATGATTCTGAAGAGTTTAAGCAATCTATAAAAAACGAAACCCCTCAAAATGTGAATTTTGTTTCGATCCCATATCAAACGCCGTCTCACATTAAAGAAGAAGAACTTTTCTATAATAGAAACGAATTGTGGTATGTAAGGACCCAGTTTCCTATTGGTAGAAAGGGGTATCTTCATATGTGTCATTTTATGTCAAACTATTATGGATACCCGAACACAGAGTTTGAAAAATATGATTATACTATGAGTGTCGATGATGAATCTATGTTTGTTAAAGAGATGCCATACGATCCGTTTGAGGTTATGAGTAATCGCCCTGAACCTATGGGTGCCTTAAAGGTTTACGATCAAACAAAAAAGGTACCACATCAAGGAAATTTTGATACAAGAGTTAATTTGTGGAATTTTATCAAGGTTTATATCAAACATTATAACGTAGAACCAAAATCTCAATTTATAAAAAACTTACTTACTGATCCTGAAGCTGATAAAAATTTTCACTTTTATCCTTGTGCAGATTCATATGTGGTTAAGATATCAATGTTTGAAACGCCTGAGTGGAAACAGTGGATCGAGGCAGTAAATCAATATGGTGGAATTTATAAATACAGGTGGGGCGACAATGATGTAAACAGTTTGTTTTATTTGATTCACCATGGAGACGATATTTATGATTTGAAAACAGTAGATGATGGATATCACAGTCAAGGTGCCCTACGTCATTTGTGCGACTACGCACCAGGGGTAAAGGACAATTCTAAATGAACATAATATATGTTGACGCTGATAATAAAACATCTAGTAATCATATGTATCAATATTATGGCGACCTTGCGAGGGAGCTTGCAAGAACCGAGACGCTCTTTGTAGTTCAGGGCGTACCTGATCACATAAATGACCTTTTTGCTGCCGTTGGGGATATTTCTGTTGATTTGATTATATTTGGACTTGGGTACTTTGCCCTTTCCAACCGAGGGGCATTTCAAAAAATAGAAGGATTAGCGGAGACTGATATTCCTGTATTTTGTTTGATTCATAAACCGCAACACTTATTGGAAGAAAAATTAAACTTTTGTAAAATAAACAACGTAGATCTTTTGTTAGAATCACAAGAACACAATTACAAAAAATACGGAGAAATAGCAGGGGTTCCATCTCAAAGGTCTTTCTTTACGGCCACGCCGAATATATACCATCCTCGTGATGTTGAAAAAATATATGACATAGGGTTTTCAGGAGCACTTCACAGCATTAATGCTGATGGGACTAGGAAAATTGAAGGACCAACATCTAATCTACGTGAGAGGGTTGGCAACCTTATTAACAATAATGATAAGTATAAAGTTTTTTGGAACTCTAGCAATTCTTTAGATTATCGAATTACTTCTCTTGAGGAATATGCGACAAAAATTAACGAGTGCAAAATCTGGCTTTCAACAACGGGACCCTTACTGGATATAGGTCCTAGATATTTTGAAGCAGCCCTTTCGAAAACCTTGATACTTTGCAATAATATGCCAGAACAATATGGAGATTTTTTTATAGACGGTAAAACTTGTGTTACGTTTGAAAATGATCTTAGTAATTTCGAAGAGAAGTTGGATTTCTATCTTTCTAACGATGATGAAAGAAATAGAATTATAGATAACGCTTACAATTTAGTTTCTCAAAATTATACTTGGAAACATATGGCTGAGAACATTATTAACAAAGCAAAGGAAATCAAATGTCTTTCCAATCCATAGCAGATTTTGAAAAAGAGGTAGCCCATTTTTTTGGTGCCCCATATGCAGTAGCAGTGGACTGCTGCACTCATGGTCTTGAGCTATGCTTAAGGATGAAAGGGGCAGAGAAAATTAAAGTACCAAGACACACCTATTTGTCAGTTCCTATGCTAGCAGACAAGTTAAATATAGAGCTTGAGTGGACTGACGAAAAATGGGAAGATTATTATTACTTGACTGATGAAATTATTGATGCTGCGGTCCACTGGAAAAAAGACAGCTATATCCCTGGGACCTATATGTGTATCAGTTTTCAGTTTCGAAAGCATTTAAGTCTAGGGCGAGGTGGCATTATTTTATTTGATAAAGAAAGTGAATTTGATATCCTAAAAAGGATGTCTTACGATGGTAGAAGCCCTGACCTATCTTGGTCTGTCCAGAATATTAAGTCGATTGGTTACCATTATTATATGACACCCGAAACCGCCGAATTAGGGTTGAAAAAGTTACCCAATGCAATTGCAACTAAACCAAAGCAATGGGTTTATACTGACTGGCCTGACTTATCACAAATGGATGTTTTTAAAGATGGCTGATAAAGCTTTATTCATAGGCTTTGAAGATTGTCAATATAGCAATAATGCTGTAGATCTTTTGATATCGAAAGGGTTTGATACTACTTTTTGGAAAGCTTCTAAAAAAAGAGGCAGTAAAATTCCTGAAAATATTCAAGATTGGAACGGCGAATATATATTTCATTTTAAATCTTACTGTATTCTTCCAAAAGATTTTATTGAAAGAGCCAGTATCGCAGCAATAAATTTTCACCCATCTCATCCAAGATACCCAGGATCTGGAGGAATTAACTGGGCCCTGTACAACGAAGATGATGAAACTGGTGTAACTGTTCATTATCTTAATGAAAAAGTTGACAATGGACCTATTATAAATGTCTACAGGGTGACAATAGAAGAGAGTGATGACGTGGCAAGTCTGATTGATAAAGTACACAGATGTCAATTTGATTCTTTTGCTAACATAATACACACTATCACAATCCAAGGATCTAGTGAACTATCAAGAATAGCTTCAGAAAACACAAACAAGTGGGGCAAGAAAACAGGTCGTATAAGAGATATTGACAAGTTAGAAAATATTGATATAAATATCTCTAAGGAAAAACTAGACAAAATTATAAAATCAACTTATTATAACGGCTATGGACCAAAGTTAAAAATCCATGGTTATACATTTAGATACTCAGGAGAGTAAAATGAAAATTTTAGTTTTAGGAGGTACTGGATTTATCGGAGGAAAGATTTTCGATCGTCTAGTAGCAGATGGCCACGAAGTGAGTCGAACATCAAGATCACTAGGGACTGATTTGTTGGAATACAAATCTTTTCGTAGCTTGTTGGAAAAAGAAAATCCTGATCTGATTTATAATCTTGCATCACATGGCGGCAGTATGATGTATGTAAGAAAGTATGCGGCAGATGTTTATGCTGACAATGTTCAGATGTGTCTTAACGTTTATAGAGCCGTTTTGGACTTTAATCCTAATATAAAAATAATACAACCTTTTTCCAACTGTTCATATCCAGGCGACAGTGCCGTGCAAGAAGAAAAAAATTGGCTAAACGGAGGAGTTCATCAGTCTGTGTTTTCTTTTGGAAATTCTAAAAGAGCCATTTATTATCTTTCGCAATGTTACTATAATCAGTATGGTGTTAGAACAGTTAATCTACTTCTTCCAAATACATATGGACCAGGTGATTCCCTAGACCCCACCAAAACCCACGCTTTAAATGGCATGGTTATAAGAATGCTGAAAGCTCAACAGAACAAAGAGGATAATTTTGTTGTGTGGGGCACAGGAAGTCCAGTCAGAGAGTGGGCATATGTGGATGACTTTGTAGAGGTTATGGTACGTGCTATGAAGATTGACCATCTAGAATACCCTGTCAATGTCGGACAAGAGAAGGGATATTCAATTAAGGAGTCGGCACTACTAATCAAAGAGGCTTGCGGCTTTACTGGCGATCTGGTGTTTGATACAAGCTATCAAGATGGAGACCCAGTTAAAATATTATCAACAGACTTGTTTAAGCAGAATTTTCCTGACTTTAAATTCTTTGATCACAAAGAAGGTATCAAAAATACTGTCAAATATTACACAGAGAATCTTTAAAAGTTTAAACCATTTAGTGTATACTAACCTGGGAGGCATTTTAAATGAAAAAAATACTTGTTACTGGCGGCGCAGGGTATGTTGGGACAGCCCTGGTTCCGCTTCTATTAAAGAACGGACATCAGGTTACTGTTTATGACAATTTAAGTGCTGATGGTACTGGTCTTATTCATAATTTTGGAAACCCTAATTTTACATTTATAAAAGGTGATATTCTAGATCTTGAAAATTTAAAAGAAGCGGTGAAGGGAAAAGATGTTATTGTTCATCTTGCTGCTATAGTTGGATATGCTGCTTGTAGAAGGGACGAGGATCTCGCATATCAAGTAAACCACCAAGGAACAAAAAATATTATATCCTGTTTGGATGGAAAGCAGTTTTTGATTTATGGTTCTACGGGTTCCAATTATGGCGCAGTGAAAGATGTTTGCACAGAAGAGACTCCACTAAACCCTCTCAGTATTTATGGAACCAGTAAAACTCTTGGAGAACAGGAGGTTTTAAAATATGCACATAGTACAGCATTTAGGTTTGCTACAGCTTTCGGAGCAAGTCCACGTTTAAGACTTGATCTTTTGGTGAATGACTTGTCTTACCTAGCATCGACTCAAAAATATATTGTTATATACGAGTCTCATTTTATGAGAACCTTTATTCACGTTAAGGATATGGCAAGGGTGTTTGATTTTGCTATTAATAATTCTGATCAGATGAGTGGTGAGGTTTACAATGTAGGCTCTAACTCAATGAATTATTCAAAGAGGGATGTTTGTAACATTATAAAAGAAAAAACAGAATGTTATGTTCATTATGCCGATTTTGATGGGGATGTTGATAAGAGGAACTACGTTGTCTCTTATGACAAACTTAATGCTTTAGGGTTTGAGACAACCATAACAGTCGAAGAGGGTATAGACGAACTACTACAGGTTTTCCCTCTTGTTAAAATAGATAACAAATATCAAAATTAAGAAAACAAAATGAAAGAGTACTATAAATTTTACCTAACGTTACACCAACATCCTAAGTGTAAATTACTACACTTCTTAGGTCAATGGTTTACAATATTCTTTGCCTCTTATGTAATATATAACTGGTATTGGTTTTTGTTCCCAGCGATACCTTTAGTAGTATATCCTTTTGCGTGGGTTGCCCACGGAGTATTTGAAAAAAACAAACCTCTAGCCTGGGAAGGTAAAAAAGATTACGGTTGGACCACCCTTAAGGCAAAAGCTTGTGACTGGATTATGTTCTATGAAATCATTAGAGGTAGGCATCGGATATGGTAGATAAAAAAGTTTTAATCATAGGTGGGTGTGGTTATATTGGTACAAGATTACGACCGCACTTAGAGGAGAAATTTACTGTTTCTACTTTAGACACTGAGTGGTATGGTAATTTTTCTTCCAAAGAAAATATTAAAAGAGATATGATGTATCTCACGGCAGAACAATTATCAAAGCATGATGTTATCATTTTGTTGGCAGGACACTCTAGTGTTAAGATGTGCGAAGACAATTTACAGGGTACTTTTAAAAATAATGTAGCTAATTTTGTCAGACTGTTGGATAATATCCACAAAGATCAAATATTCATATATGCTAGTAGTTCTTCGGTCTATGGGGACACAGGCTCAAGAGTTGTTGATGAGTCTTATTCAATGTTTAAGCCAAACAACTACTATGATCTGTCAAAGCATGAGATTGATTCTTATGCTGAATTGTCCGATAAGGTTTACTTTGGTCTTCGGTTCGGTACTGTAAATGGATACTCACCGAACTTACGCAATGATATTATGATCAATGCTATGACATATAATGCCATAGAAAACAAAAAGATATTTTGCTTCAATCCAGAAGTTAATAGACCTATTTTAGGGATTTCTGATTTATGTCGAGCGATTGAAACCATAATAGAAAAAGGCACAAGAGAAAACAAAGGCGTTTATAACCTAGCTTCTTTTAATTCTAATGCGAAAGATATAGCGACTGGTGTTTCTAAAATTACAGGTGCCGAATTGGTCATCTCGGATAAACCCCCAGAAAAAATAACAAATGTAAAACTTCAGGCAAAAGCTTATGATTTCTTGATAAAGTCAGAAAAATTTGAAAAAGAGTTTGACTTTCAATTTTCAGAAACTGTAGAATCAATAACACAGTCGATAGTTGATAACTATGAAAATATGAACAAAGGAAATAGATCAAATGTTAGACTTTACTAAGTTAGAAAAATGTCGTGTTTGTGGCTCAAAAGAACTGCTTAGTGTGTTGGATCTAAATGAACAACCTTTGGCAAACAGTTATCACAAAGGGGAAGAACAAAAAAATTTTCCACTTAAGATTAATACCTGTCAAAAATGCTTCCACACACAATTGAGTGTAGTTGTCAACCCAGACCTTATGTTTAAGGATTATTTGTATGTGAGCGGTACAAGCAAGACTTTGCATAAATATTTTGAGGACTTTGTTGGTTTTTGCGAGAAATATACAAAGCTCAAAGGAAACGTATTAGATATTGCCTGTAATGATGGAACACAGTTGGACAAGTTTAAAGACAAGGGTTGGCAAACTTTCGGCGTGGACCCAGCAGAAAATCTTTATCAACTAAGTAAAGACAACCACAACGTTGAGTGTGACTATTGGAGTGGCTCTACTGCTTTGAAGTTTGGTGTTAAATTTGATCTTATTACAGCACAAAATGTCTTTGCCCACGTTAATGATGTACATGGTTTTCTACAATCTTGCTCGCTATGTTTAAACCCTAATGGGGTTCTTGTAATTCAAACATCCCAGGCAGATATGATTTTAGATAATCAGTTTGATACGGTTTATCATGAACATCTATCCTTTTTTAGTTCTTCCTCAATGAAGAAGTGTGCAAATATAAACGGCTTTTCTCTGGTTGACATTCAAAAAACAGATGTACACGGCGGAAGTTATGTTTTTGTGTTGCGTTATGGAGTCCATAATGAAAGTTTGGCTCAAGACCAAATCGATAATGAGCGAGATAGGGGACTATATGACCTTGGAACCTACGAAGAGTATGCTAAGAATTGTTTGAATGTTGTAAACGATTTTCGAAATGCAGTTGAGTCTTTTCGAGAAAATGGGTACAAAATTATTGGTTATGGAGCAGCAGCAAAAGGAAACACATTTTTAAACTTTGCAAGTATTAATCTCGACTATATTGTTGATGATAATGAATTGAAGTGGGACCTTTATACTCCTGGCAGAAATATAAAGATAAAAAACCCACAACAACTCAAAGAAGAGAATAGTGACAAAATTGTAGTTGTTCCACTTGCTTGGAACTTCTTTAAGGAAATAAGCAACAGGGCAAACGAGATTACAGGCACTAAATTAAAGTTTATCAAATACTTTCCTAAATTAGAGGTCATATCGTGAGAGTGGCAATACTAATAACAGGGCAGATGCGAGACTATCAAGTAAATCTTGAGAATCATTTGAAACAAATAATACATCCTAATAATGCGGATGTTTTTGTGTATGCTTGTAATAAAAATACAATTCACACGATAGGGTCTAGTACGAATCAAAAATACAATATAACCTCAACAGAAGATTCTGATGCTTTAGAACAACAGATTAGAGAGTCTTATGGCACTAACTTGAAAGAGGTTGTAATAGAAGAAAATGAAAATCTTGACGACAGTGATTTTGGAACGTTAGGGTACTTTAAGAAAAGAATGAATAACCAGATGTCCAATATAAGAAAAGGATATCTTATGGCTGTAGAACATTCACAGAAAAACGGTTTCCAATACGATGTAATTGTAAGGTGTAGACCAGATAATTCAATGTTTTTAAAGCCCGTGTTACTGAAAGATTACAAAATAGAGGATGGAGTTATCCACTCTACAGTATATCCGAGCGGACATAGGGATCCTTGGTTTTTTTCGTTTTCAAACCCTTCTACTTTTAATGAGTACTGTTCTTTTGTGTATATGGATGGAGAAGACGAAACTCGAACAGATGATAACTTTGACTGCCCAGAAGTAGCACTGGAGAAGTATCTTTCGAAGATTGGGAAAAAAACAATTTTGGTTCCAAGTATATGCAGGCCGTTTTATGCGTATGATAAAACACAGCCAATTACAGAATTTCCTTTTGTCCGATGGAGCGAAAAGCTTTTAGACTCCGAGGGTAACTGGGTGGATATACCTAACTCTAGAACGGATAGCGAATGACTTCTAAGAAAGAAAACTTGCTGGACTTTGTTGGGTATCACGAAAAGTGGCATGGAGAGCCACAATCATATAGAAAGAAATATCAGTTTAACCAAAACGACTTTTTAATTGAAGAAATTTTTAAAAGGATTGGAGTTGAGGGTGGTACATTTGTCGAGTTCGGTGCCTGGAACGGTATAAAGGGGTCCAATACTAGAAAGCTGTTTTTGAGCGGCTGGGGTGGTATCTTAATAGAGCCCGAAGAGAGCAGGTTCGATGAGTTACAAAAAAATTACTCAAATAATCCAAATGTTGTAACAATTAATTCTTTTGTAACCCCAGACGGTAGTACAACATTTGATAATCTTGTAAATGATTATGTGACAGACGGTATAGATTTTTGCTCTATAGACATAGACGGTCTTGATTTGGATGTTTTTGAAGCTATTGAGAAGCATCTTCCAACAGTTGTTTGCATAGAGGGTGGACAAATGCTCTCCCCTGTGCATCAAGAGAGGTTGCCGACTGAAATTTCTAGCGAAAATATGCAACAAGGTTTGTTCATAATGAACAAGTCGTTTGAAGAAAAAGGGTATAAGATTCTCTGCTCTTATCAAGATACTTTCTTCATCAAAAAGGAATACTATCATTTATTTAACACAACAGGTGATTTGGTAGAACTTTACCTTGATGGTATTTTAGCTTATCCAAGAATTCCATGGATTTTGCAAAAAATATCAGAGGTTAATTATAGGTTTGGTATCAATTTGTCTAATGACTTCTTATTATATGCTATAAGAGATGTTCCCTATTGCCACCCACAGGCACCCACAGAACATAAGATTTCTTGGGTAAATGAAAATTATTCAAACATTGTTAAAAATATAGAAACTATTAGACAGAAATATGTAGAAAGCATAAAGGAGAAATAATGTCTTATCTAGGTTACACAAAAATGATTTCGGAATATTGCGCTTCAGTATATTTTGAGACTAGACGACCCGTTAGGATTTTAGAGATTGGAGTCAGCAAGGGACAAACAGCACTTCCATTATTGAGCAACCTAACGACGGAAAGAGTTGATTTTATGTTTGTGGGTGTAGATGTATTAAAAGATGAAACATTTGAAACTCAGATACAATATATGGATGGTGTCAGACCCGCACTCTGGACAAATGAGGGAACAATATCAGAACACAAACGTCCTAATTATTTTTACACAATTAGAAATAGCTTAGAGTTTCTTCCTGAACTAGTACAAAACAATGTAAAATTTGATTGCATCTTATTAGATGGAGACCATAACTATGCCACAGTCTCAGAAGAACTAAAATATTTTAATAGTTTAACAGAACATCATGCTGTTTGTTTTGCTGACGATTATAATGGCAAGCACGCTGGAAAAGATTCTTTTTATAGCGAAAACGATGAGCATCAACAAGTGAAAGATATGTTTATTGAATTAAAAAATGATATCAATAAACAAGGGGTAGATACTGCTATAGATGAATTTCTTGAAAAAAATAATGAGTGGGATATGTTTAATCCAATGCCCCAATTTGAACCAGTGGTTATGTTTAAGAATATGACACTTGATGAAAAAAATATGAGCCTAACAAAGGTATGAGAACACGAACTTGATAGTTATACAGTTAACAAATGGATTTGGAAATAATTTATTCCAATATAATGCAGCAAAATTATTGGCAGAGTTCCTTGGACAAGAGGTATACTGTGTGCCGCCATTTCAAGATTACTATGCAATAAGTTCACTCAAATCGTTAGGTTTCAAGTTCCTAGAAAACAATCACACGGTTTCTGGAGTTGTTGTCCCAGAGAATTCTTATAACCTGTGTTTCGATAAAAAATACGAAAACGAAACATTTATTTTGTCTGGGTACTTTGAAGATTATCGATACTTTGACAAAGACATAAATAAGATAAAATCTTGGTACCCAAAGGCAGAAAAAAGAAAAGACAAAGATCTTGTTATACACTTTAGGGCTGGAGATAGGTTATTTTACAAAAATGAGTTTTATACCAAACCACAAGTGCAGAATTATAAGAGAGCAATAGAAAAATTTAATTTTGATAAACTTCATATTGTAACTGATATGCCAAAGTGGGACTTTATCACCAAGAGTGATCTAAAGTCCATGAGTTTTCATTATAATGTGCCAGAGAAAGATAGGGTCTCAGCACAGGAGTCGGTTGATTACTTTAATTCGTTCATTGACGGGTTTTCAGAATATAATCCAATTATGGAAAAAAGATCGATCGTAGATGACTTTAACTTCATAAGAACCTTTGATAATATATTGTTCCAACATGGGACATTAGGATGGTGGGCTTCGGCTTTGAGTGAAGCATCCAAAGTTGGTGTTTATGGACCTTGGCGGACTTGGAAGGCAGACTCTAATAAAAACTTAAGTCAAGTTGGCCTAGAAGGTTGGTTTAAATGGGAATAAAAAATGAGTAAAATAGGAATAATTGGTTGCGGTTTTGTTGGTTCATCTATAAAATCTGGACTGTGTGAAAAGAACAATGTCAATTCATATGACAAATACAACACTGACTTATCCACGGTTGATAATCTTCAAGCACTTGTGGAAAAATCTGATATACTTTTTGTATGTGTGCCAACACCTATGAACAAGGATGGTTCCTGTGATACAAGAATAGTGGAATCTACTGTTCTTGAAGTGGATAAAATCACAAATCCTTTAAGTAAAAAAATAGTAGTAATAAAATCAACAGTTCCGCCAGGAACAACCAGTAAGCTACAGAGCGAAACTGCTAATGTAGATGTGGTTTTTAATCCTGAGTTTTTAACGGAGGCAAATCACATTGAAGATTTTAAAAACCAAAAAAGAATTGTATTAGGAGGAGACGGGTGTACTCCCGCTCTGGAAAAGCTCAAAGCAATGTATATGAAACAGTTCCCAGAGGTTCCGTATGTTTTGTGTGGCTCTTTAGAGGCGGAAATTACGAAATATTTTTGCAACTGCTACTTGGCTACTAAAGTTTCATTTGCTAATGAAATGAGACAACTATGTGACTCTCTAAATGCAGATTACAACAGAGTGGTTGAGGCTTCCGTGTACGATACGAGAATTGGAAAAAGCCACCTTGCAGTCCCAGGACCTGATGGTAAAAAAGGCTTTGGTGGATCTTGTTTTCCAAAAGACATTAATGCTATTATGGACGTAATGAAAAAAAACAACATAGAGTCAAAAGTTCTTAGGGCTGTGTGGGACAAAAATCTAGAAGTTAGACCAGAAAAAGATTGGGAACAATTAAAAGGAAGGGCAGTAAGTTATGAATAAAATACTTGTAACTGGCGGCTCGGGAATGGTTGGTCACGCTGTCAAGCAAGTATGCCCCAGTGCAGACTATCCTACACGAAAAGAGTTAGACCTACTTGATGAAGAAGCTGTTAAAGATTTTGTAAAAGATGGTCATTATAATTTTGTGATACATTTAGCAGCAAAAGTTGGCGGTGTCAAGGCCAATACTGATTATGTGGCAGGTTTTTATACAGACAATTGTAAGATAAATTCAAATGTCCTGCATGCTAGTATGCTGGCGGGCGTAGAGAAAGTAGTTTCGCTTCTGTCTACTTGCGTATATCCAGATAAGGTTACATATCCTATTACAGAAGAGCAGCTTCATTTGGGGCCTCCGCATCCCTCTAACTTTGGATACGCATATTCCAAAAGAATGGTGGATGTTCAAAGTAGAGCATATCGCCAACAGCATGGTTGTAACTTTATTTGTGCTATTCCAAATAATCTTTATGGAGAAAATGACAACTATCATTTGACAGATGGTCACGTTATTCCTGCCCTTATGAGAAGAATATATGAGGCTAAGCTAAACGGTGATTCAGAAGTCGAGGTGTGGGGAGATGGATCTCCTCGCCGAGAATTTACTTACTCTCCCGATATTGCGGAAATTTTACTGTATTTGTTGAAAAGCTATGATAGTGCAGATCCGATAAATATAGGACACACAGCAGAATTGTCTATCAAGGAGGTGGCTGAATCTCTTTGCGAAAATTTAGGTTTTAGCGGAAAGATTTCTTGGAACACTAGTATGCCAAACGGACAGTTTAGAAAGCCAAGTAGTAATAGAAAATTTCTAGATTTTGGCTGGGATGAAAATAAATATACTAGCTTTGACGTTGGTATAAAGAAATCTTGTGAATGGTTTGTAAATAATTACCCAAATATTAGAGGCAAAGTATATGACTAGATGTTTGGTAACGGGACACAAAGGTTACATTGGGGCGCACTTATTTAATAAGCTAAAAGAGTTGGGTCACGATGTTAGAGGTATTGATTATAAAGATAATCCTTCGGAAGATCTGTTGGTAGTTTTGGACAATGACCCATCTTATGCCGAATTTAAACCAGAAGTAATCTTTCACATGGCTTGTATTCCTCGTGTTGGTTATAGTATGGAATACCCTGTTGAGACTATGACAAACAATGTTCTAGCCACAACTAAGATTTTAAACTTTGCTAATAAAGTAAAAGCCAAAAGAGTAATTTACTCAGGATCCTCTTCGGTTGTTGGTGACGGTAATGGTCCCAATAGTCCTTATGGTCTACAGAAACTTATTTCGGAGATGGAGTGTAAGCTATACGCAAAAGTTTTCGATATCGATACAGTCACTCTCAGGTATTTTAATGTTTACTCGCCTGATCAATCTGCTAGTGGTCCGTATGCCACAGCAATTTCAAACTATATGCAATATATTCGAGATGGTCGAACACCCTTTATTACTGGTGACGGTAATCAGCGTAGAGATATGGTTAATGTTAAGGATGTTGTTGGTGCTAATATATTTGCTATGAATCACAATAAGAATTTTAATGGAAAACATTATGATGTTGGTACAGGAAGTAATATTTCTCTCAATGAAGTAAAAGATATTGTTCAAAAACACTTCCCAGGTTTAGATTTTGAATATGTAGAAGACAGGCCTGGCGACATTTTATTTACACAAGCTGATGTTAAACCATTAAAGAAACTTGGCTGGAGTGCTAAGATAGATATACGAAACGGAATTAATGAATGTTTCCAGAAAACAAAAGGAGAAATAAAATGAAATTTTCTAACCAAGCAATTGGCTCTCTATTGATGACTTTACAAAAATGTCTGTCAGAGCAGACGGATATTACTGAATTGTTGGCAGATTGGGACCTAGAAATTAAAAACGACGAAATTGTAGTAACTAATCCTCCGTCTTTTAAGTCAGATGTTATTGAGTAATGCCACTTTATAACTACGATTGTTTGGAGTGTGATAGTAGTTTTGAACTTAGGCACTCTTACAAAGAAAAGAATGTCGAGTGTATTGTGTGTAAGTCAAAGAACATTAAAAAGAACTTATCACAACGATCGCAAGTAACAAAAAAAATATCTTTTGTGGATAAAAAACTTGGATCTGAAGTAGAGAATGCAATTCAAGAAGGAAGACAAGATTTAAACAAACAAAAGTCAAAAATAAAGAACCGAACCTACATCAAAAAATGACAAATACTTTATTATCAATATTTTTGTTCTTATCTGTATCGATAAACATATTGTTTTTCTGGTACATTCGAAATCTTTTGCAGTATTTAAAAACAACAAATGAGGAAACAAAAGAAGTCTTGATAAAGATATCCGATTTTAGTGAGCATTTAACAACTGTTTATAACAGGGATATTTTTTATGGTGATGCTACTCTTGAGGCTTTACTTCTGCACACTCAAGAAATGTCAGAGGAAATGGAAGCTTTTGTTAAGACAAACAATAATATTATGTTAGAGACTGAAGATGCCTAGAAAAAAGAACAGCAAAAAGTATTATTTTACAGAAATAACAGAAAAGGCAATAATTGATTACTGTAATACCGATAGCCTCTCGGAGAGGTCAGATTTATATATACAGCATATTCAGCCTGCCTTTGATGAATTAGTTGATAAAATTGTTTACACCTATAAATTTACTTCTCTTGAGAACATAGATTATCATAAAGATGATTGTAAAATTTGGCTGACAACTATTTTAGGAAAGTTTGATCCATCAAAAAATAAAAAAGCTTTTTCGTATTTTTCAGTAGTCACTAAAAATTGGTTTACACATAAGGCAAAAAAACAAACAAAAAGAAATAGACGTGAAGTCAATTACGACGAAATGATCAGAGAGATAGAGATTGTTTCTACAGACCCATCAAACAATCTTCTAGAAGAGGTTGAGGAAAGACAATTTTGGATGACACTTTTAAATGAAGTGAATACCTGGCAAAAACTTCCTTTAAAACCTAACGAGCAGAAAGTTCTTGATGCTGTTTTGACATTGATGGAGAATATTGATAAAATAGAAATCTTTAACAAAAAAGCAATTTATCTCTATATGAGAGAGATAACAGGACTTAACACAAAGCAGATAGTCAGTTGTTTAAACAAAATGAGAGAAAGATATAGGATCTTTAAAAAGAAGTGGGATGATGGAGAAATTTATTAGCTTTCTATTTATTGTATGAAAAAAGATCTAAATTCACTAATAGAACAAGCCCTTGAAAATATCAACAAGGACAGACAGGAAACAGAAGTACTCTTAGATAATTTAAAAGAGTACATGAATGTTTCAAATGAGCGGTACTCAGATTCAGGTGCGACTGCTGCCAAATTTGTGGAAACCCTGCAAAGAAGTAACGAACAACTAGTTAAACTTGCAACCTTAGTTTATAAAAAGGAACAGTCGTCAGGTAGCACTGGGTTGACAGATGACGACAAGGATCAGTTATTTGATATCCTGAAGGAGGAATAGAATGGCTGATGTTAGCTACTTAGCAAAAAGTATTGGAACTGGTGGAGATTTTCAAAAAAAACTTGAAGCCATCCTAAAAGATCAAAATACAGCAGAGATACCAACTAACAAAGCTTATGACCTAGAGCGCTCAAGTCCAACGGGTATCCTTAAGCAAATGATAAGAGAGCGGCACACGCCGCAAACTATAAATCAAAAGCCTGTGGCAACAGCGCAAATTTTGAGAATAGAAAATGACTTACAATCATACTACGATGCAACAAATCCTGATCAGGATACGGAAACAAAATATGTTTTAGCAAGATTTAGGGTCTTATCTGACAGAAGACATCATTGGCTTCCTGAGCCCAAAAGCTTTAATGAAGATGATATTATATCTCTTTATCCTCTGGCAAAATATGCAGTCGTTGCAGGTATGGACCAAATGTTAAACCCAGGTGACATTGTTCAGGTTACATTTGAAAACCATGCTGATCAGTATTCTTCCTACTACGAAACAGCCACAATTAGTACTAATATAGGAAATATTGGACAAGTCGATTCTTTGACTGCTAATAAAAAGTGTGCCAATGTAAAATTGCCACCACTACCAGCAGATGCAAATCCAGATAATTTAGCTACTGATCCTTGTTTGGCTATTGGAAATGTTGCAGGACAAAACGTATATAATGCCAAAAAAGAAGCCCAACAAAATAAGAAGCAAATTATTATTCCAAGATTTCCTGTAACATCAGGGTATTCTAAAATGTCTAATTGGGGACAAATTAGAAGAAGAAGTGATGGATCAACTAGGCGTCACTGGGGAGTTGACTACGATCTAAAAATGAACGATGTAGTTCAGGCTGCTTTAGATGGCGTAGTGATAAGAGCAACGACACAATATGGAAAGGATGATCAAGGGCAACGAACAGATAGAATTGTAGGATATGGAAATTATGTTGTACTTAAACACTCAATATATTCCAAAACTTTAAATGGGCCACCTGTAATATTTTACACTCTTTACGCACACTTTGGCGATAATAGTGGGAGCAACAATGGATTTATGGTTAGAAAAGGACAAAAAGTCAAAAGAGGACAACCTATAGGGAAAGGTGGAAACAGCGGAACCAGTAGATCTGGACCTGGCGGCGATGGCTCACATTTGCATTTTGAATTTTTAGATAATCCCAACTTTGGTGCTGCTATCACACCCGCTCTAAAAAAGAAAAACTCAAAGGATCCCGAGACAGAATTTTTTAGAAGAGGGTTTTATATTGATACACCACAAGCAGCAAAAGAAAAGCGTGATAAAACTACTAAAGAACAGGCCCACGATGCATACGACGGAGCAGGACCATAAATGACTAAAGCACCAAATGACGCTCCTGCAAGAGTTGGGGATAATAAAGATCAAACTAAATCTGGAGGCACAGCATCTGTCGTAGAAAAGGGCAGAACAGGGCTCTTTCACAATTTGAGTCTTGGTGCAAACCCAACCCTGAATATGCAGCCAGCAGAAAATCATATTTCAGGTAAAGAAAATACTTTTATAATCATGGGCAGAGATCGTCCTGGCAGCGAAACTTCGGGAACAGGAGCAGAAGCCACAACAAATGTTGGCTGTATACAATTGATAGCAGGACTATCAGGAGTATTAGCTAGAGAAGTTAATGAAAAGAATGAAAGAGTTGTAACTAATCCAAGTACAGAGTTAGATTCTGCTAAAATTTATATTTCACAAAGAGCAAAAGACATTGACTCAAAAGAGTATTTTCATTTAGCTGAGGGTAATGTTGGATACTTAACAAACCGTTCTGCTATTGCTATTAAGGCAGACTCTGTAAGAATTATCGGAAGAGAAGGAATAAAAATCGTAACAAGCGGTGACACCCGCAGTGGGTCTTCTGGGAAATTTATTGGGGGCACTGTGCAGGGAGTTGATATAATCGCTGGTAATGATGACACTGACCTACAGCCCATGGTGAAAGGTGATGACTTAGCAAAGGTTCTCGATAGTTTATTAGAAATAATACAAGACATTCACTCTTCAGTAGCGTTCCAGCTAGAATTTACTTTAGCCTCTGCGGGTGCCCTAACAGATCCCACAGGTACATCCGCAGCAAAATTAACAACTATGTTAACAAGAATGCCCATGGAACTAAGTAATTTAGCTTGTCAAGAAAGAAACTTTGCCTTCCATAAAATGAACTATAGCGATAAAAACCCTTTTGCAAAATTTAACTTTCGAAGCAAACATAATAATGTAAACTAAGTATTTTATGTCAATAACAGATAGACAAAGAAAAATTGTAAATCCTTACGCTGATTCTCTTTTGACAGAAGAGAGGTCAGGTGCTGGGTACGACTATGAAAGCGTCAGGAATCGCTTTGTTCTGGATGCGATCCACGAGAGATATATTTACTTTTTTCAGTTTCCTAAAGTTGGTGATGCGCTCAATGTTGATGAGGAGCAAGGAATACAAAACCCTCAAGTAAGTCAACAAGATCTTTTGGCTTATTTTGCACTATATCCGCAGAATGGAAAATTAGTCGATGGACAAGTGGTCGAACTAAGTGTTGAAGAGGCATACGAACAATTACAAACAATAATAGATCTTCTTTCTCAAAATAATGTTCTAGATAGATATTTATCAAAAACAAGTGAATTGTCATACGAAGAGGCTTTTCAAAATAGGCAAAATTTAGCCAACTTAATTGCCATACCGCCAGCACATTCTAATTCCTATAGAAGAAGTTTGAGATCTGCTTTTTCTTTGCCAAACGATCAGTATAGCAGTGAAGTAAACCTAAGCGGCATTGATCTATCTGCGAGAGCAAGCACATATGTTATTGCAAATACTAATGTAGATCTATATGACTGGAGAAAAAACTGCGAACCAGGGCAACGACAGAATGTTTATTACAATTCTGTTGATAGGAACTATTATTTTACAAACAGAACAGACATTGTATCTGTTCAGGAAGCGCCAGGTTATGTATTGAATATCTTAAGAGGTGTTCCCGATGGACAGGCAGAGTGGGAAAGATCTTCACGCCTAGCAAAAGAACAATATTCTGATGCTGTAGCAAAAGGAATAAGTGAGATTTTATTGGCAACAGGGAAAAATTCTGAAGAAAACTTAGCAAGCATAAGTGATATATTTTTACCACCAAATACATTTAGGTTGTATACATATCTCGATCCTCGACCTGGATCTCGATGGACATATGCGGTTAAAATCCCATCAGAATCTATCAATATTTTGCCCGAACCATCAGGCACAGAAACCTCTAGAGAAGAAACAGAAATATCACCCTTACAAAAAGCAAAAAGAATTATTGGAGAACAAAACAAAAGTAGTCAAAGTGTCAGATTTCAAGTCGAGGATATGATAAGATACGTTTACTATGGCAAAAAGCTTCTAAAAAAATACGACAAAAACTTATTTGAATTATCGCTTCGTTCGAATATGTTGTCGGGGATTGATCTTGACAGGGAGGCGTTCCGTATAAACAATTTTTTCGACCTGCTAGAATTGTTTTATAGCTTCAATAAGATAACACTCCAAGACACTGATTTTATTGAGATGTATTTTACCAGTGATTATTCTTTGGAATATATTGTTGTAAACGGATCATTTTATTATCAGGGGACAGGAACAACAACATTTTTAAACCAAGAGGAAAAGCCAAGAGTTTTAGACGCTTTTTCAATTTTTACGCCAACTACTTTTTCTATAATAAAAAATAGCGAACAAATCTACAATGAAGCAAAGATAACCTCGCCAGACAACAGAAAAAATGTCTTAACTTTTATGACTGAGTATTTGTATCCGCTGTTGGATCTTGATAATATCAAAAGAACAGAAGCAGCAAAACAAGAGATAGAAAAAAGAAAGCGACAAAAAAGAAAAAAACTATTTGAAACCTATAAGCGTGTAACGGGCGGGAGACCCGAAGATTTTGAGTTTTTATATTCTAATCGACCACTATCTTATACTCTTACAAATACTTTGAAAAATATGGATTGTGATACTGGACAATCTTTTGTTCTTGGTCAAGCTTTACTTCTATGGAAAAATTTAGAGAGCAAAACACCACTACAATCAGTAATAAGACAAGTGATAATTCTTCTTCGTGACGAGGTTATCGAAGATGAGGTAGCAAAAAGACTCCTTACAGAATCAGACCAGTTTATTAGGGATCCTTCTCTTTTTAGGAGAGATATCAAAAAATTTATTGACGATCAAATATTTTGTTCTTTGGATGTCATTGGTGATTTTATAGAAGATCAATTTTTAGATCCGCTTGGGCTACCGCCAGAAGCAAATCGTCTAACAAGACAAGTTATTAACGGAACGCCTAAAATAGAATTCAAAAAGTGCTCAATGGTGTCTCTAAAGGCAAACCAGTCGGCAATATACCAAAAGATGCTAGAATCTATTTTATTGAATTTTTTGAAATCAATTCTGGCTGGACTAGCCAAAGATTTACTAAAAGCAGTCTTAGGTTGTGGGCCAGATGACCAGAATACAGATTTAAAAAATTCTATTCGTAAACAAGATTTTGGCGTTATAAACTTAATGAACTTTCTAGACAATGTTGATATTGTTGCTGCCGCCAATATGGTAGGTTTAAAGCAAAGAATAGACGGGCAAAGCGAAGATGTAACCTTGGAGCAAATGTCTAATTTTATAGAAGACGTCTCTTTGATGTCAACGCCAATAGAAATACAACAACTTCTAAATGGCGACGCAACTAATGATCTTCTTCGTCACTTAATAGAAACTGTTAAGGGCACAAAAGATATTAATCAAATGAGAGGACAAGACCCAATTCAGATAATTGTTTCTGACTATTCCACGGTTAATTTTACCACTGAAAGAATCTCTGAATTTTTCTTTACAATTGGAGAGGCTCTTGACGGTCGATTTGGAGACCTCGGAGAAACAGGGTTAACATCTCCTTTAGAAGCATATTGTAATTCAAGAGATGGACTATTAGACCCTTTATCGTTACAGTTCACAGAACCTGAGTTTGAAGCCCAGTACAATGACATAATTAATAGCAAAATAGCAAAAATTAATACTTACTGTAATTTTTTAAGAGATTTTACGAATATTGAATTAGAGATTCAAAGGTTAGTAGAATCATTACCAGGGTTGCAGTGGTATGATGATTTATTGAAAGAAATTGCTGGAATTTCTAATAGATTTGCTGAGTGGGTTGCAAGTTTGTTTTCAGATCTGTTTGAGAAAGAACAGATTACAAGACAACAACCTGTGTATAACCTCTATAATTCAAAAATGGGAACAGAGTTATTTTATCAAATATTCTTCGCACTAAGAGAGGTGCTAATAAATCAGTTGTACTTTAGTAATTCGGGTACTTTTTTTCAAACCCCAGCAGGTTTTTCTTATAATAGGCTTGGGTATAGAGCGACATTGGAAGATGATTTTTTTGGACAAGATGACGTACAAATCAGGGGAAACTTTGGGGGCAGATATAACCAGTATACACAAAGAAATGTATATAAATATATTTGGTCTGACCCACGCCATGGCGCCACTATAGCCCCGAAGAGACTTAACATCCCTCAGTATCGAAACCCTATAGTACCACCATATGATCATATGGATGCAGCTTACTATAGTGTAAGAAATTCTCCAGCTAGATTAATAAAAACTTTGGGTCGTTTGCTGTCTCCAGCAAATATTGAAAAAATAAATTATGGAGGACCTCGGCGTGCCGATAATATTGTTGAAGCCTTCAGAGATATCGGCGAAGATGGTAACCAAGAGTTTAGATATTTATCCTCAGTATCTAATACAGTCTATGATTATTTGGCAAGAGTAGAACAAGCTCCTGTAGGCGGCGGCTGGACAGGTGCCACATATTTAAGATGTTCTCCATCCTCAAGGGGAGATATACAAATATTTTTTAACTCAAAACCAACAGGACAATTTGATGAACAGAGTCGGTACACTCCAACAGAAATATTTAACGAGTTGTCTAACAACTCTTCAGAGGCACCTGTAGGCATACAGGGGGATTATAATCTAATTGATTATCGAATTTTTGAAGGGACAGAATTTGATGGATCCCAAATATCTGTCAATAATTCATATAGGTTACAGATAAATGGAGTAGAACTACCAACGTTAGATAGTGGAGCAACTATAGATTATATGGGAAGTTTGTCTATTGGCATTAATAACACTGAAACCGTAGACAGTCGATCAGGGGTGTATAGCCGATTTAAAAATATTCTTATTATGCAAAATTATACACAAAGAATTGACGACCTGATAAACAATTCTGTTATTAATGATATTGGAAGAAGAAGAATGCCGAAATATGTGGTAGCTTTGAATAAACCAGCGCTACAAAAAACAGACGATATCTGTGTTACAACCGAAGATATTGTTCGTGGCGATGCTGGATTAAAAAAAGTTCAAGCAAATATGTTCTCTTTCTTTATGAATATTATGCCAATGGCTTCTCCCTATCCCAACTGGAGAAGCGAGGGAACTGTTCAAGTCATTAAACAGTATCTAACAAACAAATTAATCGAAGACTTAAAAGACAAAGATATTCTTGGGTCTTTTTATGAGTTAATACCATTTATTCGCCTTGTATATCCGAGAGTTGAGGGGGATGATCAATTTCGTAAGAATCCAATTATTTTGGATAGCCTAACACCTCTTGAGAACACAAGAAACATTGTAGAAGCAGTTTATGTGGGGATGCTAGACAATATCTCAAAAACGTCAGAATATAGCTCTGTAAATAAATCGATGTTTGACCCATCAACCCAGTTAAATAGATACAAAGAATTATTAGGTAGATTTTATCTTGAGATACACAGGTCTAATAATTTTGCTAATTTCTTACCAAGCAACGTTCGAAATGATCAAAATGCTGTAAATCAATCCAGAGACCTTCTTGGTAGTTTTTATGAAATACTTGAAAATGAAGATTTTAAACCAGTAGCAACAGATCTAGGAGTAGTTGCTGGAACTTATTATTTTCCAGCAGCATTTCAAATAGCGTCGTATATGATTTATCTTGACAAAGGAATTAAATATAGCGAAAGATATTCAGATATGAACTATAGAATGCTGTTAGAAGAAGCGGGTGCCGACGACGGACTTCTAACAGCAATCAAGGGTCAATTGGTTCAAAGGTTTACTCCCAGTTTTATTGGGTTTCCAGCGATTCAAGATACTTATCTTCAATTTCAAAGAGACCAAGAAGGCATACGACTACCAGCAGACTACTCTAATAATTTAAATGCGTCTGCATATGAGTTTGATTCAGATATGTTCAGTATTACATATTTTAATTCCCGTCAAATTAAAGGGAGGATAAAGCATCTTGAAAGGATTTTAAAACTTATTGATGATGGTGCTGGTTTTGACATACGGAAAGCAGAGCAGCTTGGAATTAATGAGGAATTAATTAGTGAGTACAGTGAAGAAGATCAGCCAGGTTTTTTGTTTGCGATGAGAAGAGGGTATAATCAAGTAAGGTTAAGCAACGATCAACCACCTATTGTTCAACTACAAAATGATGGACCTTATGAAATAAGGACAGACAATAATGCCCCTCATGAAATATTAACTGTAAGCAACTTTCCATTTTCTGACATCCGAGAGAATGACATATTAAGATCTTTAAATTTTGCGATAAATATCTACGGAGATGAAAACTACTCCTATAGGACACCTCAACGAGGAATCCCAGATCGAAATTTTAGACCCAACGATGATGACGAGGAGCCCCCAAGACCATCTGATTTATTTTTAGTAGAAAGATTTAATCTTGATACGGTAGATTTAGATGAAAATGGATTATCTCAAAGAGATAGGGTGGTCGCTATTCTGGAATCGATAACACAAAGAATAAGAGCAGGAGAAACACCACTTCAGGACCTAGTATCAACTAGGGCTGCGGATACAAATAGGTCTCGTCCAGAATATTTCTTGTCCTCGTTATTCTTAGACGTAGCACCTGTTGGAGATCGAGTTTTCATATTGGAAGAAAAAAACGCACTGGAAAAACTAATTATTCGAGATGAGTAACTTACAAGGCATATCACCAAGGATTCCATTAGTGTACGACAGTACAGATGGGCCTTACCAACTTAATAAAACCTTAAAGCAAACCTTTAGGCAAAATTTAAAAATGCTTGTCTTGACTATGCCTGGTGAAAGAATAATGGAACCAGACTTTGGTGTTGGTTTATATGGGTTTTTGTTTGATTCCATTACAGAGGACACTTTCACTAATATTTCTGAGAAAATAAAAGAGCAAATAGACATCTACATACCAGCGATAAATCTTACAGAAATAGCTTTTGTTACCAGTGATGAGGATTCTACTTTGAGTTTTAATGAGGTAAGAATAAGTATAAAATATAATATTTTACCCTTTAACGGAAGTGATGAACTAATAATAACCTCGACGATGACTAATTAATATCGGGAAAAACAAAATGGCAAAAAGACCGATAAATTATACAAGCAGAGATTTTGAGTCCATTAAGAATGACTTAGAAAATTATGCTAAACGTTACTATCCTACTACATTCAAAGATTTTAGTGAAGCTTCTTTTGGTGCTTTAATGTTGGATTTAGTTGCATATGTGGGAGATCAGCTTTCCTTTTATGCAGATTTCCAAACAAATGAAAGTTTTCTTGACAGCGCAATTAGATATGATAGTGTTGTTAGGTTATCCGAGACCCTCGGATATAAAAATCAGGGCGCTGCTAAGTCAACTGGACAAGTAGCTATATTTATGCTTGTACCAGTATCGTCTAATTCTAGATCTCCAGATGTAAATTATTTTCCGATTTTACAAAGAGGGACAATCATCTCAGGGGAGAATGGTGCCGCCTATACTTTAACAAATGATGTTGATTTTACAGATCCCAATAATCAAATAACGGTAGCCAGAACTGACACAACAACAGGTAACCCAACATTTTTTGCTGTAAAAGCATTCGGTCAGGTTGTTTCTGGTCGTCAATTTGAGGATCAAATAACAGTGGGTGATTATCAAAGATTTTTAACCCTGGATCTTGGTAGGAATAATGTAACAGAAGTTTTATCTGTAAAGGACTCTCAGGGTAACGAATATTTTGAGGTTGAAAACCTATCTCAGGATGTTGTCCTGAAGCAGGTTAAGAATGTAGATAGTTCAACAAGAGATGATGTTGCTTACTCTATGCGAGTTATGCCTGTGCCCAGAAGATTTACAACAAGGTTCAATGTAGATGGATCAACAACACTTCAGTTTGGTTATGGGTCTGAGGATAATCTAACTGGTGATCTTGTCGCTGACCCCGCAGACGTTGTACTTAACGTAAACAGTAAGCCTTATGTTTCCGAGACGACTTTTGACCCTACAAACTTAATAAAGACCGACAAGTTCGGAGTTGTCCCAACAAATACAACTCTTACAGTAATTTATACAGCAAATACTTCAAATGTATCAAATGCCTCTGTTGGCAGTATTAACAATATTTCGAGTCCAAAACTTCTTTTTAATGACAGGTCACAATTGTCTGAGGCCGTTATTGATATCATAGTAAGTTCGATTGAGGTAGATAATGAAGAGCCAATAACTGGTGATAGTGAGCCCCTCACAGCAGATGAGATAAGGATTAGAGCACTTGGATCCTACGCTACACAAAGTCGTGCAGTGACCAGAGAAGATTATATGAACTTGGCCTATCGTATGCCTCCAAAATTTGGAAAAATCAAAAGAGCAAATGTGATAAGAGATGAAAATTCTTTTAAAAGAAATCTGAACATGTATGTTTTGTCTGAGGACTTCCTTGGTAACTTGTCAGTGCCAAACTCTGTATTGAAAGAAAATCTCAAAGTATGGTTAGACAATTATAGAATGATCAATGATACAATTGATATTCTTGATGGGAAAGTAATAAACTTTGGTATTAAGTATGAGATAATATCTGACATAGATGCAAATCGTTTTGATTTGTTAGAGCAATGTAACGAAGCTTTGAAGAGTGATTTCCTGACAATAAAGTTCGGACTAGGAGAGTCTGTATACCTCTCAGAGGTGTATAAAATACTTAATGATGTGCCAGGAGTTACAGATACAAGAAATGTTGAATTTTATAATCTTAATGGTGGAGTTTATAGTAACTATATTTACGACATTGATTCAAACATATCTAGAGATGGAAGGTATCTTATTGTCCCCCCTGATTCAGCAGCAGAAATTCTTTTCCCAGATACTGATATTTTAGGAGTTATCGTGTAAAATGGCTATAAAAAAATATTACGCTACAAAAGATAACACGATATCTAACGCTTTCAAGAGCAATCTTTTAACGAGGGCTACTGGGTCTAATATGGGCGCAGCAGATATCTTAGAGGTTTTTGTAATACACGGACAAACTTCCGCATCAGTTAGTACCGAAAACGCTGAACAGAGTAGGGTAATTATTGAGTTTCCAATCGATTCAATTCAGGCGGATATGAATAACGGCGTTTTGCCAACAAGTACAGGAAGTATTCAGTTTTACCTAAATTTGTACAATGCTCCTCATGGCTCTTCAACGCCTACAGAGTTCAACCTAGACGTGAAGATGTTAGCCCAGGCTTGGAGTGAGGGTCGTGGACTTGATATGGACAACTATTCAGATTCAGGTGTATCTAATTGGATTTCCGCCTCATCTACCGCAGAGTGGGGAACAACAGGAAGCTCATTTATAGGTGGTGTAAATACCTCTGCAAGTGTATCTTTTACTACAGGAATTGAAAACATATCGGTAGATGTGTCTGAGCAAGTTTATAAATGGTTAGACGCAACAAACAATTATGGATTCCTTATAAAATTCCCAGACAGTATTGTTTCAGGGTCTGACTCTTATTATACAAAGAAATTTTTTGCAAGAACTAGTGAATTTTATCATTACCAACCAACAATTGAGGCTCGATGGGATTCTTCAAGAAAAGATAATAGAGGAAACTTTTTTATTAGCAGCAGTTTGGCAACTTCTGATGACAATAGGAACACCCTATTTCTGTACAATGTGATCAGGGGAGAGTTAAAAAACATACCAGGACTAGATGATAATAAGTTGATGGTTGAGTTGTATTCTGGAAGCACAGCACCAGAAGGATCTGCTTTGTATGTTGATGATTCTTCAGGAACATCAGTTACCGCAATAACTGGTGGATTACTCATAGAGAATGGTACCACAGTAACAGGCGTATACACAGCGTCATTCGCTTCAACCAGCAGCCTAACCACCGTGTATGATGTGTGGCACACAGGCTCAGGGGGCTCAAGAATAGAATTCTATACAGGATCATATGAACCAATTGGAGTTGAGACAAGCGACCTTCAATATGATAAAAAATATTTAACTTCTATAACAAATTTAGACAGTTCATATGAGAAGGGTCAAAAGCCAAATCTTAGAGTGTTTATTCGTGAAAAAAACTGGAGTCCTACAATATACACCGTGGCATCCTCAAAAGTAGATACAACAATAATAGAAGATGCTTATTATAGAATTTTTAGGTCAATTGATAACTTAGAAATAGTGCCTTATGGAACTGGAAGCTCAAACAACAACTTCACTCGTTTGTCATATGATGTAAGCGGGAACTATTTTGAATTAGACACCTCGTGTTTAGAACAAGGCTACTCATATGGAATTCAGTTTGCCTACTATTTACAGGGTGAATACCAACAACAGCCAGAGGTATTCAAATTTAAGATAGAAGAAGATAGCCTGTATGAGTAGATTAAAGGACTTATATCAAAACAACAAGCAAGGAACAACTGTTGGGAAATATCTCAATAGCAGTTCTCCTGATAATTTAGGAGGAGGCATAGAGTCAGAGGCTCATTTAAAATCCCTTGTTAAAAAGAATAATTATTTTCTACCACCCATAGATTATTCAAAGCCAGAAAACTTTGTTAAGTTTGGTTCGGCATATGAGTATTACAAAAACACATTTGAATATATTTCTAGTTACTACCCTTACGATGGTTCTGGTTTGGAAAAAACAAACTTTTTCAATGATATAAATCCCTTAGAAAAATATATGCTAGAGGAAGTATATCCACGATCAACAGGTTTTGTCACAATAGGCGCAACCTATGGAGCGATATCATCAGATGCTAGTGGATACTTCTCATCTTCTGCTCAATATATTCAAGCAAAAGGTGGTCCTCACCTTAATACAAAATTTAACGAATCAGAAAATAGAACTTCGAATCTAGAGTTTGGCGGGCCTAGTGGATCTACAGTTGAATTTTTCCTGAAGAAAAACGATTTGATAGATGAAAATTCTAGCTCTAGGCGGCAAGTCATCCTCGATGTAACAAATGGTGTTACAGAATCCACACAAGTAGATTACGGCAGGTTCAGGATAGAATTAATATCAGGTTCAGAAACACAGTTTAATGTACTGATGCTATCAGGCACTAATGGGTTTAATAATGTCTTAGTTCCTTCTACTCCTAATCAAATAACAATCTCTGATGGCTCTTGGAGACATTTTTCGTTTGCCTTCAATACAAAACCAGCGTCAGGATCTCCGTATATAGATTTCTATGTTAATGGTACTTGTGTTGAGACAGGTATAGTAGGGTCTTCAAACATCTCAACACCTGTTACGGGTACAATGATAGCAAACATTGGCGCTCTAAAACAGAATCCGACAGGTGCTCTACCAGCAACTTTTGAGGGCTACGGAAAGCTTTCGGCTTCAATCGATGAGTTTAGATTTTGGAAAACCAGAAGAAACGCAGAGCAGATAGGTAGGAACTGGTTTATTAATGTTGCTGGCGGTAGCGACAAATATGATGCCAATGTTTCACTTGGGGTGTATTATAAATTTAATGAAGGGATTACAACAGCAGAAGCTACTGACTCTGTTGTTCTTGATTATTCTGGCAGACTGTCAAATGGATTATTTACAGGGTATGATACAACTTGCAGAAATACAGGATCTGCTATTGATCAATTGTTGATTGATTCTGTTCTCGAAAGAGGTGACCCAATAATACGCACAAATCATCCTGAGTATATATCAACTAAGGATTCATACGAAGTAACCGGCTCGACATATGATCAAAATAATAGCGCCAGACTTTTAAACCACCTCCCAAATTGGATAATAGAAGAGGAGGAGAATAGTCAAAATGAAATTATTAATTTAACACAAATTATTTCTGGTTATTTTGACACTTTGTATAACCAACTATCATCCTTGAAAAAAATAAGATACAATGATTATGTTAGCGGAAGTTTAACAAATTCTATTGATGAATTTCCGCACAATGACAGACTTGTTGAAAACCTTGGTATTAATACTCCTGAGTTGTTCGAGAATGCAGATGTGTTGGCTCAATTTCTAAAAAGAGATGAGCAAATTAATTTTGACCAGCAACTTGTGGATGTGAAAAATACAATATATAAAAACATATATAACAACCTAAATTTTATTCTTAAATCAAAAGGCAACGAAAAGTCAATAAAAAACTTCATACGCTGTCTTGGGGTTGGGGAAGAAATTTTAGCTTTTAACACTTATTCCGACGACGTGGATTTTGAGCTATCAAGTAGCTATAAAACACAAGTCAGTACAAAAAAATATGCTGATTTTACCTCGTTAAATAATCAGGGTGATTCAAGTGCATTAGTATATCAGTATTACGATTCAACAAACACAAACTCTGTAGGTCTTATTGCAGGATCAGATCAGCTTGATGAGTATGCTTTCACTTTACAGGCAGAATTTTTATTTCCTAATAAAGATGAGCAAGATAGTTTATCTTATGAGCTACCAACAGTTCTTACGTCCTCTCTATTTGGTTTTCACGTCCCAAACGATACAAGTCCAACTTCTACAGATCTAACCTGGGAAGCTCTTAATAACGATTACGGATTACAAGTATATGCAATTAAAAGCCCAGGAGCCTTTGCAGAAATAACCTCTCCGCTTTCTAGAGTCAAAGATGCATATTTTGTCGTGCAAAACCGTGCAGGAGAGAATTTATTAACATCAGACATATATCGTAATGTATACGATAACGAAAAATGGAATATTTCTGTAACTTTAAAACCAAAGAGATACCCATTCTCTGATGGTGTATTTGGGTCTGATGTAGGAGATTCCGCTTATGAGTTAGGGTTTGTGGGCATAAACTATGATACAGGAGTTAAACAAAATAGTTTTAATTTAACCGCTGATGTTGGTTTCACTTCAGGCTCATTAACTGTGGGCTCTACAAAGAGAGTTTATGTCGGAGCACACAGGACAAATTTTTCAGGCGACCTTTTGACTCGATCTGATGTTCATGCTACAAGTTGTAGGTATTGGACAGATTATTTCTCATCGGAAGCTTTGGACATACAAGCCAGAGACACAGAGACCCATGGCTCCCTGCACCCATCTAGAAATGCCTATTTGTTTCAGACGGCAAGTGCTAACGTGTATATACCTGAAGCTCAAACATTAGCGTTAAATTGGGACTTTTCAAAGGTTACAAAATCTGACTCTAGTGGCTTCTTTACCGTACAGGATCAATCGTTTGGGCAAAATGATGGAAGTTACACAGCAGACTATCAGGGCACTGTTTTTAGTCCAATAAACCTAAGACAACACACAGGACGTGGTGAATTTTTTACAGCAAATTCTAAACCTGTTAGGAAACAATATGTTTATTCTGAAAGGCTTTTGCCTCCCGAATACATAGCCTCTAGCGAGATGGTTAAGGTTTTGTCTACAGATGATGAAATTTTTGGCATATTCAAAAAACCTGCAAGTAGTTTTTTTGCGATAGAAAAAAGTATGTATCGTAGTATTTCTAATCGTATGCTACAACTGTTTGCTTCTATAAGAGATTTTAACAATCTTATTGGTGAGCCAGTCAACAAGTATCGATTGAACTATAAGCGCATGGAGAAGATGCGTGAAATTTTCTTCCGAAAAGTTCAAAATGATATCGTAGATCTGCAAAAATATCTTGATTATTACAAGTGGCTTGATACAGCAATGACACAAATGATAGATCAGCTTATGCCAGCTTCTGCTCGTTACGCTTCTAATGTAAGAAATATTGTTGAAAGTCACAGTCTAGAAAGAAACAAAATACAATATAAACCACCTTTATTAACAAGCCCAGGCGCACCAAACAGAGTGCGTGTAATAACAGGGGATATAAATGGCGATGATACCCCATTAGGAGTGGGAGGCGACGCCGAAGACGACAACCACCCAGAGAATAGACCAGAAGAAGACAACCCCAGGGAACAGGGGGGAAATGCTGTACGCACGAGAGATGAAGGTGTTGGGGTCCGCCCACCTAAAGGAATTGATTCTGGTCCAATTGGACAAGAGCCCGAGGCCGTGGAGCCTGACGAAATAAGAATAGCTGAAGACCTACATATTAGAGAATTCCCCCCAGTCCCTCCTCCTAAGTTTGGTTGAATATTTATAAATACTTGCAAGAGACTAATTAATAAATGGCGAAAAGAATAATCATAAATTCGGCTCCCCCAAAGCCATCAAAAAGAATAATTGGCGGCTCGAATCAGAGGAGTCAATCGAGACTAACTTTGCAAGGGTCATATTCTTGGAAGTATAATCATGCCCCAGAAGGTCTAGATGAGAGCAAAAATTTATCTTGGTGGCGTGAAGAGGCAAATCGATACGAGGCACCTCTATCCTCATCAGGGGAGATATTATACGGAAGGCAGGCTGTCAAAAGAGAACTAAAAAGAGACACGGATAAAAGAAAATTATATAATTTTGATATACAGCTTGACAATTCAATAAAGGGTGGCAGCAATCAACCTATTAACAAAAAATATCACCTTGGCAACAGAACACTCACGGCTTTTGATAGCGAAATAAATGTTTCTGAGGACATATACCCTAATACAAAAAAGAGAGTGTCGTTTGGAGTAACTTTAGACGGGAAAACATATACTAGCGAACAAACAACCCCTTTTAGTCTGTTTAGTTCCAGTGTATCGTCAGGGTACCAGGCAAAGTTGACTGCTGATGGGTTTGGCGGCGTTGATTTTGCTAATTTACATGATGATAAAATACAAACCTACCAAGGAGAGGTGCCAGCCCAAGGACCTTTTACCGAAAGGTTTGTGGGTGGTATTCTTGCCAGGCATAATGCCCCACTTCGAGCAACTGAGCGCCAAGAATCATTTAATATTGTACTGTCCCCATCCTCTGTAGCAGAAGTTAATATAGAGGTTAACAATGGAGCAGATCCTTTCATTGACCTAAATGGAAGAACTTTGACTTTAACTCTTGGGGGAGTGTCTTATTCGGCAACGTTTAACCCTGGTGTTAATATCGCAGATTCAACAAAAACAGTTTTGGGCATTGCCGACGCAATTGATGCCGACGGTGCCGCCGAAGCAATATCCAGAAGTTTAAACCTAGCGGCCTCTGGAGACGGGTTGCCAGTTGTGGCAAGTTATGGCTTTACTAATTTTGTTAATGTCAAAGGCACGTTTGTAGGAACGAGAGACAACGGTACAGCTTTTGGGGGAACCTCTATTGATGCTGGAAGGGTTACACCAACACCAACATTTAGTGGCGGTGCAAACTCAGTAAGAGCTATAAATCAAACCGATGTTGGAAGTCCACAAGGAAAATACTTAAGAGGGCTTGGAGCAAAAGCACCAGTAAATATTGAAAATATAAAAACATTATTTACTTCCGATAGTGTGCGTGTGGTTGGAAACTATATCAGGAACTATGAAGTGGTCCAAGGTTCTAATCGTGCCGCTACTAATATGGATTTAGCATATAATCGAAACAATTATAATAATACTGCCCCTTCAGCGTTTATAACAACCCCAGCTATGCGGACTTTATTAGCAACAGGATCAGCAGATTATGCCGCACCTCGTCAGATCAGTACAAGAAAAACTAACCAGACAATTATTGTAAATCGTTTTTCTGCCCCAGGCGACAAGGTGGACTCTAAACAACAATTTCGTGATGTAACATCAGATCAATCATCTCCAAATAATGCTCTACCATTCCGTAATATACCAGTTCGAAAGCCGTATATTAGCAAGCTGTCTACTCATACAGCTTTTGGCGGATATGAACTAGGAAGTACAACTGTCGCAGCGGTTTATAAAACACAGAGAAACAGAACCCAAAGAGTTCAGGCTTCTGGTAGTGTATTTATTACGGGTTCGGTTTTTGACGATTATTTTGTAACAAGGCCAATACCAGCAGGAGATAGCACTCAGTGGTTTTTTTCGCTATCAGGTTCAGACACGGATACATACAGTGATTATGTTAGGGCAAACTCAAGATATCCAGAACAAATTTCTTTTTCCAAATTAAACATTGGATCATTTAATGCTGGATTGGCGGGACTGACAGGTTCAGATGGTAATGCAACTTATATTTGGGCCTCCTCGCCATTTGTTGCTCCCTGGAGCCAGACCAGAAACTCATACAAAAGCTCAGCAATATTTTTAAGAAAAAACAATATTTACGAACTTGACCCAGAAATAAAAACAGGGAAAGACACAACTTCTCTTGCAGACTCTACAAAAACAAGACAATTTGTTGATCAAGTTGGTAATACAGTAACAAATTTCTACTCTCAGCAGTTTAGAGAACCACCAATCACATCAAGATATAAGCCACTGGTTCACCAAATAGAAACTTTTATTGGCTCGCCATCTGAGACAACTAGTAACAAAATTACTTTAAGTTTAGAATATAGTTATGGAAACACTCTTATGGGGTTTGCCAATCGTGAACTTAACAGGAGAGTTGCAGGGGATATTAAATTTAATCATAACAAGATCAAACGACCCTATGAAGTATTGCGAGAACAATTAAATAGTGACTCATCACGCTCTCTAAATGGCGTGAACGTGATAAAAATGTTTGCGTACAATGAGACTATATGGCCTAAAGAAGTGTACACTTATTTATCTGGAAGCCGTGCGAGATTATCTTTTACTAACTCTTACTGGAGAGATGACGCTATAATCCAACCAGTAACAACTTTTTATACAAACTATAACACACTGTTTTATGTTACATCTATAGAGACAAGAGATAATAGACAAACTCCACGCTTAACCACTCCGTTTACAACATCTCAAGGATATGGGGTTACCTTAGCGGATCAATTACCTTACAACCCATTGGACTCATCAACCCCCGTCCCAGAAGGCCCAGGTAGGGCGTCAATTTGGCCACTGGACTCATATTTGTGGTCTGATTTATCAGACACTTACGCAGGTTCTACCTACGAGACAGGATCGCTTTCTGCCTCGGTAATATTGGCAGGACAAGCATCAACGCCTTGTGGCGAACTGATGATGACAAATTTTGGAACAATTGATGATCGAATCACTAGCACAGACGCATCAAAAAATACAGGAATAAGCCTACCACAGGTATCAGACTCTGTAACTTCGCAATATGTTTATAGTATAGCTTTCGCTACAGGAACTTTGGTAGGTGGCAACTACAATGTTGAGCCAAGAATTCCTGGCGGTGCTTTCTCTAGACCACCTTGGACAGCAGGTACGCAAAGAGTTTATGTTGATGGAGAATTTAAAGGACAATCTGCGGAACAAGTATTCCCTTTTTATAACAGTTACGAACAATGGGCACAAGAATTAAGGCTTGCAGGTAAATCAAATTCAATCATACCAGAGTATAGAATAAGTGAACACGTAGAAAAGTTTAAAAACAAAGCGTCTGTATTTACAGCTATTTCTTCTTCCTTAGAAATAACAGGGGCAAATTCAAATAATTTTAATGGAACCAATACAGATTTTTATACTCGTTATGCTACATCCGATAATATGGAGTTTTTATCAGATTTTATGACATATGACAAGGGGGATGTTAATTACATTTTTAATGACTACCCTCGCCACTTTGAAATTAATTCAGATGCAATTATGAAACTTTTGCCGTATGAAGGATTTTACCCTGTTAACAGAACTTTACAAATCTCAACACTATATTCACAATCATATGGACCAAATTCTAGTTATGATGGAGCCACTTCAGGTAACAAGCGATGGAGAAGCCTTCTCAGACCATTCTATGCTCCAGGGATTTTATACAACTCAATTAAATCAGGAGTTTCTGTTGACTTTCCAATCAGAAGAAAGACCAGAAACAAAGGAGGGTTCCATAGTTTTAATTCGGTCCTTCAAGATGGAGTCTACCCAGGATATAATATAGGCTACCCGCTGTTTGGTTCGCTTTTTGAGAATATAACAATATCTGGTGGAAAATTGCCAAGCGGAACCAGAAGAAGCAATTACTCTCACGACTGGTCGGACCCTGATGTCAACGCTTTGTATTGGGCTGATAGGCTTCCGTTCGAGTCTATTTTAGCTCCCGAAGAATATTTAACTGCTGATGTAAATACATTAACTGGCTCACTTGCCACCGTAACATCGGATATTAACAGTTATATTTCTATCGACGTAACAGGGTCGTTTAGAGTTGGAAGGGTAGATTCTGATAACATTTATAAAAAAGCGATATCTAACTTTCTAGCGAACGTGCCCCAATTCTTTTTGAAGACAAAAGAAAACAAGTTTGGGTCGCATGGGAAAATGACAAAATTTGTTTCCCAATTTGGCAGTCCATCCAGAGGATCTCAAGAAGTAACCACTTCAGCAAGAACTGTTAATATTGATCCAAAGCGTGCGTATATGATGGAAATTGGACTAATGAAAACTGAACAATTCAACATGTACAGCAACCCAGCGGCGTTCGGACCAGCTACCAATACAAGTTATATTTTTCAACCGTGGGAAATTGCTAATGCTTCAGGGTCTTGGACTCCTTCTGGTTCCGATTGGCCAACACATCGTGGTGAATTTGCCCCATTTGCTCCACCCTATTATTATGGACCATCCTTGGCTCGCATTACTTTTATGCCAATTGGGGATAAAACAGAATATACGCTAAACGAAATATTGGACAATGATCGTGGTGAGGTTTTTGTAGACTACATTAACGAAAGTGGTAGTCTTTATGATGCAAGTTCTGGGTCTTTTGTGGATGCAAACGGGAACACATTAACTACAAATACAACTCCTGCTTATAAGTGGAATAGAGCTTGGTTAAATAGAATGGATATTGATGCATCCATTAATATTGGGAATGAATTTCCTATATCTGCAAATACAACTTATAAATCATCTGACCCAAACAAGTGGACCATTATGCCAAAATGGGAATCCCCCGTATTAGATTTCCCAAGTGAGATATCTGCTGTAGCTGCGGCAGCAGCATCAGCGACATTAATTGCTATTGATTATGCTTCGGCGGCAAGTGGACAAACAATAGTTGTTCCGACAACTACAACAACAGTAACTTTTGAATTTGACAATAGTTCATCATCCCCTGGACGTTCTAGTGCAACAAGCTATACTATTGGAATTAATGGCATAAGCAAAAACTCTGAATTAGCAGAACGAATTCATGCAGCACTTGCCCTTTGTTTGTCTAATGGCGAAATTGATGTAACATCAAACCAAGCGGATGATACAGTCTCAATTATTTCAAATATATCTGGCGCAGCTATGAACAGTAATACAATCTCTGGTACTGCTACAGAAGGAGGTGGTGGTGCTATTGTTTCTGCCTCTGGGTTTTCGGGAGGAGAGTCAGAGGTTGCCGCTTCTAGGTATGGACTTTCATCATCGGTAACACCAGGAGAATTTACTAAAACAACCCAAGGTATGTGGCACCAATACGGACAATCACCCAGTGATGGCAGGGGAATTTATTTATATATAAAAGATATTCCAACGGGAGATCATGAGGAATATGACCTAGTAGCAACACATATCAATTCAACTGGTTCATATAACTATGTTAAAAAGGTTCCAAAATTTGTATTAGATTCTGGGCGTACAGTTTCGTCTCTTGCAGATCTTTGTGGGTTTGATTCTAGCGAAATTATTCGCAAAGGTTTTGATCCAAGCAAAGCTAAGAGACTTGGAGAGCTTGCAGAGGATAACGAAAATTCAATTTCTGAGGCAATACTAGCATTGCCGTTTTACTTGGACGAAAGCGGGGAGTCAAAACTAATAACTCTCCAGGCATCTCCTACAGAGTTGGGCCCAAAAATAAAAGAATTTAGAAAAAATTTCACAAAGTACTCCTTGCCTCCAGCCTTAGCTCAAAAACTTCTTGGATTGGTTCCAAAGGGCTTTCCAAATGTTCCCGACACAATTAACCCATTTGGTGACGATGAATATGACGAACTTCTTTCTGGTGAAGATATAAGACAAATACCTGTTGTATACTTGATGGAGCACATCGCCACTCTAACAAAACAGGACCTTGCAGATATTTGGCAAGGAATTATGCCAGACTTGTCAAGGAGGTTAAGTTTTAGTTTTTCTTCGATTGATCATTACATGCCTGGTGAAAATGTCGAAGACTCGCTAACACAGTTCCCAGAAGTACTAAAAGAGCAGATAAACATCGGTGCTGTCAGAGATGGTCACCCAAGATATGATCTTTTAGATATTGCTGAAAAAGCTTGCAAACAAGGATTCTTCCCTGAGATTAAGTGGTTAGTTTTTAAGGTAAAACAAAGGGGTGTCTCAACTTATTCTGAAATGATTATTCAAGAAGTTGATGGACCAAATGCCCTTGGATATGACAACTCTAGAGAATTTCTAACCTTACAAGGGCTTCCAAATGATCAGGTAGATAGGATTCTTGGGGATAGAGACGAATTTTCAAAAAATGTTTATGTTTCAAAACATTCGCTTTCAAATCCAACTTTTAATTGGCCTTACGATTATTGTTCCTTGTTGGAGACAGTTAAAATAGGTGCCAAAGTTGGATTTCGACCAGACTTGGAAAAAGAGTATGCTGAAACAAGTCAAGCGATGACACAGCAAATTATAGACGAAAAAGCAGGCGGAAAATAATCTTGAGTAAGGATACTTAATACATGGTTAGTTTTTTTGACCAAAAAGAAGAAGTACTAACTGTAGAGTTGACACCCTACGGGAAGCAGCAGTTTGCCGAGGGGCTTTTTGCCCCAGCGTATTATGCTTTTTATGATAGTTCTATCATTTATGATTCTGACTATATTAAATTAACAGAGACTCAAAACAGAACTACAACTAGAATAACCACTGAGACACCAAAACTAAAACCAAATGTGAGATTTAACTCGACACCTGGTTCTGTTTATTCACTGTTGACATCAAATGACTCCAGTGGGTTTGCTCAAGATAAGCCCTACAATGCTAACTACGCACGCACTTTAGGTAGTAGTGATCCTAATTCATCAAATCTTCCATCGTGGAAAATTCAAACTTTAAACCTTAGTGATGTTGGTTTTAATGAAGGCGTTCGTTATAATTTAGATAATACTATTCCACAGATGTCAGCAACGTTGTTTATAGATTATGAAACTCTTGAAGGTACTGGAGTCGAAGGAGAGCCAGCGATTTATACACTTTTGGGGTCAGATAGCCTTTTTCTAAATGTAGAAGAGCTTAATACTTTGTTTAAAAATAACGGAAATTTTGATATAGAGGTTTATAAATCTGGCTCGGAAGGAACGATGACACCCTTGGGGTTTATAAACAGAGAAGCATCTCAGGGGCAATCTTTACAGTCTCAGACTGACCCATTTGTTCTAGCAAATAATATTAGAGGAAATAACAACAATATTGTGAGAGGGTTTCCAATTTTAGATGACAAGTATGTTGAGTTTTATTTAAACTTGTCGGTTGACACAGAAATTTCCTTTATAACAAGTCCAACAAACTCGACGCTATATAAGAGAAGTATTGATAGAACACCCGAAGATCCTTGTGATGTTTTAGATACTCTACCAGAAGGATATGATTTAGGGTAAAGGTATGTTTTAAATGGCTAATGTAATATCTTTAAATATAGATTCAATTCTATTAACAACAGATTTAGAAAGAAACACTAGCACAGCTAATATCTCTTTGTCGCACGACACAGGGGACTCTTTTGATGATTTATCTGCTTACCATATTAGGGTTGCTGTAAGTACAACACAAGAGTCTTCTAGGGCTTTGGACTACATTAGTCAAAGATATAATGAATTCCTAATGAACCATGCAGGCAACAAAACAAGCTTTGATTATAATAAATACTTACAATATGCATTAGGGGACCACAGCAGTTACTTGAGTGTTTCATCTCCTTTTTCTCCGTTTTCTACTAACAACGAAGCAAGAAACTTACTTATAAAAAACAACGTTTCAAAATATGGCACAGGAAAAATTATTCCAGATGGTGTTATAATTTATGATGTTGACTTAGTGTCAATTTTGAGCAAAAATTTGGCAGACAAATTACTACAGACCATAAAGATAGAGTTGCCGTTAAGTATTGAAGAGATGGAGCATTTTTCTTGTTACGCTTATGTGTATAATGATAGAATTTTGTCTTCTTTCCAATATGATTCATCTCTTAATTTTTCTCTAACAACAGGGATGTTTCCCGTTGAGTACAAAACTTTTTTAGGAAAATACACAGAATATCAAAAAATAAATCCCAATAAACCATTCATTGGTATGCATAGTGTAGACGAGATTACAAGCCCAGACAACAGTCTGTTGAGAGTTATAAATATTAACCCCTCAGAGGAGATCGAAGGGAAGTATAAATCATTTATTAAAACGATCAATCAGGCTTTTAAAACTAACGAAACCAACAAAAATTACCAACTTCAAAAGTCTTTAAATACAAGAAATTACTTTACTGATTTTTGGATTACAAAAGACAATGAAGAAAATGCTAGGTTTATATTTTCTTTTGACGTTAGGTCGTACCTGCAAGACAATGCTTTATTTCCAATTGTTTACTCAAGCGGGCTTTTTCAAGATAAAAACATTTTAGATATCGATACGCTGCTTCAATATCGTCTAGATGATAGTGTCTCATCTGTAAACATTTTCCGATCGTCCTTGTTAGAAACAGGATTCCAACCTAAGAACAAACTGGGAACAATAGAAAAAGGTAGCCAAAACAATAGATTAAATGTGAATATAGACACCAGTAAAAAACCCGTTCAAGATGTTAAAGAGGTGAGCCTGAAACTTTTAAACGGATCCTTTGTCGATGCGGGACAGTCTGTTTCTTTTTTTGAGGGATGCGATAAATTTTCCTCCGAAGATATAAAAGATACACAACATAGTGCGTTGTACAAATATTCCGCTGAGCTTGATGTTCTGGATAGTTCTTCTGAAATTATGAGAGTAGTGGCTCATAAGCTTTTAGATTTAAAAAGAAGAACAGGAGAACTTCATAGTTATATCGCTTCGGATTCAAGTCGTTTATTTGGTAATATACCAGCATATAATTTACAGACAGGAAGACTTAACAAACCAATCGGTGGTTTGACCACTTTGGACGGAAAAAACGCAGAACAAGAAATAGTAAATATTTTAAGATCTTATCAGGGAATATTAAATAAGTTGTCTGGTTCAACGATTGATTTAGTCAGTTACTATCAGAATAAAATTATGAGTGTAATGGGACTAATTGAAATAAGTTTGCTGAAAGAAATAGAAAGAAGCATAGATTTTGGTATAAAATTTGTTTATGATAGGTTGTTAAAAGTATACCCATCAGACCCTTTTGGTAGGAAAATGGATTCAAGTAAAAACCGTTTTGCTCAAAACACCAGCCGATCAAGTCAAAATAACATTAACAAGGTCCAACACACATTTTCGGAAGTGTTTGAAAGAGGCAAGTCCAACGGCTTGGGAGTTGATTATATATTTGACGATTCAAAGATGGGCAGTTTTAAAAACATATCAAGCTCTGAGTATGATGCAAGGCGGGCTGAAGAATTTGGAAAGTACTTTTTTTCTCTGGGGGGCGAGTCGTCTTTAGAACCGCCCCCAAGTTACGAAGATTCTTCCTATGCTTATATGACGCCTAAGATAATTAAGACCCCCTCTAGGGATACAATAAATCAAGTTTCCTACACTTCCAGAGGGGGAACTTCTATAGATTATGATTTTGATAGGTATGGGCAACTTTACTCTGATTTGGTTACTCTTTACGAAATGACTGAAAAAATGGGAATGTCATACCCAAGTTTGCAAGCTGCTGCTTCGGAACAAGGAGTTAACAATAAGATATATTCAACAATCAAGAGGACTCTCCACGAAAGATTTGGGGTAGCGATAAATGAAGATGTTGTGCCACAATTTAGTTCCCCTAGAATTATGCAGGGTGATTCAAAGCAGTCAATTTACACTTTGAGAGAAAAAGAGAATTGCGGACCAAACGGCGGACTTTTGTTAATACAGTCTATAACAGGCGGCGAAAATTCCCAGGATCAGACATTTGATAACTATTTTTCTTCTATTTCATCCAAAATAAAAAATGAAGACACTGAAACTTTAAAGGGAGAGATTACTAGGAGAGCAACTGAAAATGATCGCAAAGATCGATCTATAAAGCTTCCTTTTGTTTTGTTGGGCGAATTAACTCTTAATACAAAAATATCTCAAACTGAAAGATCGAATAAAAGCACCTTTAACTCTTTGAGTCAATTAAGAAAAATTTTGTCAATCTCGGAACAAAACATACAAGATATGATTGATAGTGACGTTGTGTCTGAATTACCAAATCAACTAAAAAACATGCTTATTGTTAGCTCTACAAGACTTTCTCTGACACTTGGTGAGGCTGATGGCAGCTATACTTTTGATGCACGAAGGTTTTCGCTAAACGAGTCAGATGTACAAGATGGCGACGATTTGGTTAGTTTTTATAGCCCTCAGTCAAAAGATACCACATATTTTCAAACACCAGATCCAATGAAATCATACGCTAAATTTATGGCTTTGTGGATGAACTACAGGCAAATTGCAGTTGTGGAATACCTAGATAGTTTTTTAGGGGTTAATCAAAACGATCTTAGTCAAAATGTTAACACAACTAGATATAAATTATCTAACTGGGTTCCGATCAACGCCACCACCATACAAAAACTACGACAGTCAGGAGGTTCCATATTGTGCCGAACCAGGCTTATGAATGTCGCTGACTACATTTCTCTTTTTGGTGAAAATATTTCTGAAAAACAAAAAGAAGACTTAGCAGTTTTGTTTGAGGAAAAACAAGTTTTAAACGTTCCAAGTTATAATAGATACTTCTATATAAGTGAGGAAGTTGTTGAACCTCCTCCAGTTGAAGAAGTAGTGGAACAACAAGAAGCAGTGGAACAACAAGAAGTAGCGGAACAACAAGAGACTACAGAAGTTCAGGCAGGGTTTGTGGGATATTAAACAATGGATAACGTAAGAACAATTGTAATTAGCAAAAACGACCTAGATCCACTTGCAGATTGGTCAAGATCAAAAACAGATTATGGCGACAGGGTTGGAAACACGACGCCGCCCGAGATTCTTAATTTTCAGGCTCGTAACGAAGACTATCAGGATGGGCTTCGATACTACGTCCAACCCCAAGACGCAACAGACTTTATTGAGGGAATCTTTAACCCTGAAGGCGATCGGCTCCCAGGCGCCCTTCAGCAGTTTTATAAGGAACTATACAGGGGTAATTTTTGGGGCGGAAATAGAAATAAATTTATCTACGTTGCCACCCCAGTCGGACCCGATGAACTCATATACAAGAGCTTTTCGGAAAATATCTTACAAAATGTTATTGATACTGCATCGACTATTATAAGTGTTACAGAAGATGATGATGATTTTAATTTAAGGCGTCACTTTTACGATGTAAGTCTTGATGGTGAACCATTAAACCCAGAAAGATATAGAGAATCGATGGCTCGTCGATTTTTAAATGTATTAGATGACTCTGGCGCAGGTAGAGTAGAAATTAGAGAGGACCAAGGTGCTAGAGATTTATCGTTATGGTGGACCATGGCCGCCGAGGGAAGGTTTAATATTGGCACAGGCATTAGAAACAACAATGGAGACGTGGTTTACAAAAGAATAACTATGCACGATCTGGTGTACGGAGCTATCCACAGGTTAGATCGTCGGTTTCCTCGACCCAACCCTGATTATGTTGTTTCTCTCGCAAAGTATTTAGCTATTTCGGCTCTAACAAAGACTCAGACGCCTCTTGTTCCAGAGCAGGCAGTCGTAGCCATTTTAGATAAACTAGAGCATCATCAATTTTTTAATTTGGATTTAAAAATTGAAACTCCTTATGTAAAAAATTCTGATAATTTTAGATTTTTAAACAGCGTTCCGCCTGGAACTCAGGTTTGCTCTATCGCACCCACATACAGATTTTATAACGAAAGGTATGAACGAGCCGCAAGTAGTGATATAGTGCCCGAGATAGCGTTACCAAATTTATACACTAGGAGGTTTTATCAGAATGCCAATCCGCAGCAAGTCGCAGGATCACAGGAAGCAAACCAAAATACAAATGTGGAAAATTACCTGAAGAGTCTTAGTTTAAGCACAACCCCAAATAATATAGCTCAACAGAGAGGACAACAGTATTCTGACGATTTACGTTCTTCATTTGAAGGGGGAGAGATTAAAAATTTTTATGAGACCTATTCCCAACTGATAGAAGATGAACCCGCCCTAGAAGATACAATTACGAGAAAAAATTCTACATCTTTAACGGGCATTAGAGAAATATTCGACAATGGTGATCCTTTTGGGCTTACTTCTGCGCCAATGAGTTTGAATGTTTCATTTGTAAAGGAGGAGGTCCCACCAAATCCCTCGTTTGAAAACCATTGCATAGTAGGAACCTTGAGAGATCCAAGTGTAGCCCTTTTAAATAATTTGTTTTCTGGCGATGTTCAGCCAGATAATGTGGATTTTGCTTATTCAACCGAATATTTTCTAGATGGTATCGAAAGGCAATCTCCACATATGCCTGTAACTTTACCCGTTTATTTGGTGCTAGGTGACAATACAATATTTAGCACGGCACCTGCCATAGATGAATATGAGATGACACTTTTTCAAACAAGAGCAAGTATACCAACCGCTACCGACCTTGTAAGTACTAAAGGCTTTCTAATTGGTAATTCTATTCGAAAATCTAGAAAAACACATCGAGAAATAATTGACGGTGTGACTTCTCAAAGTGAGGTTTTAGGATACAGACTAGAAAAGTTTAACCCAGCCAATAACCAGCTATTGTCAAATATAATCATAGGCAAATATGGATCAGGAAAACAAACATATGAAGACGCACAAATAAAATACGGACAAGAATATTCTTATGCTCTTAGGGAGTACAGGTTTGTATACGGAACACCATATAATGCTTTTACCCTAACCTACGATATGAGTATTGCACCTTTGTTGGCGTTCTATGGTGTAATGTCAACGGAAGAGGCCAAAGGCATTGTTGGAAATACGGGCTTTAGTTTTGTGAACTTTATGAATGCCTCAAATGAGGTGGTGTTAATTGATATCCCAATCTATGATGATAGTTGGAATCGATTTAACATATTTAATAACTTACCTACTGATGGATTGTTTGCTGGTGATGGTGATATTTTAGCTGTACAGGCAGAGCAAAATATGGGTGCTGGTGGAATAGCATATCCAAAATCAAAAGTTTTAGATTTTCCTCCTACTGCTCCAACTCTGCAATTTTTTCCCAAAGCAAAAGTGAACAACAAGGTTGATGTTAATATAAACACCCAATCTGGCAAAGTTGGAACCATCCTTGATGAAGAGGGTAACTGGGATAATGTCTTAAAAATTATTACAATTGGGGACAATGATGAAAAAATCAATAAGGTTAAAGAATTTCAGGACCGATATTCAGATGGAGATCTTGGTCCTGATGAGATGAGGTTTAAACAGAAGGGGCTAATTCAAACTCGAAATATCATATTGTACAAAACCACAAGTATTAATACGGATGTTGAGTCTTATGAAGAAATGTATTCCTCATTTAACCCCGCAGCTAATTCTGATGTTAGTGTGCAAAAATTCACAACAAAGGATGATGTTGAGCTTGATGGTATAACTCGAATTTTATCCTATGATATAACAGAGAACATTGATCCTAACAGGATGTATTATTTTACTTGTGTAGTTGAAGATATTCACGGCTCTATTTCTAACCCGAGTATGATATATCAGGTTCGTCTTATATCAGACAAGGGATTGATAGTGCCAGAAATAAAAACTGTTTACCCAACTGGGTCCAAAAACAAAAACAGTCAAAAAAATCTTATTCGCTATATTCAGGTAGAGGCGTCAAATATACAAACATTCCCAGTATCAGAAGGCAGTGGGCAAGACCTTGTTAACTTTAGAAGCTTAGGTAAATCACTAAATGTGCCTGGCAAATCTATCGAGGACCAAGGTTATATTTTAAGATTTGTATCTAAAGACACGGGCAGAAAATTTGATTTAAAACTAAATTTTGTTGTTCGAATAGACGGAGGGGCAATGGGAGATGATACATAAAAAAACAAATTTAAATAATACGGACTATTTATTAAGAACTTATAAAATCAAGCGAGTTCAACAAGAGGAAACGTTATGGCTTTTTTAGATAACAGTGGCGACATTATACTTGACGCTGTTCTGACGGATGAAGGACGCCGCCGACTGGCACTAGGAGACGGCAGTTTTAGAATTACAAAATTTGCTCTCGGAGATGACGAGATAGATTATTCTTTGTATGAAGTCTCACCTGCTAGCGGGTCTGGGTATGAAGATACTAGAATTTTGCAATTACCTATTTTTGAGGCTTTCACTAATAACACGACATCACTCAAAAATCGTTTGCTAAGTTATGATGACAATAGTTTACTATACTTGCCAGTTGTTAAGCTAAATAGTAAATTGTCTCCAACCGCAACAGATTCAACAGGCCCTGTAGGTGGATATTACGTTTCAGTAGATTCTACAACGACAAAACAAATAGAAAGTCTAAACAGTACAGCAGCAACATCTAATGGGTATCGTTTCGCCCAAGCAGGGGCTTCAATTGACCAGTCAAGATTGATTTTTGACCAAGGCTTAGATACTGCTGATTTATCACTGGGCTATCTTGCTGGGGGCAGCAGTACTTCTCAAGAACAAGCCCTTTTTGAAACAGCTTATTTGATTGAGGTTGACAACAGATTAATAGCACTGACAACGCCTGCGGATTTATCCGTAGCCCAGCCATCATTTATTGATGATGATAATGTAGCTACATACTATTTTGCGCTTGGAAAAGACAGTTCTTATTTTGCAAAACAAAGCGGCACAAAATTCGGTGGTGCGGCAGAGCCAGCTTTTGAAATTACTACAGATGTTAACGGAAGTAGAATACAAAATTCCCAAATAGTACCAGCCGATAATCAAGGTCGTATTGGGTCTAGATTGATTTTTGGTTTACGATCATCGCTAAACCTACAAACAAGCCAAAATTTGTTTACAAAACTAGGTGGTACTCAAACAATAACCGTTGGAAGCGAAGTTGGTGGAACTTCTTTTTCTGTAATTAACACAGTGGTTAGAATAACTGGCTTTAACACAGGATATAGAGTAGAGGTACCCCTTAAACTACTCAAATATACCTCATAGGGAATAAAAAATGGCAACCAGCTTTAAAACTTTAAATGCTAACGACGCACAGCGAACAACAATAAAACTACACGAGTCAGTTCCAATTACTGGAACTATATTGTCTGGAACATATGGCACTGTTGCTGGTGTAGAGCACAACATTAAGAATTATTCACATGGAATGTTTCAAAGTGTTTACGACTATCCTTATTTGAGTTCATCTGCAAACCACATTATTGATTTAACAGCAGGCTGGGCGACTGATTCGCACTTGTCTTCTTCGCTCGTCATATCGATGAGAAACAAGAAAAATGATATTTATAACGAAATGTCTCAGGTCCTAGCAGGTTATGATACCACTGGTAGTATTAATAAGCTGGATGTAAGTGGTAACTTTGGCAGCACCGTTGATGCAGATAAGATGGAAGAGGCTTTCTTCGTTAACTTTGCTAGACTTCTTACTAAAGATGAAATTCAAAAACAATCTAGTGGGTTCACTATGATACTTGGAGTAAGCGGATCTTACACTAATCCCTTCGGTAAAACTCTAACAGTTTTTGATAGAGATGGAACAAATTCAAAAACAAATTCGCCTGCTGGCGAGTTTAACATCCTTTATGCAACAGGATCAGGATTCCCAGGATCATCTCCAAAACCTTGCGGACTATTATTTTACCAGGCAGGCGTTGCGGTCTTGACTGCTTCTGTTTTTGACGCTACATTTGTTGAAAGTTGCGCTATGAACCCTGGTGGCGACACAGTTGAAAAGTTACTAGTAAGCGGTTCAATCAGCGGTTCTGCCGATGCGCTCCGACACAGGATACAAAATATTACGTTCAACAATACAACAGAACTTAATTCGACAATATATTTCTGCCGAGCTAACAATAGCGAGTTTAACTACAGCAGTAACCCAACTTACCTAAGCTCCAGTCAGATTAGAGTGAAAGATATTAGCACAGATAATCCTGTATCTTATGTCACGACTGTTGGTCTCTATAGTGAGGATAATGCTTTGTTGGCGACTGCCAAGCTAAGCGAGCCGATTAAAAAGACACCATCAGAAGAATACACTCTTAGGGTAAGGCTAGACTACTAGCAAGGGGGTAAATATGCCTTACCTCTACCCTTTTGGTCCTAACGATATATTACAAAACAGGATGGTAACTCGTCCGAAGTTTGACTTCGTGATGTATAGTGGTTCTGCTTATTTGAACAATGATGCTGATGTCTTAGGACAAAACATAACAACGGGAACAGTTAACTTATTTGAATATAATGTTGATCGTGATGGTACATCACAGCAGCTAATATATCCCTTTGTTAGTAGAAATAGCGAGTATGTGTTTAGAGCAGAAAAATTATCTAACACAGAATATCGCAATCTAGATAGATCTATTCAAATAATTACTGGCTCTTATCCGCTGACTTCTTCCATAACACGAAAGTATTTTAGCGCTACTACCTACCCATTCCCTGATGGATCAGATGCAGATAAAGACGCATACGTTGTGGCTCGAAAAGAGTTGATAGCGTTGCAGAATACATTGAATTACTACCGCTTTTCAAGTGATAAATTTGCCTATACTGGAAGTTATGTCTCGGGCACTGTAAATATGTTACAAATTCCTTCAATAATGTTTGGAGAACAAATCAAAAAAGGATCCGTTAGTTTAAAATTTTATTATACTGGATCTTTGATGGATGAAGCAGTTGACTCCCGTCAGAATGGAGAACTGATATCTACTATGGGCGATACTAGCGGATCTACGGTAGGGGTTGTCTTGTACAATGAAGGGTTTGTCCTACTGACTTCTTCGTTAGACATCACAATCAATCAAGACAATTATCTAGGTGCAGGAAGTCTTCAGAATGCTAAGTGGCTGTACTTTGGAGCATATAGTCCAGAGTCTACAGGTACAGCAACATATTCTTCTGCTAGTTTGTTTTCGGTTAGTTTTCAAGGCACGCAAAAAATACCAACCATGACAATGTTTGCTACTGCACAACCAGGGGAACTAAACAATTCACAAAACCCAACTTGGATATCTTCATCTGCGTCTGACTGGAGAGATCGAACATCGGTGGCGGAAACTGGCTATATTGAACCAAAAGACACAGCAATTAAAAATACAATACACAGCCAGTATTGTAATTACGAAGATGAATTCCAGAAGCAAACATTTATTACCGAAATTGGAATTTTTGATAAAGACAAAAACCTTATCGGTGTGGCCAAGCTAGCGAACCCTGTAGAGAAAAAAGAAGTAGACAACTATACATTTAAAATAAAACTAGATATGTGATATGCTTAGGGCATGATACTAGGCTTAGATATTTCAACAACAATCGTTGGCGCTGCTCTCTTAGACAATGATGGAAACCTGATACTTAGCGAACACTGGGACATCTCTAAGGCAGAGTCCTTGTTTGAGAAGGGGGAGATTGTTGGAGCAGAATTATACTCCATCAGATCAAAATACGATATAGAAGAGGTGTTCGTTGAGACAGCTTTGAAGAAATTTTTACCAGGCAAGTCTCGGGCGGACACCATAATAAAATTAGCAAAGTTTAACGGCATTGTGTCGTGGTTATGTTTTGAGTGTTATGAGAAACAGCCAACTTATATTAATGTTAATACAGCCAGAAGCCTTTACGGCTTGTCTTTCCCTCGTGGCACAAAAGGACCCCAGCGAAAGAAGATGGTAATAGAGGCCGTGAAAGAGAAAGAAAAAACATCCTTTAGAATAGAAATGGCACGGGGCGGAAAGAATTATAAAAAAGGAACCGATGACCGAGCCGACGCTGTTGTTATTGTTAGAGCGGGCGAGTTTTTGCTTAGAAACAAAAACAATGAAGGATATTTGACAGAGAAAATAGCATTATTAAATTGACAAACTATTTACTTTATGCTTTTAACTCAAGACATAATCCGCAGACTAATCAAGGAACAGATACAAGACTCTTTGAATCTTAAAGAAGAGGTTTCCCTTAGTGGGAAGGATTTAGAAGAAAAGATAAATAGCATCGTCAGTTCTTTGGGTAATATCAGACAATCTCAGCAGGTTCAAATTCTTCAGAAGGTAGAAGCCAAGATTAAAGAAGCCCCCGCTAATCGTAAAGACATAGACGAAGCGTGCGGTGACATGCAATCAATTGATATGGGTGTTGATCATCACGATGATGACCACGAGGGCAGTATGGCAAAGCGGCAAATGTTTAAGACGGCAGAGTATGCTGCCGAAATTTTTGACAACATCCACGATGATGATGAGTTCCCAGCGTGGATCCAAAGCAAAATGACGAAGATAGCAGATTACATTGGTGTGGTCAAGCACTACCTTGAGTATGACCACGTTATGGGCGAAGCGAAACTTACTAAGAAACAAATTAAAGGTCGTGATGATGATGCTAAAGAAATAATGAAAAGCACCATTAAGCAATATGGAAAAGAGGAAGGCACAGACGCTGCCTACGCTATTGCTACTAATATACAGAAAGAAAAAGCAAAAAAGAAAAAGTGAAAATCACAGTTGAAAAAATCAGGGAACTGATTAAAGAAGAAACACAGAGAGTTCTTAACGAACAAGGTGTTTATACAACAACTGGAAAGAGTTTTACTCGCCCGAACTACAGTGCTTCCAAAGAATTTAAGATAAAGTATCCAAACGTTGCTTATGATATACCAAACGTTGGGATAGAAAAGCTTAAAAAAGCATATTTAAGCCATTATGTCAATATGGGTGTTCTGGAAAAAATGTTAGCGATGGCCAAAAAAACAGAGAAACCAGAGGTAATTAAAAGATATCAAGATCTTTATGATGAGGCAGAGATGCACCTTAAAGAATTGCAGGCTCACCCTCGTTGGGATGACTTAAAAAAGTATTTTGAAGAAAATCCTAAGGAAATGCAAGCCGAAGAAAGCCTAAGAAAGACTTATTACAACCAGACGGGATCGTACAGCCTGTGGAAAAAAATGAGCAAGCCTGGAGGATACTACAAGGGGATGTATACAGATATTATTGATATGTCCAAAGTAAGGTCAGCAGGGAATGCCATTGATGCCGCTGTGCGGAAGTCCAGGCGTGAAGATGGCAAATATTTTAGTTGATATAAAAAATTACTTGACCCACTAAAAACCTATGGTATTATAATGTTGAAGGGAGGTGCTCCTGTGAAGTACCAAGTCTTTAGCGATATGGATGGTGTCCTTGTCAACTTTGAGGGCGGCGTTCTAGAATATATGAACGAGAAGTTCCAAGAGATTGCAAACAATCAGGAAAAGTACAAAGCCCTGCGTGGCTCTGGTAGCCCTGATTACAAGCTCTACAAGCTTGCCCGAGCCGCAGCCAGAGAACTTGGCGGCTGGGACGTAGAAATTAACAAGTGGCACATTGCTCGCTCCGACATGGAGGGCAGCCTTGGACGCAACAAGCGGATCCGAGACTTGATGTATCGGATGGTTGAGAACAATGCTTCTCTCTGGGCAAACCTCGGCTGGGAGCGTGGCGGAAAAGAACTTTGGGATTACATTAAAGACATCCCAGGGTTGGAGATTTTGTCGGCTCCAATGGCTGAAGGGTCTAAACTTGGCAAGAAAATCTGGGTCCAAAGAGAATTAGGTCTGCCGATAGAAAAAGTTAACTTGTCTGACAGTAAAGAACCCTACGGAGTTTGGAACGGAAAACAAGGACTTCTGATTGACGACCGTGACAAATATGTCAACGAGTTCCGTGAGGGTGGCGGCATCGCTATTAAACATAATCCAGATGACGTGGATAATACGATTAGGCAACTCAAAGAACTGGGACTCTGATTGTTCAACGATCCTAACTCTGTAAAGAAAAAGAAAATCCTTGATGAAATCCTTGGCAGACCATACCGCCAAGGCAAGGAATACCTTTACGACTCACGATGTTGCGGGCACCACAAAAAGAAACTGTCAGTCAACTTTGACAAGAATGTTGCCAAGTGTTGGACATGCGACTGGCGTACCAAAAATTTACGACGCCTTGTCAGGCGATGGGGCGATATAAGTCATATCCATAGATGGAAGGATTTTGACGCCGATATTGAGCTAGGCGACCTAGGCAACCTGTTTGCCAAGGAAGAGGATATAAAACAGCGAATTGACCTTCCAAATGAGTTTCAAACACTAACTGGTCGTTCCCACCCTGCCTCGGCAAGAGTTCCCCTAAACTATTTACGCAAACGTGCCGTTGAACAGAAAGACGTCCTTTATTGGAAGATTGGCTACTGCGCTTCTGGGGAATACAAAAATAGAATTATTCTCCCATCATTTGACGAAGACGGCTACTGTAACTTTTTCACGTCTCGTACATATGACCCCAACGTTTGGCCTCCGTATTTGAACGGACCAGGGAACAAAGACATTATCTTCAATGAACTACTGATTGACTGGGAACGAGAGGTCACTCTGGTTGAGGGTGTCTTTGATGCGATCGTTGCTGGCGAGAATAGTATTCCGCTATTGGGATCGACCCTGCGAGAGGACAGCCGACTTTTCAGGAAGATTGTAAAAAACGATACACCAGTATTGCTGGGTCTGGATGCTGACGCCCACAAAAAAGCCATGAAACTTGTGAAGGCTTTGCTGGCGTATGACGTAGAAGTTAGACTTATGGATACGTCGGGCTACAAAGACATTGGAGAGATGCCGCAAGAAGTTTTTGACCAGCGAAAAGAAGATGCGCCTTTTATTGATTCTGATGCCTATTTAATGAGGATTGCTTTATTGGCATGAGGGCTCAGAATGAAAATAACAATTTCTCAACTTCGGGGTATGGTAGAAGAAGCCTTACTTGATGAGAAGAAAAAAAAGCGAAAGAAAAAAAAGAAGAAGAAAGGCGGCAAAAAAGACGCCTGCTATCATAAGGTAAAAGCTCGTTATGATGTTTGGCCTTCTGCTTACGCTTCTGGTGCCCTCGTAAAATGCCGAAAGGTCGGCGCTGCCAATTGGGGCAACAAAAGTAAAAAAGAAGGAATCGAGCAAGATCCTCTTCGTGATATGATTCGTGAGACCATATCAGAATTGACTGAAAAAAAAAGTAATCCTCGCATCCCAAGAAAAAAGGGACAAAAGAAAAAGTCAAAAAAGCACAGCGACCTCTACACCGATGAGGATCCAAAAGGCACAATCCACGGACTGAAGTTTGCCACCGAAGCAGACGCAAAGAAAAGTGTGTCCAAAATCCGCAACTCCAGCCGCTCGCACGCTCATAAGGTTCAAGCCGCTGTTGCCATGGAGCAACGAGCAAAAGCAGCGGGTAAAGCCTCCGCTGCCGCAGTTTACAGAAAATATATTAACTCCGTAAAAAAAGATGAGAACCTTGAAGAAGAACCTATTGAGGAAAAGAAAAGAAAACTGACCAAGAAGCCCTCGTCAGAAACGAGCTTACGAGACTGGTTCAAACGCAAAGGAGCTAAAGGTAGCAAGAGTGGTTGGGTAGATTGTAATACCTGTCGCAAAGATAAAAAGACAGGCAGAAAAAAATGCAGTGCTTGTGGTCGCTCTAGCGGCGAAAAACGAGCAAAGTATCCGAAGTGCCGACCCACACCAGCGGCGTGTAGTAAGCGAGGCAACTATGGCAAAAAATCAAAGGCAGGTAAAAAAGGATGAAAAAATTACTAACAGAATGGCGAAAGTTTCTAAAGGAAGTTGATTATGAGGCAAGCGAACTCGCAATACAGATTCGACAAGAGAACCAAAAGTTGCGAGATAGAATTGAAGCCGCAATGAAAAGAGAAGGTGTTGACTGGATTTTAGAAGATATACCAGAGTGGTCTTTGATTGCTACCCCTACTTCAGAAGATGGGAGACAGCAGATGATTGACGATATGGATGAAATTCTAGCAACCTACGGAAGTCCATCTGTCAAAGAACTTCTTATGACAAATGAGAGTGTAGAAAAAGAGATCTCAAAAACGCTGTCCGACGAGGGCGGCGCTTCTGGCTTAGATCCATTACACAAGGCTGCTAAAAAGGTAGAAAAAAACATTTCCAAAAAAGAAGTAGAAGACATTATCAAGAAAATGGATAATGTTACTAAACATCGTGATGGTGATTATATCAAAGAAGAGTATTACCACATCAGTGATGCTACCTATGATGATGGCACACTTGTTGAAGATGTAGAATTCTGGGACGACGTAGTTGTTGAAGCAGAATACCGTGGACGCAAAGTCAAGCTTAACAAGCCAACTCGTGGAGATGTAAAAAAATTTAAGGTCTATGTCAAAGACCCAAAAACTGGAAACGTCAAGAAGGTAAACTTTGGCGACAAGAATATGAGAATTAAAAAGTCCAACCCAAAGCGTCGCAAGTCTTTCAGGGCTCGACATAACTGTGATAACCCAGGACCAAAAACAAAGGCTCGCTATTGGTCTTGTAGGAAGTGGTAATGAAAAAGCTGATGACCGAATGGAGAAAATTTCTCCAAGAAGAGATGAAGGTTGTCATCAGTGCGGCAAAAGAATTTGTTTGCCCGCCAGCAACCCAAGACCTAAAACTCAACACAAAGAACCGTGATGCCTCCATCAAGGCAGAACACATTCAGTACGGACCTCTCAACGTTGACGAGCCAGGTGATTACTGGAAAGACATAGCCGAGTACTGGAACACGACCGAGGCAGCCGCCAAAAAGTCCAACTGCGGAAATTGTACTGCTTTTGATATTTCTCCACGAATGGACGCTTGTATGCCAGGCGTGACCTCTGATAACGATGGCAGACTTGGTTACTGCTGGATGCATCATTTCAAGTGTCACTCGGCTCGCTCTTGCCGCACTTGGGCAAAAGGCGGACCAATCAAAGAAGACAGCGTATCTTACGAGTGGCAGGAAAGAAACGACTTTGGGACAACCTAATGAAAAAGTTGATGACCGAGTGGCGGAAGTACATAAAAGAAGAGAAGATGGCAGACCTTGATGCCGAGCAAGCATATAGCACAAAAGTAAAAGGTGTCAACGTAATTATTAATCTAAAAGACACAGACCTTCAAGCAACCAAGCACAGCAAGGAACGACAGTTTCGCCACGACGAAAAGATTTCCAACCGAGCAATCATCCAAGCGGTTGAGTTAGCCATCGGAAAAATCATTCAGGACTATGCCAACGGCGAACTTGGCAACGACGAGCCTTTCCATATTCGCATGGTCGGCAGAGGAAAGGTCCCAGCCCTCAACGTCATCGCAGTTTTAGATATGCGAAAAGGACCAGACACAATAAAAGTAATTACAGTAATGCGTAAAGACGATTTTAAGACTGACAGTTTTGCTGGCGGACAACAAAAAACTTACACGGTACAATCACGATGAAGTTGATTATGGAAAACTGGCGAGGCTTTCTCCAAGAGGGAAGATACGAAGCGGCCACAACAGAACTGACCCGCAAGGTAATACCTTATGTCAAATATATTATTGACGAGATACTGCCTGGGCTCATTGAAAATCCGCCACGCAAGGACTTGACAGTCGTAACACCCAAAAGATATGAAAGGGGTAAAGGACTCCCAAAAGAACTTGAAGAAAAGATGTATTCTGTTTCGTTCAAATTTTATATTGATAAAAAACTAGCAGAAGAAACAGGGGACAAATTCCAAATCGGCGGGGCTTTTATGGGAGACCCAGAAATCCCAAGCGATAGTTATATGGTAGTCAATAGTTATTTGGATACTGGCTTCAGCGAACAAGATCTTAACGCTTATCTTGGCGAACTCAAAGCAGTCACTATCCACGAGATTCAACACGGCGGCCAAACCGATGATGTGTTGAAAACCTCTGACCCCCGAACTTACAACCCTATGGGCGGAATCAACTGGAACTATAACAACCTTGATGGTATTCGTGGATATTATGCTTCGGAATCTGAAACAGATTCTTACACCAAAGAAGTTTATAAAAGAGCAAAGTATTATAAAATACCTTACACAGAAGCGTTAGATATGCGTATCAAACAATTCTTTGATATGTTTAAGCGCCGCCGAGACAAGATGAACGCCGAAGACAAGAGGGAAACTCCTGGCGAGTTTAGGGTCCAGTACACAGAAGAAGAACTCAAAGACTTCTTTTACAACGAACTGCGTGATAAATATATTGCGTTTGCTAAAACAAAATATCCAGAGGCTGTGGGAATATAACAAATACTCCTTTCGCAAACTATTTACTTTATGAGTAGGGAAAGGGATTTCTACAGAAAAATGCAAGAAGACGCTCGTAATTCTATGTACGAGCCAGAGATTATTGATGTCTCCCCACCCGCCAAGAAAGTAAAAACCAACTACCTTTCAGCAGTCGTTTGGACTTCGGTTGTCGCAACTGTGGTCTGTACGATTTTTATGGGTCTCCTTTTATATGTTGTGAATGAGAGCCAGATTGAAGAGCGACTTGAAACGGCTGCGAGCCACGCTCTTTACAATTTGGAAAGCGTCATCAAGCAGCAGAACATAGAGATACAGCAATTGAAGGCAGAAAATAAAAAGATATATAATCACATAAAGTTTTGGACTCCGATAGAACACAGGTTTCCACCAGGCGTAAAAGAAACCTGGGAGATACCGTTCTACGGAACACCAAAATATGAACGCCGCTCTTTCCAATTATCACAGGAACCAGAACTATGCTTACCTTTCTTGGAATAATCGTTTTAGTAATCTTTATCCACGAACTGGGACATTATGTTGCAGCCCGTGCTATGGGTGTCGCTGTTGATAGTTTTTCAATAGGGTTCGGCAAAGTCCTTCTTAAAAAGAAGCTGTGGGGAACTGAATGGCGACTATCGCTTCTACCACTCGGGGGATATATCAAACCTCGGGGAGAAGACGATTATTATAATGTAAAACAAGATCCGCAATCGTTTTGGTCAGCAGGACCGTGGAAGCGTGCCTTTATTGCGGTAATGGGACCAGTATTTAATTTATTGTTACCCTGGCCATTATATTTTTTACTCCTGGTAGGACAGCCGTACCCTGATGTTGTGGTTCCCGAAGGGGCACAGGCTCACCGTATTGGTGTAGTAGAGGCGGCAGGCTATGCTCACAAGGTGTCGCTAAAAATGTATAGCAGTATTTGGGAAGCCGTGACAATGCCCCGCCAAGAGCCAATGAGTGTCAAAGAAATAGGAGGACCTGTCGCTGTTTATGAGTTTACCGAGTCCGCAAGAAAGCGGAGCGTAGAAACAGGAGACTGGGGATTTCTCATCGACTGGATTGCCTTTTTCTCCATCAATCTCGGTGTAATCAATCTATTGCCAATCCCAGTGCTTGATGGTGGGCATATTGTAATGTCTACGGTGGAGGGGGTAAGACGTAAAAATTTGGAAGCAAAGACAAGGAACGTACTAAATATAGTTGGTGCGGTTCTAGTGCTTGGGCTGATGGTTGTTGCAATAACTTCTGACGTGCTACGCCTTACTGGCATCTAGGAACTATTTAGATAAACCCGTGGGGGAATAAATAATGAAAAACGAAAATAAATGCGAGTGTTGTTGTTGCTGTTCTTGTTGTTGTAGTTGCGAGTGTGGTAAAGACGGCTGCTGCGGCTAAAAAGGAAACATTATGAAAATTACTAAATCTGAACTTCAACAAATTATCAAAGAAGCCACCCAAGGTGAAGTGGAGTTTGCCAAGCTAGAAAAAGCCCGTGAAAACTTCGTGCAAAACCGAGGCGACGACCGAGCCATCGACGACCTTCTGGTAATGGTGGAGAAACTTGTAGAACCTCTTATGGCTGAGATGGGACTTTACTTCGATGTCCAGCCGCTTATTATTAGTGGAGAAATTGTCTTCACCAACGACCACAATATGGAAGTCAGGATTGACCCCCGTGGAGCGATGGGAAAATATGACGTCAAGGTTAACCCGCTCCACGCCGCCCACGATAGTTTTGATCGAGTTGAAATAAGCCTTGACAGTATGAAAGGCGTAGTGCAATATATCAAGGATGAGTTCAGAGAAGAACTACAACGAGGCGGAACATATAAACAGCCACCAATGGGTATGGTCGGCGAACCAGAAGGTCAAATGGAATTGCCCTTACCCAGGGAGAATAAAATGAGAGTCACAAAATCAGAACTACAACAAATCATCAAAGAAGAGATGGAAGCAGAACTTAGCGAAGATAAGTATGCCACCGAAGACGACCGCCCTTTGGGAACAGGTCGCTCCTTGATGAGTGCTGAAGACGCAAAAAAGGCGTCAAGAATGGCTGACACGCTATATAGGACGCTTGGACCAGACAGTAGCGTTGACTCAATGGTCAGAATTTTGGTTCGGCAACTCTCTGACCTTTTGAAAAAGGGTGTGACTGGTGGTCGTTCCGACGGACCCGTCGGCAAAGGTCCTGCTTCTGCGGCAGATATGGAAAGATACGAAAGTGATTACCGTGACCCACCCAGAGAGCCACTCAAAATGGGTACTGGTCGCCGAGGACCAACCAAGGCAGAACTTGATATGATGAAGGACTATGACATCTAAAATGAAAATCACCAAGTCTGAACTACAAAAGATAATCAAGGAAGAGATGGAAGAGGTGGCGGAAGGTCTATTGACCGAAACATCTGTTTCTCGGCTACAAACTATGCTTTATAGAATTGAAGATGATTTCGTGCCCTACCTTCAAAATACTCGGAGCGGAAAAGAATTTGAGATAGCCAGAGCCACTATGCAGCTTCGCAAACTCTTAAAAGAAGGAATACAAGAACTTTCCGGAGACAATTATGAAGATTACTAAAACGGAACTAAAAAAAATAATCAAAGAAGAACTCCTCAAAGAGTTTGGCTCGGAAGAGTACGGACTTCAAACCAAAGAGTTTGAACCTATCCCAGAATTAGAATTTGAAATTGGCGATGAGGTTGATGTGCTTGGGGGTGTGTTAGCTGGTGCCGTTGGTGAAATAGAGGGAATGGGTAAAGTAGATGGTCGCCCCACTGTTGTTTTACGCTTGTTGTCTGACGCTGGTGATACAGACTATAAGAGCGGCGCTCAAGTTCTTGTACGTCCTGACTTCCTTGAAAAGCGAACTGACCTTTTTGCCCAGCGTATGGGACGCAAAGCAGAAAACCCACGCCGAGGACCAATGAAGTACTATGGAGTCAAAGACGTATGAAAATCACCAAATCACAATTGATAGAAATTATCAAAGAAGAAATAAATGAGTTAGAAGATCCTCGCAGCCCAAACAAACCGTCATACGAGTACGAAGGGCACGCTGATGATTTCAGAAGACAAGTTATGAACTTGGTTCTTCGACTTGGACCTCTTACATTAGAACCAACACTGGCCGCCGCCGTAGAAGTAGAGATTAGAGACGTTCTCAATACTCTCGGCATTGGCACTGACCCACGGTCAAAGTACGAATAATGAAAATCACCATGAATCAACTTCGTGAAATGATACGGCAACAACTTGAAGAGCGTTGCCAAAAGGGCTATAAAACCCACGAAACTCGCAAAACAAAAAAAATGTTTGGTAGAACATACAGAAACTGCGTCAAGGCAGACTAAACTAAACACCCTAAAAAACATCTGATACAATAAGACACACTGACAGAAGGAGTGCGCCTATGGTGCGGATAGCACATTTCGGGGATACCCACATCAAAAATCTGAAATATCACTATGAATACCGTAAAGCATTTGAGGAAATCTACAAGACCCTGCGAGAGCAGAACGTAGACTATATCGTCCACACGGGCGACTTGGCTCACACAAAAACACAACTCTCCCCAGAGTATTTTGAACTAGCCACAGACTTCTTGAAGAACTTGGCTGACATTGCCGAGACCCACATCATCCTCGGCAATCACGATGGCAACCTACGGAACGCTAGTCGTCAAGATGCCATCACTCCGATCGTGGAAGCACTCAACCACCCAAGTCTAATCCTACACAAGTATTCAGGCGAGGTTCAACTGGAAGATGACTTGACCCTAAACGTTTTGTCAATCTTTGACGAGACTAACTGGCAAGACCCAACTGACCCTAAAGCAATTAACATCGCTCTTTATCACGGAGCAATTAACAATAGTCAGACAGACCTCGGTTGGGTGATGGATCACGGTGATCACGACATCTCTGTGTTTGACAAGTTTGACTACGCCATGCTGGGTGACATCCACAAAACCAATCAGGTTCTCAACGAGAGCGGGACTATCCGCTATTGTGGTTCTACTATCCAGCAAAACCACGGCGAGACAAACGACAAAGGCTTTTTGATTTGGGACATCCGTAGTAAGACTGACTACGATGTGAGACACCACCTCATCACAAATGTCAAGCCGTTTATGACAATTGAAATGACAGAGAAGGGAAACCTCCCACGCAAGTTAGATATACCAGAAGGTGCCCGACTGCGTGTGGTGACTCACCATAAAGTATCACTAGACAAAATCCGCCGTGTGATGGATATTGTGAAGAGCAAGTATAAACCTGAAAGTCTAT